GTACTCTTTATGACCGTGGTTATCGTATTCGATACGCCAACAAATTCAACAAGTCTAGCGATATACAGATAGTAATGCCGTGGATGAACAACCACCCATTAATAACTATACATCCAGACAATACTAAAACATTATATTCACCAAGTACAGTCACAACACATTGGGGTGGTTCATGGACCCCATTACGTGCGTATAGTGTTCGATTTACCATCTATAAATATACAGGCATTGAGGTTGTGCAACGCAACTATGCTTTTAAATTGTATGAACAAGATGCAAAGATAACTCCACCAAAAATACAAGGCTGTCGTAATTGTAGTCAAACTGGTTTTGTAGATGGTTGGTGTAATTCACTTGCTTGTTGGGATGTAGATAGTAAAACAAATAGTTGTCCTGCACATATGGAACTTAAACTATCAGAGGCAGAGATAGACCGTGGCAGACATATCCTGCCATGTGAACATGGAAGCCTTACAAGTCACGAAGTAAAGCGTGGTCAACAATGTTATTACTGTAATGGTACTAAAAAACGTGACTACGGAAGTAAACGAGTTTCTCTATCTTGGGATGGTTCGCCTATCAAGGTAGAGAATGGCAACATAGTAAGAAAACCACTAACCGATCTAGAAAGGATAGTAGCCGCTTATGCTGGACCTACATCTTAAGTACGATCCAAACATCTCAGTAGCATCACACACAACTGCAGGAACAACCGAACCTGTAGTAGCTGCTGATTTACTCAAAGGTGGACACATCCCGGAGAACTTAGTATTAATCTCCGAGATATCTACCAACTTCAGAGATGCAGTCATTAACAGACTAGTAACAACTAGTGACGGTGACGATGCAGAACGAGTAGTACAACTACTCTCTGCAGCAATCTCTTCTACTCCTGATGAAATGGTTAGCACCATTAAAACATACAGCGAGTACCTTGCCCCGCTCTCATTTGCATGGGGCGAAACTGTTCTGGCTACACGTACAGTATTACGTAATAAGCCAGGCAACTCCGGGAACTTCTTAGCAACCATTGCTGATGCATTGAATAAGAAGATGAACAGTGAAATGTTCAAGTCCCTCATCATGAACAGCACAGCCAGTGCTGAGCAGGTAGTAGAGCTTGAAAAAGCTCAAGGCAAATACTAGCCCAACACAAACAAACCACACCCGAGAAAGGGTAACCAATGTCCCAAGAGGATAAATTGGAAGTTGACGAATTACCGTCAAAAGAAGAAATACTACATGATATCAACGCATGTGGTAACTGTGGTATGAGAATCCAAGCACACCAAAAGTACTTGGAGATCTTCAACACCCGTCGTAAAAACTACGAGCATTACCACGAGTCATATCTTGGTTGCTACGAGTCTACAAGGGAAACCGGTCGAAGAGCAATCGTAGACCGTTGGCAAAAAAATATCAATTGGGATCAATATGATCTTGATGGTTCAGTTCGTATCTCAACCGGGTGGCAACTATAGGCTAACGACTAGAGGCGGGAGTTCTTTTGAACGAAAACCTCATTCCGTTAGTTAGTTAAACACCCAATGTTTGGTTGGCCAAGCCCACCTCAAGCATACTTGATAAATTCAAGACCCGAATAATTTACATGGCTCACGCAGTTAGTAGTACAAAGTAACTAGTTGTATGCGAGATGAGAAGACAAGGTGCGATGCAATCCAGTCCCTGTACGCAACGGGGGTAGGCCAACCAAACACTAAGAGGAAGGCAAACCTATGTGTCACGAATGTGACGACGAAGGGATCGAACCTCAAGAGTTTACTCTTGACATGATTCCAGAAGAAGAGCGAGAAGAGTTCTTGGACTATGCAATTGATAAGTTCAAGAAAGTCATGGACAAAGCAAGTAAACATGACATATTGTTTGAGCTAATAACAGAATGGCCTGCACAAAAGCAAGCCATGTTCACTTTCGCCACCATAATGGAAGACAGACTTCTAGGTGACGATTAAACCAAACAAGAGAAAGGTAACAAATGGACATAGCAATGTTCACTGAGTCATACAGTGAGGATCTTGATGGCAAGCGTCGTCAAGTTCTTCTTGTTCCACACGATAATAATATGCGTGTGTACTCTCGGTTAACGGATGGAACAAAGGGCCCCCACAATAAGTGGGAGGAAACTACTCTAACCGAACTGACAACTGAGATCTTTGACGAAGAGATATTGACACGCAGCCCTGTTGGTGTATATGTTACACCCGCAGATGAACGTGCAATTACTTCCAAGGGATACTCACCAGTGTTGGGCACCAAGGCATGCGACAAGCATTCCAAGGCTGACCTACCAGAAGATAAAACACCGGCAGTAGAAGTCATTTGTGGCCTCTACGAAAAAGTAAGTATAGGAGATGACTCATTGGAAACATACGTAACAGATAACCGTGCTTCAACTAGCACGACAGTTCCATTGGTAGTTACTGTTCCAACACAAACAAACGAGGACGCTGCACCTGTTCAACAGTCCGCATCTCCATCGTTTGCTGTGTCATTAGCAACAGTTCCTCCAATTGAACTAGCTGAACGTTACATCCACCGTAAAGTCTATGGAGTTCAAGACTTCAAGACTTTTGATAAGGCTCGCAAGAACCATATCAATGTTCTTATCTACGGCCCAACAGGTCCAGGTAAGACTACAGCTGTTGAAGCGTGGGCCGCAGAACGTGGTCTTCGCATGGCAACAGTATCGGGTAACGCATCTATGGAATCTCGCCAATTATTCGGTGGCTTTATTCCTGACGGTGTTGGTGGCTATGGGTGGATTGATGGCCCAGTCACTGACGTAGTTCGCAACGGTGGTGTTCTATTGCTGGACGAGATGAACTTCATCAGTCCTAAAATCTACACCACTTTATATCCACTAACCGATGGTCGTCGTGCCATCACGCTATTGGACCACATGGGTGAAACAATTGTGGCTCACAAAGACTTAACAATCTTTGCAACCATGAACCCAGATTACATCGGCACCACACCGCTCAACTTTGCTATGCGTAACCGCTTTGACATTCAACTGTCATGGGATTACGATGACAACGTAGAGTCTCAACTGATTACATCTAAATCTTTGCTTCTTCTAGTAAAGCAATTGCGTGCTGAAGCAGCCAAGGGTCAGTATGAAACACCTATCTCAACTAACATGCTCATGGAAATCGAAGACTTCATCAAGGATGAAGATCTCGGCTATGTGTTTGCAGTTGAAAACTTCATTGCTCACTTCTCAGCAGACGAGCAAGCATCAGTGCGTTTGGTATTCCAGACACACGAATACAACATCAAGACTGACTTTGGTATCGAAATACCAGTTGAGTTAGAGAAGGAAGCAGATGTTGATATCGATACTCAGCTAGCACAGTGGGTATCAGCACAGTCCACCACAGTCTAAGGAGGTTATATGTTTCAAGAAGACCTAAATGAACAGTGGTATATGAAAGAGAAAGATGAGGAAACACAGCTACGTGCTGTAAGACTCAATGCTCTCTGTCGTGTGTACGAACAAGCTGACCGTGTTCTCTCTGGAGACCCGGTCATTATTAATGTAGTAGAGGATGGTCCAGCACCTGCGTGGTCTGACGGTCAATCTATTACCTTTAATGCTAGTGAGATTGAGGAGATGGATCTTGAGACACTAACTCAAGTCAATGGCCTGAACTATCACGAGCTTGCTCATCATTTGTACACACCTCGTAAAGGTACTACGTTCATCAAGTGGGTTATGGAGAATGACTATCTTGAGTCTGCAAACATGTTGGAAGACCAACGTATCGAGACTTTGTTAGTTGCTCGCTATCCATCCATTGCACCGTATCTAACAGCCACAGTTGCTAGGTGGTTGTCAAGCACACCCGAAGAGGCTATAGGTAACTATATGCTAGTGCGTGGTCGTAGATACTTACCAATTGAAATCAGACAAGCATTCAGAGATATGTTTGCTAAGCCTGAACTCGTGCCAGTCATTGCAGATATTGTAGATCAATATCGTGTGCTGGCATTCCCACGTGACTATGCCAAAGGTCAAGAGCTAATCAAACGTTGGAACGATGAGGTACTAGGAAAGCTAGACTTCCCTAAGATGCCTCAAGGTCCTAACGGATGTAGCTCACGTGATCCTGTAGGTAAAGGTCGTCCCGAACCTGGTAAGGCACAGGAGAGAGATGCACAACGTGCTACCGGTATGGGTAACGCTGAGTCTACAAGTATGCAGGCTAAGCCTAATCCAACTACCAACACAAACAAACCACCGCAACCACGCACAGCTGAAGAAGCTCTAGCAATTAGAGAGCAAGCACAGCAATCAGAACAAGGACAAGAACCTGGTGGATTACAACCTGGTACAGGTCATGTAGAAAGCGTAGGTGGAATACCTAACAACGTACAAGAACTGCTTGAGGATACCATCCAATCAGTGTTAGAACGTAAAGACGTTCAACAGGATGTTAAGACGAAGCAAAAAGTAATTGTAGGTGGCGATGGTAAGCACGATGATGTAGTCAAGAAAGGCAAGTTCGATATAACTACCGTACCTGCTGAATCTATGGTGCTTTATCGTAAGTTTGCACGTGAACTACAACGTTTGCGTGATGACTGTGAACCTGCGTGGCATCGTGAAGAAGCCAGCGGTAAACTCAATGTTCAACGTGCAATTAGAGGCTGTGAGATTGATCAAGCCTTTGATCGTTGGGATGAGGGTAACGATGGTGCTGATGTAGAAGCCGTAATCATGGTGGATAGGTCAGGATCTATGTCTGGGGGACGAAATGATATGCATGCATCAATTGCATGTTGGACTATCAAACGTGCTCTAGAACAAATCGGTGCACCGGTTACGGTGTACGCATTCGATGATAAGGCTGAGCTAGCTTATGGTCGTAATGAAATGGCAAGTAGAACACAATACAAGTTCATATATGGCAATGGTGGAACTAATCCATACTCCACATTGCTTGCTGCCGAACAGCTACTCATGTCTTCTCGTAAGAAAAACAAGATGCTGTTCATGATTACCGATGGTGCGTTTGATGAACATAAGAATGATGAAATCATTCAACGCATATCAAAGCGTGGCATCTTAACAGTCATGACTTTAATCATGAGTGATAGAGACATGGAATACTACGAAGATCGTGGTATGGAAGAGAAAACTTGGCGACATGGTACTGAAGTCTATGGCCGTATTAAAACAGCCAAAGACTTACTACCATTTGCTAAGTCTGTAGTAACCGGCGCCATCAAAAAACGTGGGCGCTAACCAACACAAACAAAGGAGAGCAAATGCACGTCATATTCGACAGTCTCACTGAGACTTTGATAGGTCCCTTCAATGATTACGAGAGCGCCCAGATGTGGCTCTTGTATGCATCAGATGAAATAGCAGATGGTGGGGCTAACCTCACTATCGAATCTATCTCTGAACCAGAAGAATGGGCACAAGATAACCAAATCACAATGTCGGCACTAGTATGAACGCCGATGTTGTAGATATTACAGCGTGGCGCAACAGAATCAAAGTACGTAAGCTTTTGTTAGACTATGAAGCTGATGACTTGATACCCATGATATTAGGTAATCATGGCCAAGAAGAAGAAGAAAGATAAAAGCACCGTAACTCCATACGGAACACATACGTTCAAAAAAACAAAAACAAGAGCTGGTGGTTCCTTTATGAGAGTAGGTGGCAGACGCAGAGTTCGTAGAGACAGATTAACAGCGGGTAAGTTCCCCGTAGTAACTACGCACATAAATAACAAGGAGGAGTAATGGTTAACACATTCCTACCATGGCCAGATGAACAGAAAACAGCTAAATCCTTAGACAATAAGAGACTAGGTAAGCAACGTGTTGAAGCATTGCAAATACTTAGGGCCAACTTAGGTCTAACTAAGGGATGGCGCAATCACCCAGCAGCAGTTATGTGGCGTGGGCATGAAGGTGCTCTTGCTCAATATATCTGTGCAATGTGTGACGAATGGGAAGCACGTGGGTATACAGACAATGTGCGTGCCCAAGTACTAGAGTTGTGGAAGACTAATAACTTCCCCGACTCTTCGTTTAATCCACCCTGGTGGTGGGGTAAGCGACAGTTTCATCGTTCCCACAAATCTAATCTAAAGCGCAAAGATCCTGATTACTACAGTTTCAATGTGCCAGACGATCTGCCATACCGATGGCCTACACCAGACGGTACCTTCCGTACAACAGTTAAAAAGGAGAAAAAGATATGATAGTGACACGCAAACAAGCCTGTGAATTAATCGCAGAGTCACTTAACAATGACATCGAGTTAACCGGTGAGAAACTGGAAGCAGTTATCTTAGCAGTTAACTCAGACCTACAAGTGCGTGACTGGCTTATGGGTCTACCTAACAGATGGTCGTTAGATGAGGGAATCAAGTTCATGCAGTACATGTGTGTACATTCTCCCACTGAAGATCTAGTGCCATTTGTAACGTTGCAAGCTCTTTACTACTATGAGCTAGGCGACACAGAAAAATCAACCAGTCTATTGAACTACGCACTACGCCTTGATAAAGAATACTCATTAGCACTGTTGTTGTTAAGAGTATTCAATGCAGGGTGGCCAGTTGAACAGTTCAAGGTAATGCGTAACGAACTCGATCCTAAGATCCTTGAGAATTGTTACGGACCAGAAGGGGCAACAACCATCAAAGAGAATGGAGAGCTACAGTATGTCAATGTATAAAGTAACAATACACGATCATATAATCTATGACTATATGATTGAAGCAGATAGCGTACAGGAAGCTATAGACAAAGCAGAGGACACCATCACCAATGATGAGTCTCACCTATGGCTAGAGGATGAGCAGGCTGGTTGGACAGAGATCGGATCCGTGTATAACGAAGACGGCGAAGAGATTTGACCCAACACAAACAATCCCGCTAGAATGGAATATGACGAGAGGGGATATATGGAGTACGACCTACGTGTAACGTTCAGAGTCAAGCTCAAGAAATGGAGAGTAGACGACCAAAGTGATCCAACCAACAGGGAGTGGAGCTTAAAAGTCTACGATAGGAATCTAGGTGAATGGATTCACATCAACCATCTTAATAGACCTGGTGAGGAAGCTTATCTAGAATCAGTACAAGAAATGTAAAGCCCCGGGGCGCAATCCCGGGGCCTTGAGGGTGTGAACTCTGTTCTTTAAGAGCTAACACCTGTAGCATACACCAAGAAGGAGAAATGAACACAATGCTGTTCTCACAACTTAATATAAAGACCAAAGAGATAAGGAAACTTGTCTCTGCCCTGGAAACAGCTGGCCTGACGGTCACGATAACTCCAGGTAAACACCATGTAAAAGTGGTTAACCCCGAGACAAAGAAAGTGGTCTTCTTTGGACCGCAATCCTTAGGGGATCGAAGAGCCGGTAAGAACATCCTGCGTGATCTAAAGCATGTAGGTTTCAACCAAGATATAAATCTATAAGGAGAAACAAATGGCTAAAATAACACGAACACTAAACGCAGCACTAACCAAGAACACATCAGTAGAAAAAGGCGGAGCATGGTTGTTAACTATCACCGAAGGTGTTAGCGGCGCTATCTCCGAAGGTCCGGGCGTACACTCTGCATGGGCAAATCCATCAGCAGCTAAACGTTATCTAAAAGCATACGTAATCAATAACACACCACGTAAGTCCATCAAGATGGTTGTTGGTGCAACCAATGACGCAGGAAAACCTACACACCTATCAGGTGAGTTAAGTTGGAAGGCAGATGCATAATGGATATGGAAACAGTAGAGCCGTTTAAAACGGTAAATGACATAGTAAAAGAAATAAAAGAAGCAGAACAACTATCACTACTAGAAACAAAACAGTGTAGCTGCGGTCATTGCAGTTGCGGGGGAGAGGTATAAATGCCAAAGTTCAGAGTAATGTTTAGTATGCAAAAAACTGGCACACTAATCTTTGATGCTGATACAGCAGAGGATGCCAAGGATATATATGAACAGCTTCTAGCTGGTGATACATATCCAGATGAGTTGGAGAGCCATGAAGATATAGAAGACTCTGACACTCAATACTTTGAGTTAACCGATAACTCAGGTCGTGTGTTAGCTAGTTAATTAGGACAAGCAAAAGGCCCCTCGCTCTTAATTGAGCGGGGGGCCTAATGTTTGTGTTGGCCGTTTTTAGGCCTCGTCAGCAGGCTCATCATCTGCGAGGTCTGCTTCTAGATCATCTAGATCCTCTTCATCAAGGTCTAGTTCATCAAAACCATCTTCAAAGTCTTCTTCGAAGTCTTCATCAAATAGGTCTGGGTTCAACTCGTCTGACATGTTTCTCCTTAGGCGTTGTTATCTCGTATTAGCTTCACTTCACAAGCGTCTGTGGTGCAATAGGCTTCACCTACGGCATCAAACGCCATACCCTCATACACCCCTGCCAAATCAATTGGAAACAGTGTCATTCGGGATTCTTCGTATTCCTCAGCAGTACTCTGTGTGTACGGCATTTGGGGATAAAGCGTATCATCCATGGCAAGGAATGACACAGTCTTTAATTGACCATCGTACATGTGTAGTACGGTGCCAATAGCTTCGGCTTCTTTCTTTGGATCAAAGGACACAGTTACAGATACAGAGTTATCTGACCAGTAACGTTGAGCAGTAGCAGCAAGTGCCATCTTCTCATAGATAGATACATCCTTTTCAGAACGCATTGCCTCTGATTTAATTGGGAAGTACACAACCGAGGTATTATCTGGGTCAGTACTTGATGGTTCGATGCGATAATTAGCCAACTTAAATAGTGGCAGCATAGGGTCATTGTTTGCAAATCTAATAGTTCGTAGGAAGTACTTGCCTCCTGGAGTCCAGTGTACTCCTGGTGATTCACCGGCAAGAATAGATACAGTTCCAGATGGCTTTACAGTTGTCATCTTGATCGACTCACGGATACCTAACCATTCAGAGTAACTCTTGTCATAGTTAGTTACTACCGCATAGCCTTCATCCATCCATGTGCGAAGAAGAGGGAGACCCTTTGTATCAGCAAAATTTGCGATACCGGAGATAGACGTACCAATGCGACGGTTGCGTTGCATGATAGCGTTGGTCTCCTCCCAGTGAGTTGGAATCAAAGTTACCGTTTTAGCATAGAGGTATGCAAATTTTAGGGTGCGTTTGAAATCATCTAGGTTGTCATGACGATTGATGTATGTTTCAACCAAAGTACAGCATTCCATTGACTCCAAGGACTGTTCAGCGCAAGGGTTGTACCCAGCCGCTCTCCAGTCTTTGTTATTCTCAGGGTCAGATAGACGACCGTACTTACGGGTTACATCCATCCAGATAACTCCAGGTTCACCGTTGCGGGCAATACCCTCAATGATGGGAGTTAGGTCCTGACCTACTGATACCTCAACAGAGTTGTTGGACATCCAGCCCCAACCAGGTGCGTCCGGATCATATGAGTTACGTTCTGGGAATGCTTCCGAATTCTTTAAGTTCAGAAAGTCTTTATCATCAATACGACCAATTAGTAGCTCAGCTGAGCGGCGAACGTTTCCGGAGACAACGCATACGCCAATCAAGTTTCCTAGATCTGCAATATCACGGCGAGTGAGTTTGTCACCTGCACGATTCCCAAAGATCTTAGTTATATGGCCGTGAAGTTTGATTAACGGTTCTGCTCCGGCTGCGGTTCCACCAAAGGTTTTAATCGGAGTGCCGGCTGGTCTAATTTGCGAGTAGTCGAATATAGGGCACTTCGTATCTGGTTTAAGGTAGCTATTGATGAGGGCGGCTGTTGATTCAACCCAGCCTTCTCGGGTGTCGGGGATGACATATTCTTCTCCTTCTTGACAAGGGTAAATAGTAAAATCTTTGTCTGCCCCCTTATCATCAAAGCCAACTCCAACTCCCAGCATAGATGCCTCCATTAGGAAGGCAAACGGTTTAGCCGGATCAATCTTAGTCATAGCATTTGTAGATACGAAAGAGCAGTTCTGCAACGCTGCAGAGTTCTTTTGAACATTAACTAGTGGGGTGCCCATCATCCAAAGACCGCGTCCTGGTGGAGTCCACTTCAGGTTGAATAGTCGGTCGAAGCCCTCTTTGGCTGAAGTTGCGGCTTTTATATCTGACCAAGGTAGCCTTTGACTTTTAGCATGGTCTTTTTGTAGTGAGTACATGCCATTGATAACACGCTCACATACATCTACCCAAGTCTCTTTGGTACCGTCCTCTTTAAGACGAGAGTATGTACGGAGGAAGGTAATCTCTCCTACTGAGTTACCGGCAGCATCTTGATATCCCCATGGAACCTTCTTTGAGCGGTAAGCACTGACGAATTCTTCTGCTAGTTTAAACGAAAACATTACATATCCTCTTTCTTATATATTCTCACTATGATCAGGTACTATCCCTCTAATTGGTCTTTGATTATTCTGCTGGCGTCTCCCTCAGATAAGCCGTTGTTGGGCAACTCTCTAAGAGTGTTGGCCCTGTCCCCGAATAGTGCGGACATGACTCCTCCGGAGCTTTGACGCTCCACAGTCATGCGAAGAACTTCTTTGTTCTCCTCTAATTTCTTAATTTCTCCTACGATCTTAAAGAGTCTATCAATCTCTTGACCCGTATTTGGGTCCGGGTATCCGCCGTTTAATTCCTCTGCAAATCTAGCAAAACCTACTCTAGCGGCCTGCATTTCGATAATTGCGTTCAATAATCCCTTTAGTTGGTCTTTAGTTTTAATCTCAACCGGGAGGCTGAAGGCACAAGAATTGTTAGGTTTGAATGCCGGACAGTTGCTTGCAACGAAGCACGTATTGCATTGACGGAAGGAAGTAGTGGTGCTATTTAAGACGGGAGCATCTCTAAGTATGTCCCGTCCATCAACATCTTTTTCAAAAACTGTCTTGGTTGTAACCCCAAAAACTGGTAGGGTTTGCATGTCTTCAGCCTTGCGGTTGGTCAAATCTTTCCGCACCTCAATACCTCTGTTATCAGGACTGACCCCACGTGTTTCCGCAGAACCTGCACTATCTAATGGGTCACTGTTATCAGATAACATTGGCTTCCTTTGCTTGTCTAGGGATTTCTCGAGCTGCAGATAACTCCAGATAGCAAGGCGAGTAACCTCGTTACTATCGTCATTCATAATCTTGTCAAAGTCTAAGCCAGCCTTCTCGATGACCGCTTTGTAACGGGGACGAGCCTGGTCTTTTTGTTTTTTCTGGTAGCGCACTAGTCTAGTGCCATCCCAGACAATTGTCTCGCCTCTCATCATTGGACTTAGCCAAGAAAGGGTAGCAGCTGTGCTGACAGGTACTTGCCTCAAATTATCTGGCTTAGCACATGCGATTCCGTGAAACTGCAGGTCTGGGAACTGGCTCAAAAGGGCCTTAGAACGGGCTGAGAGGCTAGTATCGTCCTCAATAGCCTCACCCAATATAGAAACGTTGGGATATTGTTCAGCAAGCGTGTACAGACCAGTATGGCCTGTTTGTGAGTGCCACACCATAGAGGCACGTTCTATGCCATAGTCTGCCCAAAAGGTACGACGCTGATGATTGATCCAATTAGATCCTAATACATCGGCATCTAACTCTGTGGCAAGGTGGATTCTATCCTCATTGAGAGTTACAAAGTCTTGATAGTCCGCGGCATATTCTTCCAGCTCTCGCTGTGTTAGATTCAGATCATTGATCTGATGGCCGCCTCCATCTACATAGATGAGTACATCTTCAGGAAACCTATCTTTAAATAGATAGTCCTTGGTCTTTGGAAGCCCACGTTTAACTAACCTAAAGTAGTTGACGCTTATGTGTTTTACTCCGGCGTTAGCCAGAAGAGTTCTGTGTGAGGGTACTTCTCCGCCCATGAAGACTATGTTCATTCGTAGCGCTTAATCTGGCTTCCAAGATGGGCTTCAAGCAGGGCATCCCGTTGGCGGTCGATCTCGATCTTAAGGTCTTCCCAAGGTTTTACCATGCGGGTAGTACGTATAAATTTAGGTTCAGCAAACATAAGGGTAGTTACGTTCTTAGATAAAGCATAGGCACAACGGTCAGCATCGGGATCTATGAACATTGCTACTTTGCCACGAGATAGCGCTAGGTCAAGATGGCGGGCCCGCAAATCCTGGCCCTCAAAGAAGTGCCGGCTATCATATACATCTGCATAACCAACAATCATATTACTACGAAGCCAGTGCTCTGTCAATTCTTCAGATAGATCAGAACATATTACGACACGGTACTGTTCAGCAAGGATACGATAAAGACGAATACCCTCTAGAATTGGGTCTCCACCTTCAGTCTTCATTACGCCTTCAATTGAGATTAGCGCTGTAGCCATTTAATCCTCCGGTGTGCTTTCTAGTATACAAATACAGTTACAATCGTCTTTTTCGCAAATTCCATAATCTAAAACGTGTTTACATTTTCTACAATTACCCACGCAATGTCCTACGGACTAGAGTCGCAGCATCTGGCAGCTCCACCCCGTATGTTTGCTTCTGAGCCTCTGTGTCTATTGCATCTTTATGTTCTTTGATAGATCTTAGAGCCTGAATTACACCGGAACGTTTACCTGCTTGCCATCGATAGTTGTTAAAGTCGGCATAGCCTGATCCTACCGTACTAAATGCAATGTTGCGATTGTGGTGAATATCGTCATAGAAAGCAACCGCTTGCTCTGCTGCAAGGCGTAGCTTACGTTCTGCGTTTACACGATATGCTGGGTTAGAAGTACTACGTACTTCGTTTAAAGCATCAGAGTATTTACGAAGCATGTCTTGAGTCATGTCTTCATCTCGCATAGTTTTTTGTTCCCAAGCACGGCTATATGGTGGTTGAGGATTTTTATCTGGATATACAGTCCAAGTATCAGCTGTTAGATCGTAAGCTGCGTATGGATTGATATCACGGATATTTGACTGTGGATTTACATAGTATGTAAGTTCATAGCCTTCCCAATTACGGGTGTTAGGCATTAACTCGTCATGAAATCCCTCATTAAATGTCTTAGAGATTTCCACATCAGAGTACCCGATGAACTCTGGATTACTCTGACGGAACTTGACGTAATCAATTCCAATCAAACAATCCAGGTCACCGGGATCTCTTGATGCTTCCCATTGAAACGAAACTCCGGATCCCGCAAGCCATGCATGTGTCCAAGTATGTGGCTCAGCATAGTGCTTAACCAAATGCTCAAAGAGCATAGTTAGAATTCCAGAGCGTACCCACTCATTGAGGTGGTCAGCTTGAAATAACTTCGGATCTAGGTCAGAAGAAGGCGCACTGAAGTAGGATGTAGCCCCAGGTGTAATGCTAGGTGCATCCCCATAATTGTTAAAATCCATGCGCTCATTCTCCCTCTTCTTAGTCGTTACGTCTCGGCTTGAGTGGAGCAGTTATGCGCTAGGTGTTGCTTCGTCTTCTGTTTTAGCCTTGCCAATTCCAGCCAAACGCAAAGTAACATACTCTGCTGCGGATTGTGCTTGTAAATCCATTAGGATTTCGGAGGCATAACGACGCACTTCTAGAAGTGTTGCGTCGCGGTCTACTGATAGAGCAAAGGCTTGCTTATTACGCTCAACGAATACGTTTCCGTTTTCATCTACTAGTACTGCAAACCCAAAGTTAATCTTTGGTGCATCTGGAGTAAGTACTGGTGCTTCTGTAGTTTTTTCTTTTGACATGTCATATCCTATTCGTATAGTCCGACTTTTTTACGGTTTTGTTCTACTACATAGGTCTTAGCAGGGCAGAAGTCGCAAAGGTAAACCTTTGTGCTAGCAGACTGTGCTGCGCTTTCCAAGCCTAATTCTTTACGGGCTTCAGCGGTGTTCTTAGGTATAAGGCGCTTACCTTCAATCTTCCAATCATAGCATCCTTCTACAGGACGTAAGTGAAGATTAAAACATTTCATGGCATCATCAAAGAATGTTGCCTTAGTAGTATAGTAGTCTGGGTCAATATCTGCAAGTCCGCCACCCACTTTGTTGCGTAGGTTTTCAATTACTTGCTTACGTACCTCAGGACGTGAGTATAGTTTTACACCGATACTAGATAAGAAACCGGTGTGCTTAATTCCAGCAGACTCGTGACGATCCACTAACACTTGAAGTGTTACGTCGTCATCAGGGTTACCTTGAAAGTCAGGTAATTCCTCAATAGTCTTGCAGTTATAGCAATACAACAGACGAATTTTAGGGCCTTCATCTTTAATCTCAGTATATGTGCCTTCATCGGCAGGATTATTACCCTGTCCAAGAATAGGAATACCCATAGTGCTCTCCTTAATCGGTCTCTTTTATTATTATATACGATTATTGGAGAGAATGCTAATTGTCGGGTTTCATTAACCCTTCAAATTCGTCAAAACTATTAGGGGTGCGAGTAGTTGGATTTCTACGTACTTCTTGGTCCGCAGCTTCAATCTCTTCATCTTGAGTCTTTGGTGCCCCACCAATTTTACGTTTTTTCAATAAAGCTACCGCGTCAAAAGAAGTTAAAGCTGGAAGATTACGTCCTCCACGTTCAATTGCATTATTTATGACCGGAGTTACATGATCTTCTGTTTGAATTTCAGCTTCTGGATCTGTAGCTTCTCGTGGATTACCTGGCCCACGAACAGGCATATGAATACCGGTACGAGCAAATATCTCAGCTGCGGCTTCACCGCGGGTGCGTTGACGAGTTACACGATCTTCACCACGGATTTCTTCACCAAATTCAGGGCGAACTATCATCATAGTGTCTTTATCGTATAGGTCTGTATTAGGTTCAATTTTGGCCCAATGCTGAGAGCAATAGTTCTTAGGTCCTTCTGCGTGCATTAATACACGACGAGATGCGTCTAGGCGGCATCCGCTTTTGCCACATTTAACAGGTTTATCTGCGTTTCTAACCTTGTGTTTTCTTTGTGTTTCAAATTCTGGTACAACAACTTCTCCAGCTACAACTTCTGTAGTCTGATGAATCTTTTGTTTACCGGCTAATGTGCTGTCATCTTCTAAGTTAGCATCTTCTCTAGCCATAATTATTTACCTTTGCGAACTTGTTCGGCATTCTTTCTAAGATCTTTGTTATCACGAATACCCATAGTACCGGTAGTATCGTCATCATCTTGGATCCCGCTAGCTTTTACTGCAGCTTCAATTTCAGCTGAGGATACAATGCCGGAACGACGCATATGTTGAGGACGAGCATTTTCTCTACGAGGTACATTATTCATCGTGTTTAGCCATCAACTCTCTATTAGCCTTGTCTTCTTTAAACTTACCCATTGAAACAATTCTAGCGTCTTTACTGCCATCTGCTATACCGTCATTCAAATGATCTGTTCTATCTTTAGCCATCAAAGAATCTAAATGGGCATCAAATCTTTCTGCAACCTCTGGTGGCATCTTTTCATCATGCTCACTAGGTTCATCAGGCGTTACTTGTTCTGGACCTAAAACAGCGTCTAACATGTTGTTTTTGAACACACGTAAGCGACGCATTCCCATTCCTGGTAATTGCGTTACATTATTTTCAGGCTTTAAACCCCTGTGTGCTGGGTGATTAGGACCTGGTGTGCCCATGTCGTCGTCCATAATTACTCCTTGTTAAATTGCGTCAATGCCTTTGCGACCAGGTTCTTGATTAGACCAATCAGCCCCACCAAAACCGCTTCCATAATGAAAACCTTTTGGAGATTTTTTTTCTGGTTCATTACTTGAATACAAATTCTTTGTATAAGGTTCGTACCCAGTATCACGCTTTGGGTTAGGCGTAGATGACTTAGGATCACTTGAAGGAGGCATTACACCAGTCTCACGTTTTGGTATAAAGCTAGACGCAGCGGCAGCACCATTACCTGCACGTGAAGCACTTACCTGTGTACGAGACCGTACAAAACTTAAAAGACCCATTTTAGTAGTTAGCGCCCATTTGATTATTAAATGTGTCGGCTACTGGCATTGGGGAGCGTGGCTTTGAAGATGCTGAATCACCAAGTGGGTTTACCTTTGCTGGTGCTTCTTGATCAATAAAGTCATAGTTCCAATATGGATGTAGTCCACGACGGTTAGCAAGAGTTAGATCCTCACCGCTACCTGCAGCTACTTCAGTGTTTGGGCGAACCTTACGGTACTTACCGTCTGTTGCGCCTTCTGTTAGTCCACCATTAAGTGAACGAGTTTCGTTAGTTGCCATTATATATGTCCTTTATTAGTGGTTTCTTTGTGTGGGGTTTTCTAAGGGTATCGGCAATATGTACGTTTTTTTCGTTTTGCATAAACGGCCGTGCAGGCGAATCTTCACCCAAACTTTTAGTACGATTTGATATAGACATCTCTGCCCCTAATATATTTACTTTAGACCAACCTGTAGCGTTACCTAAGGCTTTCATAGCAGCTTGATGTCCAGCAATACCTTGTTCCATTGCACGATCAGCTTTTACTTGCTTACGGGCACGAACAAATCTATCTAAAGCTTTCATTTTAATCGTCACCATAGCTTCGTAAACGATATTCATTTCCTGCCGGTGCTTTGCGCTCTTCATAATTTGAAGTTGTAGAGTTTACAGAGTCATAGTTCCCTAGTGGTTTAGGTTTCTTACGATCCATTAATTCTTTATTGCTTGGAGAACCAACTGTATGGGTTGGAGCATCCCAATCAGGTTGACCAGACTCTGTAGCACGAGAAGCGGTTACTTGCTTGCGTGGTCTTACGAACTTAGATAGTCCCATTACTTTTTCGCCTTCTTCTTTGGAGTTTTTTTCTTGGCTTCTTTAGCCTTGAGTTCTTCTCTAATCTTATCTTCAGGCGTTTTAGCCTTAAGCTTTTGAACCTTATAGTCCATAGGTTTACCCTGCGGAGTAAGAATCTTTTTAGCCATAGTTATATTGTCTCCTTTATTTTACTTTTTGTCAGGGTTATGGTACTTACGAACCCTTGGACGAATTACTTTTTTCCCTCTAGCATGACTGGTTTTCTGCCGTCTTTTGGTAGATGCCATTCTAGATCCAGGCTCTAGGCTTGAAGATACGCCACCAGTCCAGGTGCCTGTGGATCTACGTTCCCAGCTATCTACTGAAGTAAACTGTTTGCCTTTCATGAGTTCATGAACCCCTTTGCATGTTTTTCATACCTTGCATTTCTGCAGTTAGGGCAAAGTTCTCCCCCGGCATACATAACTTCAAGAGGTGTCATCATATGACCACACTTAGGGCAAATACGACTACCTTCATAGACAGTTTCAATGTTAATCTCATCCACAGTTGCATCCTCCAGAGGTATCTCTAAGACTGCTGCAACCTCTACATACACCTGAAGAGACCGCATTAATATGATGTTCGGTTATATTTCTAGTTCCTTTAAGACTTTTTATATATCCCAGTTTACCTGAATCCATCCAACGCCCAATAGTTTTAGGGTTTACGCTAAAAAGCGTAGCAACTTCAGATGGTTTATATATTTTTGTAAAAGATTCAGGATTTTCACTCATTACCACACACTCTCTGATACGTTTCGAGCTGTTCCAGAGTAGGAACCCTTTTCTTGGGTAAAGTCTACACGATTTGGTTGGAATTCATTATTTACATCCATAACATCTAGTATGCCTAGCTCACGTGTACGGTATCCGTAACGTGGTGGAAACATATTGACTTGTGGAAGTGGTGGCCTAACAATGTCTGGAATTAATTGGGCCGGCATAGTTACAGATTTAAGTGCACGGGCCATGAAAGCTTCTTGAGCGTTAGCAAAAGGACCCATGTAATCATAGCGAAGTAATGATGGTTCTGGATCTTCGCTTACAATCCCACGACCTTTACTATGGTCATATACACCATCTTGATTCATCATTAGCGGCCTCGTCGTGGTCTGTTAGGATCTAAAAAGTCTGTGGTGTCAGGAGCTGTACTTTCTACAGGCTTCATCTGACCAAACTTAATTGGGTTTGCTACATTTGATCCTAATCCGGTAATTCTACCTTGCAGGTCACCAGTAGCTGGATCATCTTCACTCTGGTATCGAACTCCATATACTAAACGAGTATGAATATCTTTGTTACCTGGGTGAGGTTGATTTTCTAGATTGCCTGGATTTAAACCTTGCTTGCGTTGTTCATCTAAACCGCGCAAAGCGTTTTGATGTCTTTCGTTCCAAAGTTTATATCTTGCTCCAAAAGCTAACTGTTCACCAGTTTTCTTTTCAGGAGGTAAATGTGCGCCTGATTTAATTGCAAAGTGATTAACAATATCTTTCATTGAAAAATATACACGAACAGATTGTGGTGCCGAACCACTCTTTTTGTCAACATAGTGAGGTACTTCTTGGTACGCAGCTTCTTTAAAATTAGGTTCATGTGATATACCTAGATGCGGAGCTACATCGTGTGTAGTTAAAAACGGAATACCTTCTCGGTCTAAAGGACGTGGTGTAGCACGGGTTGTTTCTGTATTTGGTTCAACAGGAGTTACAGGACCATAACCTCGTTCGCCTGGTCTAGGGTCTTGTGGTCTTTCTACAGGCTTAGAAGACTGTCCTTCAATAGCTGCCCATGGGGGCATAGGAACACCTCTGCGACGTGTCATTAATCGTTGCCCCCTAAACTATCATTATGCATTTTCATAGATTCTTTGAAATGTGAATCACGTCCAAGTTCAGTTTCTTGATCTTGAAGCATACCGGCGCTACACTCTGTGCATTCAGCACCATGACCCATATTATTAGAAAACTTACTTACTCCTGTAGGGGTAAGCTTAGTTAATCTTTTTCCAACAGCATGTGCTGCTTTCCAATTCCATTCAGAATCATGAGATCCTGTATCTTTTTCTTGATCGTAAAAATCTGACACTATACCCACCTTGGTTTTAAGTGAGCAAATAGTGCTCCGGTACGAGGATTAAATTCTGCAGGTACATTTGCTGATACATCAGCCTTGCCATCATTAACAAGATGAGGTGCTGGAGCTAAGGCTAGTTGAGGAGCGTTACGCACACCCATCATTACTAGTGTGCCTTCATTCTCTATAGGCTTATAGATCTTAGGATTTAAACGACGATCTGGTTCTAAATTCTCTGGCCACATGTATGATCCTGGATCAATACGTTCGCCTTTGTGAACACCTCGTTGGTATGCACGTTGGTTCTGTCGGTTTTTTAATGAGTCAAGAACTGTGTCGGACATTGCATAAGGCTTTCCCTTATCATCACGACGTGATCGAATAGTTCCAAGATAACCGTCTGGGTATTCTGCTTGAGGTGCACGACCTACACCCATACGTGCAAAGTCCATACCACTTCGTGGTACTACGGGCGTGCCTCCACCACCGGTGGTTGTATAAGCACCGATGTAACCGCTGGCTCCGAGATACTGCCAGTTATTATGGGATTGAGGCATGGTTACATAATACTACTAAAAGCAAAAGGCCGGGGTGTGTATCCCCGGCCGATTACATTTAATGCTTACTTAGAGGCACCAATTCCAATTGATGTGTCCTTTGGATTTAACGCCTTGGCTAGTGGGCCAACGAGACCGGCAATGAATGCATTAAGCAGGGTCTTTGGGTCTGTGATCCCGCTCATGTAAAGAGCGGCTACAGCTGCTGCTGAGGCACGAAGATACGAACCAAACGCGGCCTGTAATGTCTTGATATCCATGTTACTCCTTTAGTATAAACCCTTTTGGGGGCTTATAACTATTCTATAGGATAACTAAGGAGTTGTCTACTTGGCGGTATCGTCCAAGTGTTGCTCAAAACGTCCCTCGAGCTTAGCAACTTTTTCACCAATAATAATCTGTTCTCCGCGTAGTTCTTTAAGCATAGGAATAATTTCTAAGTTAATCTTATCGTGTATTGATGAGCCACCGTTAGGGCGCAATTCAGAAAGAAAACTTTTCATCCATGTACGCATAATCCAAGAGCCTATGACTCCTATAAATGCTGCTGTTGCTGTAAATCCTGCAAGTGTTGTTGCCCAGTCGGCAGCGGTCATGTCATCTCCGAGAGTAGAAGTAATAGTGGTAAGTATGCCGACAAAAATACACCACGTAATGTTAAACTATGTAAATTATTAACTATGTACATTCATAGAAAGGTCCATGAAATAAGAAAACTACGACTAATCGTAGAACTATTTCTTGCATCAATCCTCTATTTATATGTTACACAAGCCGTTGCATACGCAGAAGAACCAGTAACACCAGAACAGGTGGCAATTTCGCCTGCCTCAGATACCTCTACAGCTACCGTCAGCTTGCCAGCAGCTTTAGCATCGGCTATTGCCACGGTAGACACAGCCACAGCTACAGTAACTACTGCTGTAGCAGCTGCTGAAACTGCTGTAACTACAATTGTTAACACCCCAGCTAAAGTTGAAGTTGTACAAGCTAGCCCAGTAGTTGTTGCCGCGGTAGAGTCTGCAACAGCTGCAGTACAGGTTGCTAACACAGCTATCCAAGCAGCTGACTCAGCTACAGCAGTTGCAGCTACAGCAATTCAAGCTGTAGATTCTCAGACTGCAGTAGTTGCTACAGCAACTACGAACTTAGAGAGTTCTACTGCAACTCTATCTACAGCTACAGCCGCTGTAGACTCACAAACAGCTGTAGTGGCTACAGCTACAACTAATCTTACAAATGCTCAAAATACCTTGACCCAGCTTCAGAATACGCCATCAGATAGTAAGACCTACACAACTGCTGGTTATGTAGCACCTGTTGCTCCAGAAACTCCAACAGTAACTACAACAACTCTTCCAGCTATGTATGATGGCGCAACAAAAATTCAAACACCTTTTGATATTAAGATGGGCAACACTGTATACGAAGGTCAAGGATCAGCTAGCCAGATTTATGTAACCTCAAAGGCAACTATTACCTTTGGTACAGGCGACTTTAATTGGTGGGATTTTCCTAATGGACCAAGCATTTCTGTCTTTGGATCAGATTTTCAAAGCGCTGGACCTAACGCTGGTATAACAGTAAGCACAACTCAAACTACCCTTGCTGTGGATTGGGATCTCCATCGTTTTGGAGATCCTGGAAGCCCACTTACAAATGTCAACTGGACTATGACTGTCAACCCTACTTCAGGGGAATGGACTGGTGTAGCAACCGTTGCAGGCAATACTACCAACCTTTGGAATGGCCCACGTATTGGTGTTCGTGAAACTGCAGGAACTGCAGTAAAGCCTATGACAAACGTAACTAATACTGAACTAACATCTCAAATTGAAAGCCAGACAGCCGTAGTTGCTGATAAGACTGTGGTTAAAACAACAGCGGTTGCAACCCTCACCACTCTTACTGAAGCTAAAACTACAGCGCAAACGGCTGTAACTACTGATACTCAAATTAAGGCTGAAGCAGTCTCTCTATTAACACAGTTAACTGACACAGCTACCGCTACGGTAGCTACAGCTGTTGAGCTAGCTAATACTGCAGATACTAAGGCTAATGAAGCTAAAGCAGCTTTGGAATCAGCCGTAACAGTTATTACTCAAGTTGTAGCGGCTATAGTTCCACCAGTGGTCCCTGCGCCCACCCCGGCTCCAGAACCTCAACCTGCTCCTCAGCCTCAACCAGTGCCAGTCGAGCCAACACCTCAGCCCGTTCCTCCAACACCTGAGCCACAGCCTGCACCGGAACCAGCCCCTGAACCAACTCCGCAGCCAGACCCAACACCCGTACCTGTTGCTGAGCCAACTCCAGAACCTGTTCCTGAGCTTCCTGTAGAACCCGAACCACCTGTTGCAATCCCTGATCCTGAACCGACACCTATTGACCCACCCACAGAAGAGCCATTACCACCCACAGAAGACCCACAACCGCCGGTAGCGCCCGAAGAGCCAACCGTAACGCCCGAGGAGCCTCCTGTGGCACCTGAGCCACCTGTGGAACCAGAACCAGCACCAGAGACACCAGAGCCAGAGCCACAAAATCCGATAGAAGAACCATCACAACCTCCTGTAGTAGAACCTATTCCTAGTCTATCAGATTCTGTGGATAATGCGCTATCCGATGGAAAGATCACAGCATCCGACGCAGCAGCTGTTATGGAGTCTTTAAACGCTGATGGAAAGGTTACTGCTGAAGAAGTTTCTAATCTAGTTGATGCTTTAAAAGAAGACGGTAAGTTAAGCGAGGCTGAAAAAGATTTGGTTGCTACCGCTCTTATTGAGTCTGTTGCTCCTGGAGAAACTCTTACCAAAGAGCAAATTCAAGATGCAGGCATTGCATACCAAGATTTACCTCCTGAGACTCCTGTTGAGGTTAGGCAGGATGAAAACGGTAATGAAGTTATAATTACGGCAGACGTAGCTGCGGCTCTAGTTCTTCTAGAGAACCCATCTGAATTAATTGGTACAATATTTAGTGACCCAGGTCAAGCCCTCCAAGCCCTAGGAAGTATAGGTGCGGATATGAGCGTAGAAGAACGTGAAGAAGCAGAGAAGATGGTCGTTGCTGCTGTCATTGCAGGTAATGCTGCAATCAATGCAGTAGGAGCGGCAGCATCGGCTGCTGGTGGAGCTACCAGAAGTGGTGGCGGTACTGGTGGCGGTGGTGGAAGTTCTGGTGGTGGAGGCTCATCAGGAGAAACTAAAGGCGTTAGGAGACGTAAACCTTGAAAAAAGTATTCACAGACATGGTTGATCAACTATGGACATTGTTAGGCATGTTTATTGCCTGGGTTGTTCTAGACGGATCAGCTAAGACCATTGTTGGTTATGCAATCATCGGAACACTATTTGCTTGGGCGATCACCTATCCAATTCGTAACCCAAAGGATGAAGAATGAAATCAGGACTAAAAATGTTTGGCAATATTCTACTTCGCATCGTTGCTGTATTTGCAGCTAGCGGTCTAGGAGTAATTGGTGCTGGCTCTATTGCCGGTATCTCAGTACTAAAGGCTGTAACAGTAGCTGGCCTTACAGCAGTTGCAGCAGTAGTAGAAAAGCTAGCTCGTGGCTTCATGAACGATGGCAAGCTATCACTAGACGAAATCAATTCAGCATTTGCAGCAGTTGATGTCAATTCTAAGACAGCAGCAGACCTACAAGTTGAAGCTAACCAGACAGGTATTGCAGTAACTATTGCACCAACTGTTGGAAAGCCAGATGGACAAGTTCCAGCAGAGCATCCGGTAGATGAGGAATGGGATAAGTAATGGCAGACAAAGGTACAGCAGCTAAACTTATTGAAGTTGCTACAGCAGAATTAGGAACTATTGAAGGTCCTAAAGATAATGAAACAAAGTATGGTGCTTACACAAAGGCTAATTTTCAGCCATGGTGTGGGTCTTTCGTAAACTGGTGCGCTAACGAAGCCGGTGTAAAGGTACCTAATACCGTTTACACACCTGGTGGAGCAGCAGCGTTTAAGAAAGCTAACTCATGGCTTGATGCAGATATTGCTGATCCAGATGCTGGAGATATCGCATACTTTGATTTCCCTTCAGATGGCGTAGACCGTATCTCTCACGTTGGAATTGTTATTAAGGACAACGGTGATGGAACTGTTTGGTGCATCGAAGGAAACACAAGCCCAGATGATAAGGGCTCACAACGTAATGGTGGTCAGGTTTCTAAGAAGCTTCGTGCTTACAAGAAAAATCCTAAGAAGGTTATGATTTCAATCGTAGGCTTTGGTCGCCCTAAGTTTGGTGCAGCACCAGCAGCACCGGTAGCGGCTAAGTGCCCTACTTGCGGTAAGTAATGTATTACCTTACTCACTTTACATTTCAAGGAACATTCATAGTAACGCTAGTCGTTACTACTGTTCTTGGTATGTGGTGGGCAGAGCGTTAAAAACTAAATAAAAAAGCCCCCTAGTGATAGGGGGCTTTTTTATTGGCCTGGTGACTATAGCACTGTTGTTACACGGTAAACTATAGCGGAGTGCCAAACTTATCTACTGTAGAGTGGATCTCTTGACCACGATACATTGTCTTACCTTTGTGGATATGAACTTGATCAAAATGGAAGCTGTCGTCATCTCCGTCTTTAAAGAAGATAACGCTTACACCCTGTTGCCAGTTCTCAAAATACTGAAGAGCCTGCCCCTTAACATCAACACCACCCTTAACCGATGGTACAGCCCCATCCACTCGGCAGAGGCATCCAGGCGAGAATGATACGCTTTTAATGGACTGATCCCGATCAAAGACAGTTTTGCTCTGTTGTTCCATACGATGTGTATGACCAAAGAGGGTGGAAATATTTGGATTAGAATTCGCATATTGAGCAGCTGTAGAACCAGATGCGTTAGCCCTATCACCATGCATAGCACGAAGGCGCTTATTAATCCAATGTGCAGCAGCTGGGTAACCATCAATAAACTCCACTCCTAGTTCATCACAACGCAATAAATTTTGTAAACTTAATACCGGCCATGAATCCGGCATGTTTGCTACCTTTATACCGTAAGCAGCAGCAGCGTTGTTATTAACGAAACGAGTGAGACGCTTATCATGATTACCTTCAAGAAGAATAATTCTTGCATCCACCCCGGCATTAGCACGCTGCTCAGCAAGGAAACGATGGCCACGATTAATAGCAAGTTGGGCAGTGTGTGCAAAGTTTTGCTCCTGTTCATAAGTACCGTACATAGGTAAGTCTAGGAAGTCTCCTAGGTTAATAACTTGGGCCACTGGGTGACCGTGATCGAGTCCAACGATTTGTAAAGCAACGTCCATTGCAGCTTCGTCATGAAACGGATCTAGACTACCATCTTCGTAGCGACGGTAACCAATTTGTGGATCTGGTAATGCAACTGCTACTTTCCAGCCACTGCTTATCAAAGCAGGGGTCGGGGTAGTTTTTGGATTAATGACTACTGGATCTGCTGGCTGTACTGGTTGCCAAGTAGGTCCTTCACTCCACTTAGGAGAGAGAATAATTTTAGTATCATCGGGATTAGTAGAAAGACTTACCTTACTAATCTTACCGATATCTTCAGGACTTAGGCCATTAGCCTTAAGTAACTTATCAATAGAACTTAAGCCACTAGATGCAGCAGCTTCTTCTTTAGCGGTATTATATGCATCATTTAGCGACATGAACAGTTCCCATTTCTGTGCTCTTTAAGAGACGTTAGACCGAAAGTTGCACCAGCATTTTTGTAAAGAGTATGAAGACTGCGTGTACTAAAGTCTTCATCATTTAAAGATTCTTCAAAGGCTTTGTGGTCTGATTCAACCATGAGTACAGCCCATTGACCTACAACACACTTACCTATAACGAAAGTGTTCTCTTCTTTTGCCTTTACATACAAAGCATCTAAACTCATTGCGCCCTCCAGCTAATAATAGGGCCTTAGTTAAAAGGCCCTATTATAATTGTATACGACTTAGTAGGAAGTTTCAATTCCTTGTGTCCAAGAGTCCTTCTGACGAACGACTGATGGTGAAACAATGCGACCGTTAGCCTGAGTCATACCGGCTTCTGGAGCAGTTTGCTTCATGTATGTTGCCTTGATTGAGTAAGCAGCACCCTTACGTTCTCCTGCGTACGGCTCGTTAACACGGTTAACTTTTGTGCCTGCGGCATATGGATCTCCGGCTGCTGTGTTCTTTTTAGGAACAAGTGTGCCAGCTTCTGGTGATGCTGATGGTGAAGTAAACTTACGTCCTTCACTACCCATTGTCTTGCGACCTTGGGTGTTTCCTGCGGTAACCGCAGCGTCTAATTCTGACTTTGCCATTATGGTACCTATCTGTTAGAGAGCTCTATGTTAATTGACCGAGATAGTAAATACAATTGCGGAGATAGATCCGTCTCTTGACTCCACGGTTGTAAAACCTGGGCGACAAGTTAGATCTAGTCCTCTAGGGGCTACGTATCCTCTAGCGATGGCTATTGCTTTTACTGCTTGGTTTACTGCTGAGGCTCCTACTGCACGTAGCTTGATCTGTGGAGATTCATATAGCGCATGTGCGATAGCTGAGCCAACGGATTGTGCATTAGATCCAGCGCTTACACGCAGGAACTTTTCTTCTGTATCTTTTTCATTCACGAGTTGTAGTCCTTAAGGTATGTGCCCACCTAGGGAAACTATACCTTAAGCTGTCTCTACAGGGTCACCATAACCTGCGGCTCTTAAAAGATTTACAAAGTCTTCTAGTCTAAGTATGGTCACCCACTCCCCTATAGAAGCCTCTCCTTGCCCGTTTAAGCGCAGTACAGCTACGGGTAGGTCTTTCCCATTAGACCTATCTTTAAGCTGCTTAATAACCGTGCTAGGGCTGAAATCCTTACGTGCTTTTACTTCCCAGTCAATACCAACAGTACCGGTAACATCAGTTCCAGGCCTACCAGCACCAGTGGATTCCGCAAACGGAAACCCATGCTCAACAAGATACTCTGCCACAACTTTTTGTGACCTGTAACCACGATGTTTCCTACTCTGACTTGGCATAACTGGACATCCTTGTTTTAATTAAGATTTCTAAATCATCTACGGTAGAGTTATTAACAAAAATTTGGTCTACTGGGTATCCATCCATTTGGGTCTCTGAGATATGTCCATTGACTGGGTCTACACCAAGTCTTTTAATTCTCCAGATTTGCCCACCTGTAAACTTAATCTCATCCGCTTCGTTTTCAAAACGGACATCGGCAATAACATAGTTACCTTCAGGAGTTATATCTTTTAGGGCTTGTTTAACCCAAAAGTCTTCCCCAAACAACTTACGAGCAGCAACCCCGGTAGTTTGAAGAAGTCTACGAATATGTGGAGATTTCTTAGCCTCTTCCCAACCATCACGATCTACCTTAGCCTTTACAAATAAAGGCTCACCAACAATAGAGTCATACATAGGGTTGGCCTCATAAAGAAGCTCACGGATCTTATCAGCAAAAGCAACACGAGTAAACCCGTAGCGTTCTACTAAAACATTTGCAACAGTGTCCTTACCGGATTGTGCATAACCTGTTAGTCCTATGATCATTACTTTACCTTTCTTATTGCCTTAACAATAATCACAATAATTGTGAGTATTGGAACCCAAAATACTATAGATGCCAGTATCGCTAATGATTCCATTTATTCCTCAAAACTAACTGGGGCATCTCCCCAAGAAGTTGGGGTATGCGCTTGCTTATCATCATCCATAGCACCACATTCTGTGCAAGTAACTTGACCATCAAGATCTAATTGAAAATTACATCCATATTTGGTGCACAAAGGGCTCATAGTGCACCCCTTACAGTTAGTATAGAATCTACGTAAGCTTTACGTATATCTTTTGGCATATGGGATTGGCCTTCTACTTCAGGATAGTTTTGTTTTGCAGCAAAGTACAACGCCTCTAACTCCAGCGCTACTTTCTCTCTAATCTCTGCTTCGGTCATGTGTTGAACCTCCGTGTTCTGGCTCTCATTCCCCCACCATCTGAAGTACGACGTGTAAGCTCACGAGATACAAGCTGTGAGTCTCTCTCAACATTGAGAGTTCTAGTCTCAATCAATTTACGAAAAGCATACTTAACATCTGCCTCATGCTGAAGCTCTTGAATATCTGAACTATCTGCAATCTGCGCTTTTATAAGTGCAACACGATCACCCTTAGCTCCAGTCCAATGCTTGAGCATTGCCTTAGCCTCTGCGTTATCTAGGTTGCGTTGTGCTTCACGCTCATTGATAATAGCAATAGCCTGGGCACCGGCAAGGTGATCATTCCATTGTGTAAACTGAACAAACAGATCCATAAGACCTTCGTCGTCTAGTTCAGTAATATCACGAGGCAACATAGGAATATCTACCTCTGGCTTAGGTGTTAATGAGAACCCAAGTTCATTTACTGCTGCAAGAACATCTCTACTAATACTCATTTTGCCTCCTGAAATGGTGCACAACGCTTACACCCTGTAGCAGGATCAATACTGCACATAGGTGGTCGCTTGTTCTCTGCTGCCCATGCTATATCTAAAGCCTTATCAAAAATCTCTTTGGTAAACTCTGGGTTGTAAGCTACAACAAATTCTTTGTAGTCTTGGTTGGCTTTAAGTTCATAAATAAATACAATCTCTTTAGGCGCTACTTCTAGTAAGCCTTCTTCAACCATTAAGTGGCATAGGTGCAGGTATACCTGTCCTTGAAGTTGATGCATACGAAAAGGAGTCTTAACTTGTTTCCAAGCCTGTTCTATATCTCCGTTAGCTTGCTGAAGAATTGCTGGTGCTTCAAAGCGTAAGGTTCCTGAACCAATAGACTTAATTTCAATAAGGCAATCATCGCCTATTCCTTTAATCCAACCATCAGCGTGGCCACGCATCATATGCTTGTCACTACGTAGCGGTACTTCTTTATACTGAACACTCTTGTGTATGTCTTTAGAGACAGCCCAAGAAGTGCCAGTAGAATCTCCCCACATACCGTAAAGAACACCCATTTCTTTAAACCAGTCTTGCCACTTAGCATGGATGATGTGGCCTTCTGCAAAAATAGATGCAAGGCGGGCTGTTGTTTTATCGCGTGTCTCTGTATAGTTACCAGTAACAGCGTGGTATTGTGCTAGTGCACACCAGTCTTCTTTAATAATATCCGAAGGGTGAATGTAACTCATGTCACGATCATCAAACGGTTTAGACAAGACGTGACGTTCTAATGCACCCATTAAACGAGTTTCTCTCTTACTCGTACTAAGGAATGCTTTTAAATCTTTGCTGGCGATAGTCTTAGGTTTTGCCATACTTTCTGCCCTCTTTCTCCAACCACTCAATAAGAGTGAGCCCCTGTTTCTCATACTTGCGCTGAGCTGCATTGCGTTCTCTGTGCGACATGCCACCAAAGATTCCGTGTAACTCATTATTCATTATAGCCTCCTTTAGACACTCTTGTCTAACCGGGCATTCTGGCTTACCATCTGTACCCCAACAGATAGATTTAGCCTTGTCAGCTATAGGCTTGTATAAAGCTTTGTCTCGTGGTGGAAAAAATATTTCTGTATCTTCTCCTTGACACTTTGCTTCATATCTCCAAGTCCAGCTGGGGTCATCGCTGTAACGCACTAGTCACCTCTTATAGAATTACGTAATTCAAAAAAATCCTCCTCTAAAAGAACGACGTAATTCTCACCATCAAGGTGAAGCCCTAGAACCGGAGTACGGCTATCTAGTATTGCTTCCTTTGTAATCTTTTGAAGTACCTCTGACTTAATAGTCACTGACTTCTTACCAGTCCACTTATGTTCGATAAGAAGATCGTCACTTCTGACGTCTCCTTTACGAGACCAAAATGCACCGGAGGCGGCACTGCGCTTACCACCTGCTATTTTTTCTAAACGTTTTTCATGCTTTAAAGATTGTTTTTGTCCTTCACTCTTCATCAATTGCTTCGATCATAAGAGCTGGGCCTGCCTTTAATGTGTCCATTACAGCGTGGCTGATCTCATCTCTTAACTCTACTTCTTCTCGAAGAGAATCAATCAATGCTTGAGCACCTTGCCACTTACGTTCACCGTAGTACATCCAACCACCACGACGGTCTACAATACCATTAAGAATAGATAATGCCACAATCTCTTTGCCGGTGTCAAATCCACCTGCATCAATTGCCCCACCATCTGCAAAGTAAAAATCTAGATATGCCGTTTGCTGCGGTGGGAAGGTCTTGTTCTTAATGGTTCTAACGCGGATAGTCTGTCCAACGCGGCGCTTATCTTGTCCAGTGCCAACTTCAAGCCAGTCATCACGTTTAACTTCTGCTCTAATACTATAGGCATAGTCTTTTCCAAGACCACCTGGGGTGGTACGTGGGTCTCCATGCATAACTCCAATTTTCATTCTATATTGATTAATCATAATTCCTAGTACTGGGCGCTCTGCCTCTACCATATCACGCTTTGTAGCTGATGCTACTTTTCTGAAGAATTTGTTCGTGATGAGGGCCCCACGTCCCACAGTGAATTCTTCCATGTGCTTTTCGTCTTCCGCTGAAGGAACGAGAGCGGGGAGAGAATCAACAACAACCATGTCAACAGCCTTACTTTCCATGAATTGGATAACGGCATCGAATGCATCCTCCATACTATTAGTTTCTACAAGAATAACACGCTGGGTATCTACCCCACAAAGCTCAGCATACTTTGCGTCAAACGCTTCTGCAGCAATCCATACTGCAGTAAAGTCAGGGTTTAGTTTTTGATTAGCACCGATAGTCTTAAGAGCTAACGCTGTCTTACCATGTGAAGCCTCACCAACTAATTCTACCCAATGGTTCATAGGCCAGCCACCACCAAGTACAACATCAAGTGTTAGAGACCCGGTAGTAATACGCTCTGCTAATCGAACCTTATCTGCAGTTACAACTGTACCTGCACCAAGCTTCTTATTAATGTTTGCTACAACCTTAAGTGCTTCTGAATTGATAACCGCCATTATTCTAGTCTCCCTACGATTGTTGTTGGATTAAACCCGCCACTTTGTCCTACTTGTTTTGATGCTACTACAGGACCACTACCGGTACCAGTTCCAGATAATCCAGAACCTTGTTGAACAATAGGATACCCACAGTCGTAGCAACGCATGCGTCCACCACCGGGTGAAGACATATAATTTCCTGAATAACATGCTGGACAACGATCAGCACTTCTTGCACTCTGTGCCTTAGTAACTAACTGATCTTGATTAGGGTCATAGTTTACTTGTACGTTAGGAGCACCAGGAGTTGCTCTATACACATTACCAGCTGGGGGAGCTGTAGCCGGAGTAGGCGTACTGTTTGGAGCACCACCTAATTTATTTGCCCACCAATTACTACTCATCATCCACCGCCAATGACTTTATCAGTCCTAGATTTAATAACGTTGACACACAAGATACTGAAGAAGACAACGCGACAAGCCTAAACAGCCTGGTTAATTGCTCTACATCTTCTACGCCAAGTTTTCCTAACTCGTTGTAATCTTCTTCCTCGTCCTCAATCATATAAGCTGAAGCAGCAATCTTGGCTGTAATATCAGCATGTGAGTCTATAAAAGGAAGCAATGTTGAAAATCTTTCTAAACGTTTTTGACTTTCACGCTCTTCCATTTCTGCCACGTCATCAGAAATAGGAGGTAAGCCCATAGCGTATGCAATCTTTTCTGCAGGCATGAGCATAGTGTCATAGATAACTTGTCGTATTAAAACAGGCAGGGTAGGATGATCAATCTTTATACGTTTTGCCTTAGGCTTCTTATTCCAAAACATTATTTAGCTTCTCCCCAACGTTGCACGGTTTTTACATCTGCGATCATTGGGATATTAAGAGCCTTAATACCTTCCATAGCTTCACGAATAGCTGCTGCTGTTTCTTCAGCTAAATGATCTGGAGTAACAGTTACCAATTCATCGTGAATAGTCAAGATTAAACTTGACTCGGCCGGGATCAACTTATGTGCTCTAATCATAGCAAGCTTTATGAGATCTGCCGAAGACCCCTGGATCACGGTGTTAAAAGCCTGACGTTCTGCTCTAGAACGTTGCCACATAACGTTTGATCGTAGGTCAGGAATATACCTGCGACGGTTTAAATAGGTCAATGCATAAGGCACTGGGCCACGTTTACGGCTGTCAGCAATGACTTGCTTCTTGTACTTAGCTACAGAGGGGAACTTGGCCATAAAAGCATCAAGTAAGTTTCTAGCCTCATTGACAGACACTCCAATAGACTCAGCAATTTTGTCTGGGCCTACACCGTACATCATTGCTAACACTAGAGTCTTAGCTGCATCACGAGACACACCTACGGTATTACCGATAGTTGTATAGATATCTACGCCTTCAAGATAAGAAGTGCACATAATTCTATCACCACTAAAGGATGCTAAAACACGTGGCTCAATCTGTGAGTAGTCGGCTACAACAAGTTTGCTACCCTCGGGGGCAACAAAGAGATTGCGAATAGCCTTACCATTAAATGTACGAGGGTTAGGTACATTCTGCAAGTTAGGGTTACGACTAGAGAAACGCCCAGTCTCTGCACCGTACTGAATAAAGTCTGTGTGGATCCTGCCATTGAGTAGCAAACTTTTCTTTGCAACAATCTTAGACTTACCCAAGAGTGTACGAGTTATATCTCCACCCATGTAAGGTATAACATAGGTTGTTAGTAACTTGTTAAGGTCAGAGTAGTTTAACATCTCGTCTACCAAAGCATCCTTACCAGCAAACATCTTTAGCGCAGGTTCTGCTACAGAGAAGTCAGAAACTGTAGGGTCAGACCCAGCCTCAATACGTTTCTCACCGGCAGGCGTTAACACCTTAGGTTTAAGGCCACGACCACCTTCTGTCTTCTTAGAAAATAAAAGTTTTTGCTTTTCAGGAACACTATTAATATTAAATGCTTTTCCAGCAAACTTATAGATGTTAGCCTTGGTGGTTTCTAGTTGAAGCTCTAAGCTTTCTTTAAGCTTTTCTAACTCGTTGACATCAATATCCGCACCACGAAGTTCCATAGTACAGATCACTTCAAGTACATCCATCTCTAGGGTAAACAAGCCACGAAGATTGTCAGTGTCTAAGTTACCAGAATACTTATTCCAAAGCTTCCAAGTCCACTCAGCATCAAGACCTGCGTACGTTGCAACCTCGTCAAAAGAATAAACCTCTACTTCTTTACCCACACCCTTGACCATGTGATAGCCAAACTCACGCTTCAAGCAATCATCAAGACCAAGATTAAGTCGATCCTGTGTATTAAGAATAAACGCAGCGTTGAGGGTACATGCATACGGCTGCGCTGGAAGTGCACCAAGATACTTGGTGACACTTTGTAAATCAAACTTTAGGTTGTGCCCAATCTTAACCTTGTCACCAAAGAACAATGGCTTTAGGGCTTTGAATACTTCTCCTGGGGTTAGTTGTTCCGGAGCCTCAGTAAAAATCTTTGTAGCCTTACGCTCATCTTTGCTGTAATCAGACGCACGAATAGGTAAACCCTTAATAATTCTATCCTGTGCAGAGGGGAGCAATGGATATTCTGTACGAACATAGTCTCCGTTTGGATGGCCCATTGGAATAACATCCACACGGCCTTCAGTGGCCAGTGCGATCCAAGTGATTATGTTCTGACGCGGATCACCCCGATGATCCCCTACAGTTTCCACGTCAAAGACAAAGGCGTCCTGTTCACTGTAATAGGAAACAAGATCCTTTAACTTATCTTCTGTGGTAATAATATTCATTGCTCTCCTCTGATGGAAGAGGGGCCCGTGAGAAAGGAGTTAGACCGGGCCCCTCAAGTTAATGGGGTTGACTAGTTGCTTGCTGCAATTTCACGAGCAATCTCTGCAAGTTCTGCCTTAGTGGACATGTGGAGAGAGTCTTGTCCAAGAGGTTTCATTGTTTTGATTAACTCAGCAGCTGCAATAGGATCAATTTCCCATTCATCAGCAAGGTCACGTTCCTTAACAGGAACGATAGAGTAAGAAGTCTTGGTGCCCTGACCAGACTTACTTACCGCCCAATATAGGTCGGGACGATTTAGTGGACCAGTCTTTGCATTAGAAGCAAGCTTCTCAAGTTGACCACATAAACGAACCCCGACAATCATTAGTTGGAGTTGTGGGTCTTCATCTGAAAGGTTGAGAACAGTAAACGCAAACTTTTGGTCTGGCTTACTACCCACTGCAATTAGTGGATCGTCTTCACCGATACTAATGAACGACTTTTTACCTGGACGATTAATCCAGTGCTGCATGAACACCATTGGTTCGTCCGAGATGAATTTGATTAGTTGAACATCTTCGTCAAAACGGAAATCCGTTGCGAAGGTTTTTGTTGACTTGGCAACAGCTTTCTTGGCTGCACCCCAACCTGATTGAATAACAGATGAGTGTGAAGGAACTTCGTTCTCATCTTCCTCAACGAACAGGTTTTCCTCAACTACTGGAGCTGAGTATGAATCTACGTTAGGTAGATCTTTTTGTATTTTTAATGAAGCGCTCATGGCTTCCTCTCTTTTACTTGGCTGATAGCTGAGACCCAAGGGTCTTTACGCTAGGTGGTTAGTTAGTTTCTTGATCGTGAATCGCTTTCCAAGACTCTGCCAATTCAATTGACATATCCGGGTAGCGATTCCAATCAATTCTCGGAGCCTCTAAGAGACCTCGAGAGTTGAAGATCTTAACAGTTGACTCAATCATTGCTTTGGAATACATCCGCCATCCTGGCTTCTTTACTCCGTCTACGATGATTGACTTTAAGCGATAGGGTGCACGTGGTATATAACCTTTTCGTTCCCAAAGCCGTAGAGTAACTATCGGTCTTCCTAGTGCTTGGCACAATGACCCGGCACTATATAATTCTACCACGTTTCCGTTAGGTAGTTTTTTAACCTGAGGACTTGCGTCCCAGGAACCTGTTTCTTTTACTTTCTTTGGCTTAGCATTTGGATCTACAGGGCGACGCTTCTTCTTAGATCCTGGATAGAAATCATCCAAGCCACTAAAGAACTTGTCTACCTTGTCTTCCATAATTAAGCCTTGCTAGTAAGGAATGCGTACGATACTTTCTTTGGGAACATCTTATCCACTTCTTCTTCTGTGATAAGACCTTCGTATAGACATGCCATAACTTCATCTTCTTTGAGTACAGGCATCATAACAAAACAACGATCGAACAATCCTTTTTCTTTAAGGAGTTCTGTAGCAGTACTTTCATCTAAAGATTGAGATACCTTGCGTTGGCGTTGGAGAGATGTGAATCCGTCAACTTCGTGGGGAAGACGGAGCCACAGGTTTCCCTTTTCGTCAGGCTCGCCTATGATATCAACTAACTCTGACAAGTCTGCTTTGATGGTATCTCGTTGCTTGCTCATGTCGTCAATGCGACTACGTAAGGATATAAATTCTGAGACCTTCGGCATAAAACCAGGGTCTTGTGGATCTTGACGTTCAATAACAGTTGGCATATTTCCTCCTGTTATTATTCTATAGGCTAATCCTTAGGAATGCAAATCGCCAACATAGGCCTTGAGCGCCTCAATAATCACGTCTGTAACGGTGCGCTCTTCAATGGCAGCCTTATCCTTCACAGCAGTCCAGAGGTCGTTAGACACACGGATAGTGCGAGTCGGGGTCTTAGGTGCGTTAGGCATAGTCATAGTTTAGACCGAAACCGCTTCTAGGAAAGCCCTAAGTGTTCCCGCAGTTAAGGTTACACCACCCTCTGTATTGATACCTTCACCATCAATAATTGCGTTAGCTACAGCCATCTTCTGTACCAACATAGAGTGCTGACGTTCTTCAATTGATCCGTCCATAATAAAGTCTTGTATTACTATTGAGGGCCATGTGCTGGATGCTCTTCTGATTCGTCCATTACGTTGAAGTGCGAGTCCTGCGTTCCACGGAAGATCATAGTTAATAAGAAGATTAGCTTGAGGTAGATCAACACCATAGCCCCCAGCGTCAGAGCTGACAAGGATGCGAACTTCGGGACTCGTCTGGAACTTGACTTTTGATTCTTCTTTTTCTTTAGCATTCATTGCTCCTGTATACGGGGATGACTTATAGTTAAGCGCATCTCTAATTAAAGTAACCATGTGAACATAGCTTGTAAAGATAACTACTTTGTTTCTTTCATCTTGTTCTAGAAAGTTATCAACGTATTCTTTGAGTGCGGATAGCTTTGGTGTCTGCTTTAGTTTATCAAGCTTGCCCGCCTCTTGCAACTGTCCTGCGTAGCCTGACGTAGCCGATGACACACGCACCAGTTCGTGGTGGTCACAGAGCATACGAAGCGCTGTCAACTTAGACATTACCTTGCCCTTGAGTGCGTCCATTACATCGTTGGAGTGCTCCCCAGCGTAGTGGCTGAACAGATCAAAGGATGAGCCAAAGGATTCCATAGCATCATCTAAGTCTTTTAATAGTTCTCTTGCAATCTCTTTATACAGTAGGGCACCGGCACGATCAAACTCTACCAAAATCGGCTCCGCAAAAATTGTATCGGGCAGGTAGGGTGCAACGTCTGCATCTGTCTGTCTCTTGCGTACTGTTGAGGTTGCGAGGGTTTTGCTGAGGGTAATTAAATTACGGTAACGTTCTACGCCACCAAAGCGGTTGCGTACAATAAAGGTTTGATCAAATAAATCAAAACGACCTAGGATCTTTGAGTCTACAAACTGCATAATACTGTAGAGCTCTTCCGGTTTACCGTTTTCAATAGGTGTTCCGGTTAATGCAAATTTAATTGGGCTTGCTAATTTTTTGACGTGCTTAGATCTTTTGGATCTGAAACTTTTAATGGCGGTTGCTTCGTCGCAGACAATGAATCCCGTAGGGAGTTGTCGTATATACTCCCAGTCGTTAACAGCTTGCTCGTAGTTAATAATGACGTAATCAACGAGTGTATGCCCCCAGTCGAATGCCTCTGCATATTGTTCTGCTCGTTGTTTCGGCGTGCCATCAATGACCAAAGGTGTTGAAGATCCATCAGTAAACTTCCTAATCTGTTCTGCCCATTGATACTTCAATGATGATAAGCAGATAACTATACCAGGTTCTGTAATCTTTCCTTCATCTCTTAATTCTTCAATAGCAGCAATAGTTAAAACTGTTTTACCCAGTCCAAGGTCATAGGCAACAAGCATCTTCTTGCGGTCTACCATGGCCTCTACAGCCTCTACCTGGTAAGGCAGAAGTGTTCCGGTAAAACTCATGTAGATACCTCTTCAGTTAAAGTATTAGATAGTCTTTTTACAGAGTTGCAAACTTTACAGGTGATAGAAATATCTTCGCCAGCATGGCGAGTACGTCGGCTACTTATGTGAGTTAAAGATTCAGCGCCAAATAAAGGGTGCCCATTTACACAGAATGTTGGGTCTAAGTTTAGTTTTCTTTTCTGAGTATTTTCTGCAATGGTTGCCTGTCTAAGGTGGTCAGGATTACAACAGTTCCTTACCATACAAAGATGGTCTACAACTAGTCCGTCTACAATCTTTTCTTTTAATACGGACATAGTTAGGCGGTGTACTAAATAGAGCGTACCCTTAATATTAAATCGACCATATCCGTCATCAATTTTTCCAGTCCAAAGCCAACATGAATCAGTCTTATTGACTTTATCCCAAAAATGTTCTGGTAACTCTTCAATAGAGTTATAATCTAAAGATGGTTTAGCCATTATATAAAAGCCCTTTCTCCAAAGACAGAATGCTTTGCACCCTCTATACCAAGTATAACCTGCTCTTCAGGCATGTCGCCAATATCTTTATACTCGCCCCCGTACTTAAAGAAGAAACACTCCAAGCCTTCTTTCTTAGTACGAGCAAGCATATCTCTAGAAGCTTTCTCTCCTGCTGGATCAATCATAGGATTATCAAATGCAATGATTAGTTTATCTGCACGGCGCATGAGATCTACTTGATCCTGGCTAATAGAGGCACCAAAGGTTGAGACACCGCCTTGAATTCCCAATGATGATAGTTTTACTACGTCTAGTGGAGACTCAACTATGATCATAGTGCCACTGCTCCACACATCAAGACCGAATAAAGTTTTAGACTTCTGTACTCCAGTTGGGCGGTTGCGGAAGTATCGGTTGACTTGCCCCTTCTCTTGCCAGCCCATAAGTTTATTGTTTTGTGGGTTACGGATAGGTGTGATCCAACCCTGTTGCTTAGTATCCCATTTGACTGTGTGCTTTGCACAAGCCTCTGCTGTCAAACTTCTTGCATCTAATGCCCACTGTGGTGGCACGTCAAATACCGCAAGCCTAGCCTCACTCATCTCAATCAAAGGTTGTACTGGGATGTAAGTGTTCTTAGCTTCTTCTAACTGCTTTGCTATGAGTTCAAAGTTAACCTCAATGTTCTGACGCAACCAATCTTTGGCTGCTTCAAAATCAATACGACCCCACTGAGTTTCAAACTCGTTAATCTCTGCAACAAGAGTGAGCAGAGTGCCCCGGTATCCACACGAAAAGCAGTGGTGGACACCGGTCTCTACATTCATTGACCATGAGGGACGAGAGTCTGGACGACCAGTACGTTCTAAGTGCATAGGACATAGACCAAGCAACTCATCGTTGCGCTGGTCTACTTCAATGCCAAGTCTTAGTAGTACAGACTCTACGTCGCCCTCACGGTACATGTTAGTCCTCTTCTTCGTACTCTGCTTTTGGTCGGTCATCCATCATTACGTAATCTTCCGGCATATCTGGCAAAGTTGGTGCGGTAGCTTTAGTACCACACTCTGCACACTCCATGTCTAAGAAGTACATTGAGATTTCATAGTCCTGGAACATAGCCTTAACGTCCCAAAGTGTTGACCCGCAAGGACAAACGTGAGTTGGTTCTCCACGTACATCCATTGCATTTGTGTAATCAGGTTTTAGATCGCTGATGTTTTTAATAGTCGTTTCCTTTCCTGCGGTGTTGTTCCTGCCCAGATGCCCTCTAGGTTTGGGATCTGTAGTGCGTATTTAAAACAATCTTCTTTAATCCAACAGTCGTCACAAATCTTTTTTGCTCTTTGTACAGCCTTGTGATTTGTATACTTCTCCGGAAAAAAGATATCTGGGTTTGCTCCAGCGCATAGCTGAGTTCCGTTAAAAGGGTTTGATTGGAGTGCCAAAGGTTCCATACTCTTCAAACTTCCCTTCTTCCCAGTCCCATAGAAGATCGCTTGTTGCTGGGCCAGAGTTACGGCTTGCAACAATACGAAGTTCACGAGATGAATCATCTTCTTCATCTTGACGTTGCAAACCAAGAATCACATCTGAGTCTTGGAAGAACGAGGATGAATACCCAATCGCATCTGCAGATACCTGGCGCTTCTTCATCTTCCAAAGAAGAACCTGAGTGGACACCACAATTGGAATGTTAGCTTTTTGTGCCAGACGTTTTAGGTTACGTGTAATGCTTGTCAAAGCTTGTGGAGTATTAGATTCACCGCTAGCTTCATCAACCATAAGATAGACACCATCAACAAAAACAATGTCAGGCTTAATCTTTTCAATTTTTGCTGCCAATCCTGTAACTGTCATAGCAGAGGTACTATCGGTTAGATAGAACTTCTGCATAGTCTCCATACGTTCTAGGGTTTCTTTGTAGCGACGCTCTTCATCTAGGTTTAGGTTTCCTCTAACCAGACGAGAGTGTGCAATCTTGGCACGCATTGCATCGTGACGATGTTGCTGCTCAATGTTGCTCATCTCAAATGACTGGAACATAGGAACGTGACCATCTTCGTGCACGTTGACTGCAATCTGCATAGCAAGAACAGACTTACCAGTCTTAGGTGGAGCAATGATTGTAATAAGCTGACCATTTTGCAAACCAGCAGTAGCCTCATCAATAGTTCTAAACCCTGTGCGGTAACCAAGTAGCGCACCGTCACGAGTCTTAATATCTAAGTACTCCTGGAAACGTTTGTCTGGATCCTTGGTAAGATCCACGTCGCTAGACTGTGCAGCACCTTCATCATAGATAGTTGCAACTCCAGAGCTCATCTCTGCAATAGCGCCGTCGTGATTACCAGAAGCAATCATCTCAGCAGCGGTCTGAACTACCTCAATAGTTTTTTGACGTCTACGATACTCAACTAATTGATCTACAAGGTACTCTAAAGAATCATCTACAGCAAGTAAACGATAGGTGGGGAAGTTATCTTTAACAGTTACTGCACTAGGGATCTCTTGGTAACGAGTCCAATGGGTGCGGATAAACTTCCAGACAGCACGGTTCTCATCTACAAAGAACCAACTATCTTCTACACCTTTTTCTAGGGCAGAGATAATTTCTCGAGTCCTTACGACCCGAGATATTAATCTCTCTTCATTATCTGCTGCCACCGGCTGCCCCCATATCTAAATACCAATGCCCATAACGTAGCCCACGTTCGGGTATATCAATCACATGCTTTAACTCTGGCCTGTATGGTAACTCTGCAACAAGATCTGCAGGAACCCTGTAAGCTTTTGAATAGTTAAAAGGATTAGTTCCAAGATTATCTAGATCTTCAAGAACCTCATCCATTTCTTTTTGAGAAAACCCGTACCCTACTAATTCTAACGTGTATGAATATGTTTCTGCAAATCGCCAGAATAAAGAGAGCGACTGTCTATTGTACGTAGTTTCTTCACCACTGACCGCCACACCAAATACTTTCTTAAAGGTTGGTCTACGATCAAGGATACAATCCAAAGTAACCACAACCCGCATAGGAGTTTCATTTGATATATCGCCCCCGCGCATTGTTATAGTACTTCGATCTTGCCGTACTTCAATAGAAAGTCCCTAAACATAATGGGATCTAAACTTGCAATTGCAGCATCCTGTTGCGGAGCTTTGCTAGATATTTCTACAGGATATACTCCAAAGTTGTTTTTCATTTTCTCTGAAACATATCTAGTATGCTTGCACATGCTTCGGGTGTTAAACCCTTCACAATTACAGCGCAACTTTTTGTTATCTATATTGATCCAGACTTCATGAGGTCCAGAGTCAGACAAAAATAACTGCGTAACTTGCCATGTACTCATAGTAGTTTCCTTCATGCTCGTCTGTCCCCCTGTTGCGCTTCTACTTCAATTGGTATGAACGCTTCCATAGCAAAGCTTCCCATAGGTGAACCATAAACACTTCCCCAATTCTCAAGAGGAACGTTTGTAGTTACAATCGTTGGAAGCCCTGCGTTAAATCTTGAACGTAATAATGCATCAAATGTATTCTCTGCCCAACCCGATGCCGTTCTATATTCCTTACCGATATCATCTAGAACAAAAACTCTTACATTATTCATTCTATCCGAGTCCCCGTATATGCCGTCAAGTTGGATCTGAGTTGCCTCATCCTCATCAGAGAACTGAGACTTCTGAAGCCTCAAAAGCTTTGGATAATCCATGAACCCGCCTATGCGGTTTGGGTATCCTCCAGGTATACCTAAGACCTCTGCTGGAATACCCCTAATAAGGCTTTGCAGGGCCGTAGAAGCCATTGTAGTCTTTCCGTGACCTGGATTACCCACCAGCATGATTCCAAGCCCACAGGACGGAGATCCGGCCTTTTGAATGATCTCACCATTGATAACTCTGGCTACCCATTTCTTGACTGATTCAAGAGCGGGTGTGGGATCTAAATCTGAAAACTCCTTGCCAATTGTTTTCATTGGAAGACCGGCGTGTACGATTTGTTTGCGGATACTTGGGGCTTCTTTAGACAAGTCGTACATTATTCCCCCTCTAGTAGTCGCATCATTTTTTCTTGGTGTGCTTTAAATTTATCTGTTGAATATGTTGGTTGCTCTGGCTTCTTAACAATTCCCTGAATCGTTGGGTAGTATGAAAAGAATCTTTGCCATAGTGGCTTACCGATACCAAGATCATTTAGGTTACGAGGATCTGCAAAGAACATCCGCATAGCCTTTAGAACTTCATATCGCTGTGTGCCTTCTCCAACCTGTTTATTAATCCAAGTGGCAAGATACTTGTTGTTAACTTGACTGGATGTATTTGGTGCAGCCTTCTCAACTAGGTCATAGAACTCTGCGATTAAGTCTGTGGTAGACCAAAGCTCCTCTGGAGTATTGATTCTATCTTTGCTGTCACGCTGAGCCTTTACAGGCTTCTTGTACTTAGCGTTTAGGCGGGCCTGGCGATCTTCAAGCTTACCGATAGTTCCGGTGGCAGGTTCTTCTTGGCCTCGCTTTGCCTTAGGAGTTTCTTCATCTCCATCAAGATTCCAAACCATCTCTTCTCCTTCTTGGGGCGCAGCCCCTATAGTTAAAGATACGTTAGTATCTTTAACTATATTAGTACTAGTAGTTATATCACTAGTAACTATATAGTTGTCTATGTATAGGTGCCCTGAAAAGCCGTTGTCGGTAGAAAACAGCTTTTTAGCCTCTTCTGTAAATTTCAGACGGGCAATCCACTGGCCGTTATTCTGTACCCGGACAGACTTAACGTACTTAAGGTCCTTCAATTCATTGATTGCAGACTGAAGCGCATCCCTACCCTCAGAGAAATCTTTGGTGCTTCGCAATTCGTCAGCAGAAATAACCCTACCCTTTTCAACAAAGTAATAGAAAAGTGATCTGGCTCGTAAAGATAATCTTGGGTTAACAATTGGTCGTAGCATATTTACCCTTCCCTCTTTATCTATACTAGCGTTAATCCACCCTGTTTGGCAAACCGCGTCCTTGACGTGGGGAGATGCCTACTAGTATTTGCTCTGTGGCAAGAGATATGGTAAGGCTTACAAATGTAGCGGCTAAGGTATAGACAACTAGATATAGTGGTTTAGTATTTAAATTAAGGCATGCAAGTAAACTGACTATTAAAGCTAACAGTCCTCGCCATTTACCCAACTGTTTGATTAAGCTTTCTACAGCAGTCAATATACACGCTGTAGCTAATCCTGCAATAAGTACTATGCCCATAGATCTATTCTATTCTCTAAAGACAACTCTGTCAATGTCGAAGGCCTGGCCTGCAACATAAGTTGTGGGGCTAAAGGTAATGCTTACGATTGCGTAGGCCGCACCTGTAATAGAGCTGACTGGGAATGAGTTTCCAACGTATGCCCAACGCTCTGTATGAGTTATGGTTGCAGTTTGAGTTCTAGCTGCTGTGGTTATAACAGCGTTGTTTGCACCAGTAGAATCTTTTGAGTTGGTTGTCTTATTATTAGTAAGGTTATCTTGATAGACAACAATTACGTTATCATTAAGGTCATAGTAATCAACCACCAATGAGTAACTACCAAGTGAGTCAGAGTTAACTGGTCTTACTGCAATTGAAGAATAGTACCCAGCATCTGGATTAAGATAGATCTTTCCAGTTTTAAGACCAAAAGGTTTTGCAGAACTTGAACCGGCTGTTGTAACCCGGCAGTAACCTTGACCGTGAGTTACGTTATCTGCAAGCAAAGTACCAGCCGCAATCTTACGAGCCAAAGTTGAATTAACTGCAATCCAACCATTTAAATTAGTTTCAAAAGAAGAAGCAGGTATTTTTGCCCCAGGAAGATCCTCATAAGTTGCAGAATCAAGGCCAGCATTAATACCCCAGTTTGCACCAATAGGCATAAAGTTACCAAGAGTGTCATAAAGACGGCTAATTTTTGTATTGTAGTTTGAGAAGTAGCTACTCTTTCCTCCACCAACACTTTGCACTTTGCCTGCCCAAATAGTTTTACCTGAGGTTATTGGGTTAGATATAGCAAAGGTAGATCCTAAAGTAGTATCTAAGTATTGGTTTATTACTCTACCATATTCTGCATGTACACCATCAATATGGAAGTATGTAGATGTTGATCCAACAGTATTTGCAATAGATACTGTAAATGGAACCGTAGTCTGTCCAGCAGTTAGTTGAACTACTGTATGAATTCTTTTCCAGTCAGCAGATTCAGCAGTATTAATAGTAAAGGTATTAGTTCCTAAAGTATACGTAGCCGCTGCTTTACGTACATACATAGATATAATAAAATCTTCTCCACCTATTGCTGCAAATCCTAGGTGCGCTATCCCGCTTAAAGATCCAGTAGAGCTATAGGTTAACTTTCCAAAGTAAGTTCCATACTTTGGTCCCAAGCCTCCTGTATCTGAAGTAATACGGGTAAGTGTTCCACTACCCGCAGTCCAATCTGTAGTATTAAGTTCAAATCCAGAGTTACTGACGTAGTTATATACTTCTTTTATTTCCCACTTACAGTCAGCAGGAGCATAGTACTTTTGAGTTACTGGATTAGTAATAGCTTCTCCCCCATCACCAGAGAAGAAAGTATCTACAACAGAAGATTTTTCAAGAATACCGCCATCTAACCAATAGTTATCTCCAGCAACGTTATCTGTAGAATAAAAACTTACTTTAACTAACGGGTTTCCTGCGTCTTTAGAAAATGGTGGGGTAATACCAGCAACATATACTTGAGTTGGCACTGTAGTTGATAAAGTAAAAGGGTCGCTATCTACAAAATAAGTGTCGGTACTATAGTATTGTCCGTCAACATCTGAAAGAACTGCTGATTGCAATTCTTTGGTAGATTGATTAGAAAATTCTAATCTTACTTTCATAGTTCTAGCAGCAGAACCTAAAATATAGGCGCTAGCTATGATCTCTTGACCAGGTTCTATAGCAACCCAATCAGAGATAAATCCAGCAGTACCTGTTGCGGTAGACGTTAATTTTCCTACCTTAGTTCCATGAACAAGAGCTGCTGTAGTAACGCTGTCTTGGCTTAAAGAGCCATTTAAAGCTGTCCAAGAACTTAACCCGTATTCCATTTCTGGGTTAAAGAAATAGTTTTCTTTTTCTCCACCTACATTTACATAAATTTTACGGGCGTCTTCATACATAAAACTATGCTCTGGCTCAGCAAATTGAAACATATCAAAATAAACTATATTTGAGGTTGCAGCTGAAGGGGTTACAGTTAAAGTAATTTTAGCAAACTTAGCAGTTAAAGGAGAAAGTTTTCCATTTCTTCCTGAATCTGAAAGACTTACAAATTCTGCAAAAGAGGTAGTTGTTGTAAGTACTGTTCCAGCAGAAGTAGACCCAAGAGAAATACCAAATTGATCGTACCAAGTAATAACGGCAGAAACATTTGTTGCTACTGCAGTACGTCTAGCGTATCCCGAAAACACATAGCGTGTCCCCCCTGAAATAGGAATACCATTAGTTTTAATATCCAGACCAGAAGCTGGCAAAGACATTGTTATTGCGGTTGTAGCCGCAGTTACTAACTTTCCTATTCCTTGAGATCTTACTGGGGATGTTAAATCAGTAAAAGGAGTTGGAGCAGAAATGCCTGCCAAGCTATAAGTAGTAGAGGTTAAAGTACCACTAGAAACACCCCAACGTCCAATAGATTCTTCAAAAGAAGAATCATTATAATCTAACAACATGTTGTGACCAAGAGAATACTGAGCTTTCCAGTGAGTAAGCGCTGTTGTATAAATTGTTAAGCCCAAAGAAGTTCCTTTGTATGAGTTAACAATGTTGCCTGTAGCAGCAATAGAACGATTATAAACATCGCCCAAAGCAGCCTCATACTGAAGACCTAAACTTGTAGTCTTTGCATTTAAAAGAGAACTAGGGGTGTAAAATGGGTCTAAAGAGTTTGCTAAAATGCTTCCCTGTACTCTCATATAATCGTACATAAAAGAAAAAACACCTAGAGTAGTTACTAAGCTATTAGTATCAGCGTTTGACAACCCTTCACCAACATTATCTACAGGGTTAAGCCAAGCTTTGGGTAACCAATTACTTATTTTAGCTAAAGAAGTTTTATTTCCAACTAATATGGCGTACGAAGTTCCGCAAAATTTCCATCCTGAACCATTAAATAACCAAATAGAGTAAGAAACTTCTAAGTCTTCTACATCAGTAATCGTGTCTGTAAAACTTGTTTTAATAGTTGAGTAGGTTCCACCATCAAGAATAATGCCGTTAGTGGGATCATCTAAACTTCCTGAATAACTTTTAACTAAGACCCAGTGTGTAGGGCCTGGATCATTAGGGTCTGGGACGATAGGGTCCCAGACAACTTTAATTTTTTGATAGTCGTTTGAAGACGCAAAAATATTAGAGTTATAGTAAACACTTACTACAGAAGTTACGCCGTAACGTACTCCTGAACCGTATCGTCTAGTACCATACTTTGCCATTTATTAAATTCCACCAGTAACTGTAGTCACTAAGCTAGTAGAAAGCAGGTATGGAATTTCATTTGCAGCAAGAGAAAGAGTTGCAAGAGATCCAGAACCATCTTTAGAAAGCTGGGTAACTGTAGCAGAGACTACGCCAGGAACATTTTGAATTGCGGCGGTAATAGTAGAGAGTGGAATTGTTCTTCCAAAGGTGTTTTTATCATAGTAGAACAAGCCAGTTTCCCCAAGCATTGCTTGATAGATACCTAGTTTTACATCTGAATTTTTCCATGCCGAATCTGCTGTAACGGTTGCAGATAAGTATATTGGAACATAGGTTGGTGGAAGAACGGTTAGGGTTGTTCCTGCCATGATTTTATCGGCCATATAACTTTGAATAGCATAGGAAAGATTAGTCCATGCTGAAGTAGGTGTTAATGAGATAGCTAAACCACCAGATACATATGCTGTAGTAAGCGTGCTAGCTACGGTAAAAGTTACTGTTGAAGGTACTGCAGTAACTACAACGTTTTGTAAATTATACGCTACAGGATTAACACCAGAAATATTAAGAGTGTTTCCAATAGCAAATCCGTGGTCTACGTCAGTAGCAAAAGTTACTGCTGTACCTGTTGTGGCAATACCTACAATGTTTGCTTGAGGATATCCTGTGGCAGCTTGACCGTCGTTTAGTGGTTGAGCATAAAGGTTTACGTTAGTGTAAACACTTGATGCAGCGCTAGCTTTTCCTACGCCTTCTGCAAGAGTAGCTAGATAGGCAAAGTCGTCTACAGTTACCGCCCTACGTCTAGTTAAAACTGCAGCTTTAATTTTGTTTTTAATATCTGTTAGTGTGTCTCCATCAGCACCGCCTGTTGCAGTGGCGTTATTGGAAACAGTAAAATAAGAGGTAATTTGTGGATCAACGTTTCCAGGAAAGAAAGTAAGTTCAGTAATAGAAAGGGACTTAATATTTCCAGCCGAACCAACGCTTACCTTATAAGTTGCACTAATAAGCTGGCCGCTTGGTGGAATAGCACCGTTGACATTATCACCAAATACAATATCAACTGTTCCATCTTCATTTGGTGACGTAGTAAATACTTTATCATTTGGTCCAGATTCAAATAAATTATCTACATAAGTCCAGTTACCAAAAGCAACACCTTGACCTACGTAAACTGTAATTGAATTGTTTACAAGACCTGGTTCAGGAACAGTAAACGTTTGATTAGATCTACCATCTGACGATCCAATATTAGCTGGCAAAGCAATATTGTATGTGCTATCAATTAAGTCTGGCTTGTCAGTGTTTACTGTTTTTCCTTCTTGACACGGAAGAGTAATTGCTGTACCCGGAGCTACTGCTGTAGCTGAGGTAGTAGTTTCAAAATATACTTCAGAGTAAGCACCAAAAGAAAGGGGAGCCATAACTTGAGTTCCAATTGGAATATCAATTGTGTTACTACTAATATTAGTGAAGGTAACATTTACTGTTGCTGGAGTTGGACCAGAGATTACATAGTCATACAGCTTAGCAAAAGATAACAAAGTCTTACGTTGAATAGCAGTATCAATAGTAGTCTCATTTGCAATACGGTCTAGGTAGTGAGACATAATGTCTCCCATATAAGCAAATGTTTCAACCAGTACGTGGCCTAAATCAGAGTAGTCAGTAGGGTCCCAAGTAGTATTAGTACGTTCTTTGATTAGATCAATAAGGTCTGCTTTTAATGCAGCAAAATCTCTAGATGTATAGTCAATTTGCATTATCTTAATACCCCGCTGTCGTGGTTCCGTTGTAGTTAATGGTGCCTGTGTTAATACTTAGAGAAGTAAGTGTATCATCTGGTAGCTTTAGAGACACGATTACGTTTTCTGTACCGTCATTGTTTTCCCCAGAAAACTCCACAGAGGTTACGCTAACCTGTGGGATCCACTTTGCAACGGCTTCTGAGATAGCGATTGGAATAGCAATTCTTGCGTCGCTGTCGTTTTCAAAAAGGCTTCTACTCCAGTCAACCCCATACTTTGGTTCCATAGGGCGTTGACCAACATAGTAAGACAAAAGGGTTAGAACTTTATCTAAGTAAATTTTAGTAGGTGATTCTGTGTATTGAGGCACTCCAGAAGGGCTTATAGTGTAAGGAAAGCTGAGAGCTTTGCTCATGATTGTACTCCTATCCATACTGGGTAATCAGGATCTCCGGCAATAAACATAACCCAAACTAACTGGTTTATAGCAGGAAAAGTGCGGTGAAAAGTATGCTCCGGAGTTTTAAGACTAGTAGATGAACTAGTAGTTCCGGGTGCACTAAGACCACTAGCAGTAGTATATGTGCTAGTCTCTAAAGTGTCTGTAGTAGCCGTAGGAGAAGATGTAACAACATTATCAGTAACCATTGTTTTAGTTGTAACATGCGGGTGATTTAATTGACCTCCCCCACTTTTAGCCACAACTGTAAGCGCAGGAATTGTAACAGACCCGCCTTGCGGATCAGATGCTGTTGTTGCTGTTGTAGTTAGCAAAGCTGCAATTTGAGATGCGGTATGTGGTTGATGATCTGGATGATAAGATGAGGATGTAATTGGTAGACAAGCCGGAGCCCAGTTATGAGACTCAAGTCCAGTAGGACCATAAACTAATACTTGAATTCTATTTTTCTTTAAAGGATCTTTAACACTGGTTACCTGTCCAGAATAGAGACCGTAAAAACGAGGACGACCTTGTGGATCCATCATATACTCAAAATCATTACTCATCTTAGTACCTTTCCACTAGTAGTAGCAGACCATTGTACCGTGTTTTTTATTCCATCTAGATTTGGAGAAGACGCTTTAAATGCTGTAGTACCAGTAACTTTAGGTACCGTAACTTTAGATAAATTTTGAATTGCAGTTTTAGAAGTAACCCCATATTTTGGGCTAAGAGTAGAAGCGTTTGGACTAAGGCTATACTCAGTAAGTTTAGCGGGAGGGACAGTTAAAGACTGTCCAGCAAAATCGTTTTGAACGTCTCTGGTATCAGATCGGTTTATAGCATCTGGGTCTACATCCCCTATAACGTCTGTACCCACCTCAACACTCATTAAGTATTTGGCTACGCTTCCCCCAAAAATATGCTCAATTGAAATAACTGTCCAGTAACCAGACATTCCATTTGGAAGACCATCTAAATAAATAGGGTCATAAGGACGTAAAGTGGCATGCCCTACAATAGTTATTTTTGCTCTATGCTGATACTTGTAAGTTTCACTATAGGCTTGAGCTATTCTTTTAGAGTTAGTTAAATCTGTAATAACCTCATGTGGGTGATGCGTTTTAAATTTAGCAGTTTGTTTTCCACCAGAACCAGCGCTAGAAAAATTAGTCATTATATAGCCAACTTTTTTGCAAAATAAGATTTGTTTGGTATAACAACGCCAGAGTTTCCTTTTGGTGGAACAACATGGGCGTGGGTAGCTTTAACAGCAGCACCAGTATTAGTGTTAACTCCGCTTACAACTCTATCTATACGTGATGAATTTTCTGGTGCATGATCAGAAATTATTGGTTCAAAGGATAAAATAGTACCTGTCATACGAAGGGCTGCAGGTACTACACCGCCAACTTGATTGTCGACATAGTTAAAATAAGGGGCAGAGTTTTTTTTACTTTGATAAATTTTATCTTTAGAAACAAAAATTATAGTAGTGTTTTCAGCTCTTAAAGCAAAACCATTTTGTTTAGCTAAACTTTTACACAGCTGCCAATCACTTTGACCTGATTGAGATACCTGTGCACGAACTCTAGGATCTCTTTGAGTTACCGCAGCCATACTATATTTTTTAGCAATCTTAGAAACAACTTGATCTGCTGTTACATTTTTATATATTTTTTGATCGGTATTTTTTAAAACCCAAGAAGCTCCCACACATACTACGTCGGTGTTACCTCCTTGAAGAGAATGATCTTGACGTATGTGGTATATATAACCGTTCCAAGTAGACTTTAATTTTCCTGACCTAAAGGTAAAAATAACAGGGTCGCCTGAAACAATAGATTCTTTTTTATTAGCCGGCTTTCCTTTATAGTGAAGCACTAAACGGTCGTGCTCATTGGGGTCTTGAAGAAGTTCAGCACCTATCAATACAAGTTCCATGTCAGGAGCTTTAGGGAACGAAGCATCAAACTCACTGTCTTTTGCATTAGAGCTCCATACAAAATTCTTTTGATCTGGAGTACGTGAATAACTAGTTGCCATAAGGAACTCTTAAAATAGTGCCTTCTGTAATATCAAATGGGTCTTGAATTTCTGGATTAATTTCCATAATCTCCCACCAATATTTAGCTCCAACGCCAAAAACTTCAGAAAGATTAGAAAGGCTATCTCCGTCTTTCCAAGTATAAGAAACATAGTTAACTGTTTGATTATCAGCAAAATTTCTAAATACAGAAATTACATACTCACCTGTATATTTAGCTTCAGTTTGAGTTAACGATCCATCATAATATCTAGAAACTCTTTCAATCATGCGGGTGCCTTTCCAGTAGTTTTTAAGTATTCTTTAGTAGCTGCAACAGAAACTTTATCGCCAAACGCAGTCTTTTCATTCCAAAGAGCTGGGTAACGAGCAAAGGAAATGCTAACAGTACTGAGCATAGGAACCATATTTAAATCAAACATTGCATGGTTTACACTAAAACTAGCAACAGATCCGTAATACCGTAGGTTTTCATTTAGTACTAGCCAACAAGGAACACCTGTAGTATATCCAAAGTCAGAAGTAAAACCTTTATAACTACTATTAAAGAGTAAAGAATCTTTTAAAGGATCTCCATTTAAAACACGATACAAAAATTCAATATCGTATTCTGTTCCACGATTTAAAATGCCTGCTCTTTCTATAGGATCAAGCGTTCTTCCATAAATTTTATCTTCAGCTATTTTAGGGTTTTGTAAACGTAAGTACTTTAAATCAGGAATACGGTTAATATAAACCTCAAAGCTAACAACAGAATTACCACTTAGTAAAGTAGCAGGATCACTCGAACCCATTGTCCAATCTACAGAATTATTAGAAGAACTTTGATACCCAAATTTTTCAGGATTGTACATAAATCTAAATCCCCATTGATTTGTAGAACCCTTAGAAGACACTAGTTCTTTTAATTTATCTGGGTTTTTATTTAAAATATCTGCACTGTTTATATCTTGAAAAATTCTTCCTCGTTCACCATCAGCAAAAGCTGGAAGCTCAGCAATAAACTTATCATTTTTTGCGTGTGTTATTCTTTCACCATGTGAGATTCCTCTTGCGTCACGGTGTGGAGGTGGGTTCCACCTAACATCTCCTTTAGGAGGAGTAACTGTTGTAATATCTTTTAAACCGTTACCGCTATCTGAAGTATCACTACATGTAGCATTTGACTTAGCAGCAATCATTGGATCAGTTACATTTTTCTTAGTCCAAGCAGCTAACTTCTTTTTGTCAGCTAAAACGTCGGCACTCGGAGTACCTTTTGATTGAATTTGATCTCCATTTTTTGTACAAGTAAAGTGCTCTTGATTTCCTCTACCACCGAACTGTGCGGTTTTAAAGTTTACAACAAAGTGCCATAATCCACCATTACATTTATCCCAAACATAGTTACTTAAAACACTTATTTGATTCTGTGCCAAAATAGTATTTTTTTGCATAACCGGTGATTCACCGTATTGAGATTTTATGTATTCTTGGATAGCAACAAAAGGAAAGACAGGTGCAGTGACTACAGTAGTCCAAGTAATGCTAGGAACTACGTTTCCTGTAGTACCCCAGTTTATTTTATTACTTGCTATTGTTGTCCAGTTAGGACTAGCATCGCTCTTCCATTGGATTGCTACTGTAGGCGTAGCAATTACCTGTCCGTTTGTAGCCCCAGCTTTACGACTAAAACTTACTTTTTGATGTGACTTATCATTTATAATTTTACCTTGCGAAACATAGGCAGTTTGATCGGCAGCCGCATTTGCACTAGCAGTTACACTTATAGTTAACCCATTTGCTAACCCATTATCTTCATTGCTACCCGCATTTGGAGAAACAATTGTTCCAGTGTAGGTACCGTCAGATCCTGTAGCAACCCAAGTAGCAAAGTTATTAATCGTAGTAGCATAGATATCAACTAAATAATATACATAGTATTTAGTATTTGTTTTGTGATTAGCTGCAGTAATTTTTGTATTTTTTACTAGATAATCAGCAGTAATAGTAGAGCTCTCGTCTTGATAGCGACGAACGTTTGCATAGTAATAGGTAGCCATTAAAGGGCACTTCCAATCTGCTTAAGAATATCACTGTCTTTAAGTTTCTTGCCAATCATTCTTACTAAACGATCTGCTTCTTGTACAGTTCCCTGAGTGATTTGTACATCCATTTTGAGGTTAATAACAACGTTGCGAGAATGACTTGATGAACTTCCTACACCAACATTCATTCCTGCTGAAGGACCACCAAGATCCTCGTTAAAACCTGCGCTAGTTAGTGAAGCACTAAGAGCCGGACTAGATAGTTGAGAGGCAGATTTACCTAATTTATTTTGTGTAGCTTTTTTAGCCGACCACATAGAGTCTGAAGAAATAGCTGCAGGCCCAGCTACTACAGCTGCACCTGAAGATATAGGACCAGATGGAGCACCACTTAAGTATGGTGCTGGATCAACCTTAACACCTTTTTCATTAAGAATTTCAAAGTGAAGGTGTGGACCGGTAGAGTTACCCGCACCAGGAGCACCAGCTTTACCGCCAGACTTACCAACAGTTTGTCCAGGAACAACTTCCTGTCCTCTAGAAACACCAATTTGAGACAAGTGGCCGTAACGAGATGCTGTGCCATCCTCATGTTTTACTTCAATCCAATTTCCATAACCATTAGCATCATTACCAATAGTACTTACAACACCGTTGGTAACAGCGGTTAAGTTACTTCCTACGGGGGTTCCAAAGTCTATACCTTTGTGATTAGAAGAAATTCCCGGATGGGCAGAGTTATCACGTGGACCAAATGGAGAAGTGATTGGGGTTGCTTTTGGAACAGGGTATAAGAAAGCTGATGCTTCACCATCGTTAGGGCCACCAACTCCTAGGTTACCGTGATCATTTGGACCACCAGAACCAAAGAATCCTGCAATGCCTCCGATAATAGATCCAGCAACAATACTTAAACCTAATGTTTCAGGAGCAAACATTGCTCCAATTGCAGCTCCTGTAGCAGCGCCAGCACCTGCAGCGGCAAGTGTACTGCCCCCACGTGTAACGCTTTTAGAAGCTCCTACTTTTTTACCTAAAGCTTTTCCGCCCTTACCAACACCATAACCTACAGCACCTGCACCTAAACCTGCACCTGCTACTGTTGCACCGGCTGCTAATCCTCCAGCTAATCCTGCACCTTTACCAAGAAGTCCAGCAACACCTCCGCCACCCAGTAATCTACTTAACAATGCAAACTGTATAAGAGTTGATGCGGCACCTGCTAGTGCGCCTGTAAATTGAGCAATAACTCCTCCCATGTTTCCTGCATTAGGAAGAGTCTGTAAAATTCCTTTAAGGGTCATTAATCCGTCATTAACAGGGCCAAGAGCATCTGCCATTTTACTGTACGCATCATTAAGAGCGGCAGTAGTACGAAGGGATGCATCATAACCACCAACTAAACCTTGTTCAGTTGCAGCAAGTTTTTTATTTTCACTAGAGTTAAATCTAAAATTAGCACGAATAGGTGAGCTTTGATCTACACCCATTGCGTTAAGAATCTTGTTAGGGTCTTTCATTTGACCTGCTGTAAGAGCTTTGCCATTGGATGCACGTGCAAGAATACCTGACTGAATCATCTGCATCAGCTGAGGATCGCCACCAGTAATTTGTTGAATGGTTGCGTAACCCTTACTTCCAGGGTTTAATACAAGAGCAGCCTGTTGTTTTGTAATCTTTTGACCACGATACAAGAAACTATAAACATCATTAATAATTTGATTAGGCGGTTTTAAGTTACCTTGACGGTCACGAATTTGAATCCCAGCACGTAAGAAACTCATGCCGTTCATGCCTGCCACACTTGCAGCAGCAGATTCATTGCTCATGCCAGACATGGCGCTTAATCCGCCAATTTGACTCATGATATTTTTAGAACTTAATGAGCTAGCTGTATAACCACCTTGATACATTAAGTTCATTGCAGCCATGGTTGGACCCATAGCGCTTGTTGCTCCACCACCTACCTGGCGGTTAGCCTGCATAATTGCTTGACGTGAGGACATTCCGCTAAGACCTGCATAAGTATCTGCACCCATACGCTGCGTGACAGCAGCCATAGTATTAGGTGCCATCTTCATGTATGTGCTAGCGCCAAATGCAGCTACGCCAATACCTATTCCAACTTTTTCAGCACGTGTAAATGAACCAAGACCAAGACGTCCAGCGCCTGGTCTGTCAGAACTCATCTTACTTGTAGCAGCTTCAGTGTCTTTAATAGCCTTAGACCACTCTTCAACCATTTGGTCTACAAGTTTTTTAGCTTCTTTAAAGTACTTAATAAAGTTTTTAGGTAGGCCATCAAAGTCTACTTGATCCGACATAGATGCAAAACCGGTTGACTCAGCATCAGAAGGGTTTTCCATATTTCCAAACGCCTCTGCCATTTACATCACCGCCTTATTCTAGCCGTAGCTCTTTCTAGCCAATTTATACGTTCTCTCATGCTGAGATTACGTACCTCGTGTAGGGTCCACCCCGGATAGTTCTGGACTATTAAGTCCTGCATATCCATAAGTAGTTCGTAATCAACCTCGTTAGCGAAACAACTCCGCTAAAGTTAGCGGAAGCGGTACCTCCGCGCCGCAAGACTGACAAGGGACTTTAATTTCACTGAGTTGTGGGCCTGGGTTGCGGTTTGTAATCTCCTGAAGAATTTCTCTACGGTCTTTTAATCCTAGTTTGCGAACGTCGTCCATTCCCAAAACTGGCATACCGTTGATAGATTCAATACAGTTTTTCAAAAGAATTGTATCCAATTCTGCTGAAGTTTTGTTGGTAGCAGTTACAATAGCTTTTTGAGTACTGCCTGTAGGCAGAGTAACTACTACTTCTCCAACCTTACACTTAACTGTAAAAGTATGTTCCCCATCAAGTTTCTTGAGTGGTACATCCTTAGACAGATCTATTTCAAAAGTCTGTTCAAAGCTACAACTAGGGCATTCTCCAGGTCCTAATTTAATATCAGAACCAAAGGTAGCCTTTCTAATTGCCAGTAATAATAGCTCACGGTCACCTGCATAGAGAGCATCTAGCGTCTCTTTGTCAGCTGGTTGATCACCAATCTTTACTGTTGCTCTTTCAAGAATTGTTAAAAGAGCTTTACCTGGATCGGTAATCTTAGAGATAATCTCTTCGTCTAATCCAGTTAATTCTCTAATTTCAGCGGTAGAAATAAAACCTTTAATTGGATCTAAAAATCCACCTAATAGTTCTACATCTGTATCAGGCGGTGGCGTAGTATTTACCTTGGGAGTATTACTAGCCACCACCGGATCAGAAGGTTTCATAGCTTTATTAGCTAATTCATTTGCTAAAGCTGGGTTGATTGCTGCATTTATAGCGGTATCTGTAGTCATATTATTCACCTTTAATTAGTTTATTTACCAGCAGTTAATGAAATTTCCGCAGCAGTATTAGCTAGTGTGTAATCTGTTGCGTATGCTACATCAAATCCTTCGTGTACTAAAGACATTTCTTCTACCATAAGGGTATTAGCTCCTGCATCTAGATTGCTATAGGATAGTGATGAGATCCAAGCGTTGTAAACCTTAAAGCGAAGTGAGGTATGTTGAGAACTAGCAACAGTTGCTTGAACCTGTGGAGTACCTCCACCTGTACTTGCTTGAGGATTTGGATGGCTAAGAACTTGAATATCAATGTCGCAACGAAATCCCGCACCTACACCTTGACTAATTGAAGGTGTAATTACTGAGAAAAGGCGCTTCATCCATAGGGCATTTGAGTTCTGTCCTAGCATTACTCCCTTAGAAAGAGTAATTGGGGTGAATGCTGATTGACCAGGGATCTGGTGAACGTTAGTATTGTATCCACCTTCACGATAGGCAATAGGCTCCGTTGTTACGCTCAACCCTGATAGGGAAACAAATCCCAGTGTTGCTGGCTTTGCGGCATCGGTCCATTCAGCTGTTGGTTTAAATGTAACTAAGAATCTAAAATTACGGACTGGATCCGTCATCAAAGTACTTAGTGGATTTGTATAGGCTGCCATTTTTTATATCTCCTTTACGCTGTAGCGTTTCCGGTTAGTTGTCCAATTTTAATGACAACGAACTCTGCTGGGTATTCAAGAGCAACGCCTATTTCAATGTTAACTCTACCGGCTTGAATTTCGGTAAAGGGATTGTTAGTATCATTGCATCGCACATAGAATGCTTGACTTGGGTTTGTTCCACGTAAACCACCAGCTGTCCAATAAGCAAGTAGGAAGCTGTTTAGTGTAGTGTTAATTTGAGACCAAAGATTTGCATCATTATTCTCAAAAAGAGCAAACGATGTTAGATCATTCATAGACTTCTCAATGTAAATCAAAGAGCGTCGAAGATTGATATAACGATTATTAGGTGTATTATCAATAGTACGACCGCCCATGATAACAATGCCTGCACCAGGAACCTGACGAATAGCATTAATAGGGTCTACGCTTGTATTGATAGTGTCTAGCTCAGCGTTAGTAAATAGGTGCTCAGTAGCTAAGGCAAGAGCCATAACATTTTGAAGACCTGCTGGAGTCTTAGATGGGCCACGGCTTGCATCTGTAGCAAGGTACTGACCAACAACACCAGCGCCTGGAGCTTGTAGGCGAGTTACGCCAACGCTCTTAGTTGCATCTGGGATGCTATACCATGGGTAGTAAGCTGCAGCAATGTTTCCTGCGGTACTTCCAGCAAAGATAGCTGTTGTAGCTGTAACTTGATCTTGTGCTGCAGAAACTGATAGTCCAGAAGGAGTATCAATAACAGCAAAGCAATCTGTACGACCAGCAGCATAGATTACAGCATCGCCGTGAATCTGTGCAGTTAGTGTACCAGATGCAGCATATGGAGCATCAGGTGCGTAAATAACCAATGGGTTAATTACAGAATCAAATGTAGTCCAAGCTGTTGAGTAATCTGTACGACCAGGGGTTCCACCGTCAGCACCACCTGCAAGTGATGTAGGAGAAACAAGTACTCCAGGAGACTTAGTAGCATCAAAACCTGCTGTAAGAACTGTAATAACAGAGCTAGGATTAGAGTTAATAATTGAACGCACAAAGTTTCTGTCTGTAGAAGACATGCTTAGATCAGAATAAGATTCTACCAAGCTAGTTACAGAAGTTCCACTAGTTGTGGTTGTCTGGTAGACCTCTAGACCAAAACGGCTAGCAGATCCTGCAGCTACAATCTTAACTGCGTAGTTGCTAGACCAAGATCCTGGGCTAACTGCGTTGACAGTAAATACTGGTGCAGAAGCTACAGTAGTTACTACAGTAGCTGTAGCAGATGCGCCGGTTACGGCAGTACCTGTAGCAGCGCTTGTAACAGTAAACTGTGAGCCTGAACGAGTTGCAATAACTACGTTAGTTAAGTTAAATGCTGTTGTTGAAAGACCAGTAATAGATACGGTTTGTCCAGCAGCAAAAGTATTTGTAGCTGTGTAAGTAATTGTGCCAGAGGCTGCAGAAGCTGCAGTTACGGTAGCAGTAGCGGTGGTTGTAGTTCCTGTACCATCGTTAATTACTAGAGCACCTACAGCAGAACCTGTTGCAATAACACGCTTTACATATAGGTCACGGCCGCCATTAGCAAAAAAGTTATAGGCAGCCCAAGTGGTTGGGTATGAGTCGTTTAATCCACCAAAAGCTTTAACAAAATCTGTCCAAGTACTTACTAGTACAGGGGCAGTTGTGTTGCCTTTAGGAAGAGCTCCAGCAAATGCGCCAACAGCGTTTGCAGTATTTGCAGGCTGTACAGCTTGTTGCAGAGCTACTTCTTGGATATAGACTCCGGGACGGGCAAAGTTTGCCATTCGGGGTTACTCCTTCGGTTAGGTTGTTGTCTTAGGTAGGCCGGATTATTTACGGTGTTGTGGTAAAAGGTACATTTTGAGAGAGGATTGATGGATTTACATCCGTTACCTGATACACAGCGGTGAATTGATCAACGAATAGTTCAGAGCTTATACGGATGTTATAGACATTGCTAAAGAGGCGTTTGCCACCTTCAGTAGTATCTCTTTTTGAGAACCCCAACATATCCAAACGACGGTTAGTACCGTCTTGAGGAATGGGTAGTTGCCCAAATCTAAATGGTAGTCTACCAGGTGCAAACAACTTTGCCATAATCTGACGATCATGGCGAGGCTGACGGGACCAGGTTGAGACTTGGTAGATTAAATCTACAGGGATAGGAAAGTTAACTTGCTGATTAATAGAGCCGTCTTCATTAAGATTAGGTGTGGTGCCTTCTGGTGTATAGGTTAAATCAACCCAACCTCTATGAGCACGCTCTGTATCTTCACGAACGCCTACTAAGTCTAGGGTAATATAGGGGTAGCTCTGTTGACGGATATCTTTATCTGGTTGTCCATAATAGACAGCAACAGGGCGGGCAGAATTACCACCATCTGAAACGGTGATACCTTGAAGTAGCGTCTTTAGCGCTTCGTCTTCATTAATAATAAATGGCATTATCTAGCCCCCAATACAAATGTTCGTAGAGCTGGGGCAGGAGGAGCATCTTGAGTGCCGTACTCTAATGTGAGTACAGATTCTTCAAGGCTCTTTGGGTATGAGATGGAGTGAGACTTACCATCATGAGAAACCATAAGGTTATTTGCAACTTCTTCTGGCCAGCCATATGAAGAGGCATGGCTACGAAGGTTCTTTGTATATTCTTTTACTGCTTGCTTCTCTGCAGCAATGATTATGGAGTTTAAGGTTTTTTTGAAACTAGCCACGGTTACGGAGCCAATTCGTTAGCAAATACCCTGCAGCAAAACCAAGAACGATTTTCTTACCACCGTTTTGATTAAGGCTGGCTAAGCCACGAACAAACTCCTGTTTATCGGCATCAGTCTCTTCACGAGCAAGCCGATTAGCTAAATTAATCATAATTCCTCCATAGGAAGATGCAGGGTGTTACAAGCAGGGTTCCGGATTACTCCGGCGTCATTAGTAATCATAAACGAAAAAACCCCCTTGCGGGGGCTAATCGTTACTTCTTTTTCTTTGCCTTACATGCCTTGCACTTGCCACAAGTACAGGCTTTGCCTTTAACCTTCTTGGCTAGCTTGGCATCGTTCTTTTCGTCCTGCTTTTCAAACTTTTTCTTTTGAGCCGGGGTCATGCCCTTTTCAAACTTCTTGTCATCATGAGCCATTACATGCCCTTCTTTCTTACTGCGCTAGTCTTCTTAGCCTTACCCTTTGAGTCAGACTTTTTAGCAAACTTCTTATTAGCAGCCGCTAGGGTCTTCATGCCGTGCTTGTCTTTAGGCTTCATGCAGCCACAGGTAGCACACATTACTTTTTCTTCTTTGCACGAAGGGCAGCGAAGTCAGAGCTTTCTAGCTTGCCATCTTTGTCCATATCAAGCTTCTTCTGCTTTGGAGACATTTTTTTTGTAGTCTTCTTAGCGCCCTTCTTGCAGGCACCCTTACATCCCGGCTTTGAACAGCCGCATCCACATGACTTACACATTATTTCTTACCTTTCGTATGGGGGTTCTTCTTATGCCATTCTTTAGTTGCCTTGACGCCTTCTTTAATCGTCTTAGCTCCGGCCTTTTTTGTTAGGTTAATCTTATCCCACTTAGGGTCATTTTTTCCCGCATGGTCAACGATAACATCACCTTGTTTGTTCTTCTTAACTACGTGGACTTTGCCACTAACCTTTAACTTTGCCATTTTACCCCTATAGTGAAGTCTGATCAAAGGCAGAATACCCAGCATAGTGCTGGAACTGCGAATCATTGACAAGCTCTTCGGCGTTGACTTGCTCACAGGATACCTGTAACAAGGTGTATTTGTCTTTGATTATACCTCTAGGAGATACCTGTGTAGGTGAAAAGACTTCATTTCTAAAGACAATTCGATCACGTAGGTAAGCATCTGGGTTGATCTCTACAGTTGAAAGCTCACGACGATTAGCCGCATTTCCACCATAGAAATTTAAATGGTTCTCAATAACGTCAACGTTAATGGTTACAGTTAAGATATCGGTGTTATAAAAACCGCGGTCGTTCTGTACTGTAGCACCCTGCTCTAGGTGAGCATTAACTACGGGAATAGTAAATGGGCTGAGCCACTTACGACCTCCACCAATAACTGAAGATCCTACATCATAGATAGGATCTACTGCAGTATTAACTGGATCAAAGATCCACCAGTCTACAAATGTACCTACGGTTTGAACAAGCTCAACGTTAGTTCCCGATGCGCTGGAACCACGTTCGTAGGAGATATTAAATCTGCCCTCACGTTGATCCCCACGCATAATTAAGCTCCTACAATTGGAGGAGTAAAAGACTTAGTTGTTTTGTTGTATGTCCAACCCGGGTAGATATCACTATTAGTGTCATTCTTGATATCTGTAATATCTACAATAGTAGGTTCACTTAAAAGAATTGCGGCTAGACGATCATGAGTATGTAAAATATCCACTACCTGCCCATCAATAATAAAAGCAATTTTATTAAATGGAATTTCGGATGCGTTTCCGGTCATTCTGTCTCCTTAAATGATACTTGCATTACGCCCCACTTACCAAGTGGACACGAGGCATTAGGAAGCTTTGTCTTTAGATTCATCATACATCCGCACTCTTTGCACTGGTTAGTTAATTTAATTAACTGAGGGCATTCAAGGCAAATATTAAATCTTTGTTCTGCTATCTCTGTTTCTACTCGACCTAGGTTCTTATTGAATAAGTCCCACGGGCGTGCAGGTCTTTCAAATGGATCAGCCATATTGTAGTCCTAACCAGATATTTTAAAATTGTCTACTGTAGATCCCTGGCCAAATGGGCTAGAGGTCTTAATAATACCATAATTGTTTGCTTTTGCAGGCGAGGTTGCAGTATGTGTACCAGAGGTTAATAGTCCCGTAAAGTCAGAATTTGAGTAGGCCTGATAACTTAGTACATTTCCTTGAGTATTTAAACGAAGAGCCCCAACTGAGCCACTTACGCTTATATCTCCAGTAAGGTTTGTGATAGTTCCACCCACTGAACGAATTAGTTTTATATAATAGTTATTGGTAATTGACCCGCAAGTTTGGCAACCACCGCCGTATTGATCACAATTAGGGTAAGTTCCACCACCGTAGCAAGTAGACCCGGTATAGTAATATGCAACTCCGCAGTCAGGATTTGCACAACTATAGCAAGTAGTTGTTCCGGCTGTTGTAACTGTACAAACACCTGTTGATTGGTTAGCTGTACCGCCGCTTGGGCAACTATAGTAACCAGTACCAAACGATGTAACGTAGCAACGACCGCCACTTTCAGTACCACTACTACAAGTACAAGTAGTAACTCCACCTGTAGGTATATAGCAGCTGTAGTTACCTGGGTGACCACTTTCTCCCTCAGGACATTCGTAACAGTATGATCCAGTGCCACCTGAGTAACAATCAGATGTGCTATAACAATTATAGTTGGTTGGGTCATTAACTTGAGTTTGACTACATCTACGACCATAAATAACAGCAGAGCCTATATATTTCCAACCACTTACACTTGTTGTACAGTTAGCAGCACCAACATCAGTTACAGTTGTTCCACCTGGAACATAAGTTCCTTGATAGGTACTAGTACCTCCGCCAGAAGTAGTAGAGCCGCAATAATAACAACTAGTGCAGGTATTATAAACTGGTACTGGATAAGTATCGCAGTGGCCATTACAGTAACAGTTACATGAATAGGTAGTATTTACTTGGGTTTGAAAAGAAACTAAAGCATACCAGTTATTAGCATCGACTACCCAAGCAGCAACACCGGTACCATTACTAACACCGGCTCCTACAGTAACATCGCTAACACCGTAAGCTACGGTAGCAATAGCGTTTGAACTTGCGGCAGTATCTGATTGAGCAGCAGATCCATTGGCGTACCAAGTACCTGTAACGTTAGTCCAGGTCTCTCCGCTATCTGCTGTACCTAAAACACCTGAAACTGAGCGGTTAAAAGAGTCTGTAATTGGACCAAGAAACCAACGTACCCAAGTAGTAGCGTCTGTTTTTAACCAAGCGCTCTTAGCAAGGCCCCAAGAATTGGAGCTTGTTTTTACTTGAACGTCAGTTACGCTACCCCAGTTGCTGGCATCTAATTTTATTTTGGCAGGCATTATGCGTAGACAATCCAGATATCCCCGACGTTGCCGTCGCTGCTTATTGGTGCTACAGTTCTTGTATAAACGTTTCGGACAACTCCTGAGCCAAGGGCTGCAGTAGTAACTGTTCCATTACTTTGACCAACATAAGATGTTACTGGTGCTACCCAAGTAGCAGTTGTGCCGTTGCTTGTTAAAACGGTTCCATTGGCGCCTATGCCGAGTCTAGATACAGCTCCAGCTCCTGACCCAAGGATAAGGTCTCCGGCCGTTGTAACGGTCGCTAGAGGGATTTTAGAGGTATCTGTAGGCACACCCCAGACAACTGAACCAGCACTTACAATAAGTGATTGACCGTTAGATCCAATACCTAGGCGAGTAACTGTTGCGTTACCAGATCCCAGAATAAGATCTCCCGCAGTTGTAATTGTAGCTAGGGGAATCTTAGATGCCGCAGCTGTGGTATTTGAACTAATTGATGTAGTAAGAGTTGTGTAATCAGAACTACCTACATAGAGAACGTTAGATGTAGCAACCTTAGGCAAACCAGCTGCGTCTAAGTTAAAACCAAGTACGCTTGCGTATGAGTAAGCTTCGATAAGATTAAGACTTGTAGCTCCAGCACGAAGGGTTAAGCCCTTGTTGTTAGTGGTAGTGATTGTGCTTCCACCAGAAATTAGTGGGTAAGGAGCTCCAGATACACCAGAGATAAGACCAGCCTCAATATTAGCAATACGATCATAAACAGTTCCCCAAGTAGTTGCTTGAGAGAATGAGCCAGACCATGTAGAGGTAAGAGGGTTTTGCGATGTAGCAGCGCTACCTAGTACCGCCTCAATCTGCTTAACTTCCTCTTGGAGGGAGTTAACGTTGTCCGCAATAACAGTGTTGACAAGGTCTTGCTGAGCGGTATAGTTTCTTACGCTATTGGGAAATACTGCTGCCATGTTTAAATCCTAACGTCTATTATGTATTGTAGTTTACCAGCTAAGACAGCTCTTGTCTCTGGGTTTACTAAAGTGCGTATCGAATAACTACTAGTCCTGGTCCACCAGCTGTGTGATAATTTGGCTTACACACACCTGGAATATAATATTGATTGGTACTTTGAGGTGCGTTTGGAGCCTCAGCATAGTAAGAAACATCATTACCTGTAGTAGTTGTACCTGAAGTTACTCCGCCGACATATCCTGCACCACCGCCCCCAGCTGAAGAGTAGTAATCACTTCCACCACCGCCACCATAGAAACCAGCTCCACCGCCACCGCCACCATAAGTGCCGTTATTAGACATAGAGCTCCCGTCTCCTCCGCCACCAAAACCACCTAGTTGACGGGTGTTTCCAGAAGGAGATCCATACCCACCGTATAGTGCGCCTCCAGCTTGGCCATCACCATAGCCACCACCAGTGTCAGGACCAAAAGCACCACCAGCAGATTGAGTTCCTCCATAGCCACCTACACGTCCAGTACCAATAGGTCCTCCACGATTATCGCTATAACCACGGTTACCTGTAGTACCGCCACCTGCACCACCGTTAGCAGCAGAGCCGCTACCTCCAGAACCACCACCACCGCCAGCTGCAATAATTAAAGCACGTGCTTGACCTGTGGCATCAAATGTAACTGTAGAGCTTCCTGAGAATACGCCGCTTAATCCTCCGCCACCCCCAGCATACCCTGCTATGTTAGAGCCTTTAGATCCGCCGCCTCCTACAATAACTGCGTAGTCTTGAGCAGAAGCAATAGTTAAAGTACCTGTTGAATACCCGCCAGAACCACCGGAAGATTGATCACCACCACCGCCAGCTGCACCCCAGCAAAAAATTTCTACTGTTATTGGCTTTCCTACAGAAAACGTAGCTTGACCAACAGTAGAGAAAGTATGTATGCGATATCCATTTGCTACAGTAATTGTTCCACCAGTAACGGGTGCGCTAAGATGATCCCAAGACAAAGATCGTTTTGTTCCTGATGCAGAACTTGATGTTGATAGATTACGAATTCCCATTAGAATGTCACCGAACCTGTTCCAGCAGTAAATTTATAGACCTTGTATCCGGCTCTTGTTGTTGTGTCTAAGGTGTATGTTAGACCGCCACCAATAGATGTAATATTTGGGTACGTATTTGGGTACGCAACAATCACGACACCAGAACCACCCGCTGCTCCATACCAAGCGTTAGTTGCTTGAGGGTTTGAGTTATCCCAAGTTCCTCCACCACCACCGCCTCCAGTGTTTGCATCTCCTGCAGTTGGTGCAGCAGCAGTTCCTGAGTAAGGCTGACCGCCTCCCCAACCTCCGCCACCTAAAGACCGCTTCATTGGTACATAACCCGCATAGGCACCCCAACCTCCGTTAGAGCCAAGACCTTCGGTTCCTCCGTTACCGCCACCACCATAGTAAACATACACACCTGTTATTGAGTACGCTAGGCCGTCTCCGCCAACAGGACCAGGACTATTTGATTCTAATGTTCCTGACTGATAACCTTTTAGCCCGGCTGCTGCAGCACCGCCACCACCGCCACCATCAAGGTGATTATTATCTACTCGGTATTGAACCCCGCCAGCGTAACCATTTCCAGAAGCAGCCCCATTAGAAAAACTACCACTGGAACCATTACCGCCTACAGCAGTTACTGTAGCAAAAACAGAAGAGGCGCCCTGTTGTCCATTACCACTATTGCCTGGAACTCCAGCAGCCCCACCTGCACCAACCGTTACAGTAAATGCTCCTGAAGGTTTTGCAAAGGCGGCGTTATAAGTTACTTGGCCTGCGCCACCGCCACCACCACAATTATACCCTCCGCCTCCGCCTCCACCAACTACTAACAACTCAAAAGTTGCAGGGGCAGAGACTTGGGCTGATTGATCAAAGATAGTTTGCGATTTTGTAAGACCTCGAACTACAGATGAGGTAGACGCACGAGAAATAGCCATGCTGGTTATTCCCCTCTGTTAGGATATTTCGGAACCGAAAGCCTGGAATGTAAGTGATGTAGCTGCTGATGCGTAGACCTGAATTGAGTTCAAGGTAGCAAGAGTAATGCCTAGTGTAAGGGCTACAGTGTCATTCGCAGCAATCGTTGTGTCGTATGCAATGTAGTGCTCAGAAGCTAGAGTAGTTCCTGTTGCTGGCTTAATAGCAATGCGGAATGTCTTAGCTGAGCTTGTGATGTTGCAAACTGTGATAGTAGATACTACTGCGCTAGTAGACGATGGAACTGCGTACAGTTCTTCCATCGTAGTAGCGGCAGAGTGTTTTCTACCAAGTACCTTATAAGCTGTTGCCATTGTTTATGCTCCCATCAGCATGAAGATTTGAGGATTTGGATCTGTAGTAATTGCGGCCCATGAAGCTGCAGTACCATTGGTTGTTAAGTAGTTTCCGCTCTGACCTGTCTGTGTAGGCAAAGCATCAACAGTAGCCCAAGATACAGCACTTCCATTAGTAGTAAGATACTTACCACTATTAGAAGTCTGAGTTGGAATAATTCCGCTGATTTGAGTTTGAATAGCGCTTGTGACGCCAGACAAGTACCCGATTTCAGTATTGGTTACTGAACCAATTGTAGCACTACCCACAACAATGCCTGCATATGTAAGTCCGGCTTCGCCAAAGTTTACAGTTGAGGTTGGCTTTGTTGTAGCATCTTTAAAGAATTTAACTAGTCCATCGGATGCGTCACGAAGAACTCCAGCAAATTTACGCTTAGTTGTAACTTCTGCAGTTCCCGCTGGAGATACCGCAGCCGAGGTTACGTTAGCGTTGGTCTTATCAAAAGTAAATGTAGTTGTAGTAGGCACAGCCTTGACTACATAAGTTCCGTTAAATGTAGCATCAACGCTTCCAACAACCACAATATCGCCAACAGCAAAACCATGAGTTGTAGAGGTTGTTAGGGTAGCCACATTAGATGTAAGAGCTTTGTTAGAAACAGCCTTAGTAATAGTAGACACAGACGTTGCATACTCTGCAACAAGACCTAGGTCTACAGCATCTGTACGGTTATCGCTACCTACAAAGATTAGAGGATCTGCTACAGATAACGTTGTTGTCTGTAGAGACGAGCTTGCCCCACCAAATGTTAAGCTACCTGCAATATTAATATTGCCAGTAATACCCACACCACCAACAACTGTCAAAGCACCTGTTGTAGGGCTAGTAGAAGGTGTTGCAATATTAATTGCTACGCTTTGGTCAGGAGTAATAACCATTTGACTATTGTTAGAAGCTAGTCCACCAGCAGCAAAAATAAGTTTATTTTGTGAGCCAGTATCACCAGTAGCTAGCACTAGGTTACCTTGGTCAGTTCCGCCAGCTGCACCAACCATAAATATGTAGCCGTCACCTTTGCCAGTAATTGTGAAGTCTGGGTCTAGGAAGGCTGAAGAGGTGATACCCATATCAATGTAGCCATCTGAATCGGTTCCATTGTTTGAGTAGGCAATAAAGTCTGTAGAAGCTGTAGCTGCTGCGCTAGAGTTCTTGAAAGCAATCTGAGCATAGTCAGTAGCTGTAGTCTGGAAAACAGCTACAGGGTTTGTAAGTGCGGCGGCTGTAGAAAATGTAGAAGCTGCACTACCTACATAAAGAATTCCACTAAAGTTGCCATCAACAAAGGTGCCTCCGCTAGCTTCAGCAGCGGCAAGTGCCTCAATAGCTTTTGAAACGTAGACAAGGTCTTTAGCGGTAAATAAGGTAGCAGCTAGCGATGAGGCTATCTCCGACTTAACTAAGCCAATTTCTGTGGTTAATGCCATGTGGTTTCTCCTTGATTCCTTGGGTAACTATACGCCAATATTGAGGGATAGGTCGTCTATATCCCCCTGAATAATTTCAATGGCTGCATCTACAGCCGCCTTCTCCGCTGGGATGAAGGCTACAAGTCGGTTGCTTAGATATCCTGGCATTATGTAGGTATTCCTATCCATTCTTGATTTTCTTCGTCCCACTCATATGGCAATCCATCATTTGGCTTAGGAACTGGCGGGTGCCAGACACATGTTTCAGTATTTAAAGTCCAAGACTCAAAAGGTTTTGCACGGTAAAAAGCATCTAGTGCTGGGTCGTAAATCCCACCTAACGTTGCGTAATTTTTTCTAAAAGGTGTGCCACCTAATATATGAGAACCAGACAAAGTATTGTAAGACGTACGCTTACAGGTTAAGCCACGAAACTCTCCGTAGTGCTCTTCCCAATTAATATCACTTTCGTTTTCGTCTTTTCCAACAATAACCTCAACGACAACGTTGTTCTCGTCTAAAAATGCATAGTGTGCCATTAGAATTTAATTGCCCCTGTTCCACCAGTAAATCGGTATACACGGTAACCACTACGAGTTGGTTGGTCGTAGCTAAGGCCAGCACCAATAGATGCTAGTGCTGGGTAAGTATTTGGGTATGCAATAACTACTACGCCTGAGCCTCCTCCACCAGAGAAGGTTCCATTACGCTCTCCACAACCTCCGCCTCCTCCAAGGTTATTTGTACCACTTGTTGCAGTATTGTTGCCACCTTGACCACCGCCGCCAGAACCTCCAGCAGGAGTGTTGCTTCCTTCTGAGCTTCCTCCACCGCCACCAGCATAGGTAACAGAACCACCAGTTATTGAAGATGCAGCGCCATTACCACCTTGACCACCACTATTATTATCTCCATTAGTTCCTGCAGCGCTAGCTCCACCACCACCACCACCAGTTTTATTTGATGAGGCATTGTTAAAGTCTCCACCTTTATTTCCCTGACCAGCAGTACCTGATCCACCTGTCCAGTTACCACCACCGGTAGCTGCAGCTCCACCACCAGAACCTCCAGGACGACCAACGTTATTTGCAACTGTGTAGCACCCACCACCACCGCCACCAGTTGAACTAATTGAGCTAAATGTTGATGGAGAACCATCGTTTCCTTGAAGGTTAGTGGATCCAGTGTTGTTGTAAGCAGCACCTCCACCACCCACAGTTACAGTGTAATTAGTATCAGGAAGTAAAGTACCTAAGGTAAAAGTACCTGTTCTCATACCTCCAGCACCACCACCACCACCGTGGTACTGATTAGTAGCTCCTCCGCCACCCCCAGCAACAACTAAGTACTCAACATCTGGTACTTGCGATGCTCCAGAGGCTGCAATAACTCCCAATAACAGTGGCATATTACGCCACCAAGTTACCGATAAGAAGGAATGTATTAGTAGCAGTTACAATAATTTGAGCAGAGGCCCACTGACCGTTAAGCTTGTACTTAGAGCCGTTAGAATTTAAAGTGCCGCTTGTTGCAATAGTTAGCTGACCAGAACCTGTTTGTACAACAGTCAATACTGTGCCTTGTGTAAATGTTCCTGTAGGAATAGTAACTGTGCCTGCTGTAGAACCGTTAGAAGCCAGAATAATTTTGTCTTTATCTGAAGCCTGCAAGGTGTAGGCATTAGAGCTAAATGTAGGTGTCACATATGTCTGCAGTAGTGGGGCATAGGCTGCAACAGCTGTTGTGACGTCAGAAGTTGTGGCTAATGTTCCATTACTTGAAGGCATAGTAATAACAGCTGATCCAGAAGTGATTGAGCTTGGAACTGTTACTGTACCTGTAAATGTAGGAGAAGCTAACGGAGCTTTAGCGTTTAGTTGAGTCTGGATTGCAGAGGTTACTCCGTCTAGGTAACCAAACTCTGTATTAGATACATTGCCTACTGTGAGTGAAGAGGCCGTTAAAGGACCTACTTGAAGATCCCCATAGACAAGCCCTGCTTCTGAAAAATCTACTGTAGAGACTGGTTTAGTAGTGGCATCTTCAAATACCTTTGTTACACCATCGGATGCATCTCGAACCATTCCGCCAAATCTACGCTTTGATGATACGACTGCTGAGCCTGAGGCTGATACAGAGCTAACGTTAGTTGCAGTCTTTGCATAAGTAAAGGTAGTTGTTGTTGGTACTGAGGCAACCACATATGTCCCATTAAATGTAGCATCTACACCAGAAACAACTACGTAATCTCCTACAGCAAAGCCGTGAGTAGCAGAAGTTGTAAGGGTTGCAACATTTGAAGTTAAAGCTTTGTTAGATACTGTCTTTGTAATGGTTGCTACGGTAGTGGCATACTCAGTAACAACGCCTAGGTCTACAAGGTCTGCAGTATTAGAATTACCAACAAATACAAGTGGGTCAGTAACTGAAAGATTTGCGGCAGATACTGTGGTTCCTGCGCCACCAAAAGTAATTGTTCCTTGAATAGCAACGCTACCCTGTACGTTCATATCACCTTGAATACCAACTCCACCAACTACCTGGAATGCTCCAGTTGTAGCAGAGGTAGAAGGGGTTGCAATATTAACTTTAACGTTTGCATTTGGAGTAATTGTCATCTGGCTTGTACCAGACTCATAACCACCGGCAGCAAATACAATCTTGTTTTGTGTTCCGTTAGCACCAGTAGCAAGGACTAAGTTACCAGCACCTGATGTACCAGTAGGGGCTGACATAAAAATATATCCATCGTGTGGGCCAGTAATTCCGTAGGTAGCAGAGTTAAATGTTGCTCCTGTGATACCCATATCGATCCAGCCAGCACCATCTACGCCATTATTAGCGTAGGCAATGATGTCAGTTGAAGATGAAGATGAAGCGTTGTGTACTGCAAGCTGACCAAATGAGTCGTTAGCACTTGTAACATTAAATACACCTGTTGGGCTAGTAAGACCAGCTGAAGTATTAAACGCTGAGGCGCCAGTTCCTACATAGATAATAGTTGGGGATAGCGAGGTAAATGACGGAGAGCTAGTCCAAGCAGCTGTAGAGCCATTGGTAGATAAAACTTTATCTGCGTTACCTGTTTGAGAAGGTAGAGCGTTAGTTAGCTGAGCAGCTGGGATCTTAACGTTAGCATCTAGGGTGGCAACACCGTTTGCAACTCCTGCTAGGGCAAGGGTGTCTACAGCGTTAGATACCTCAACGGCATCTTTTACGGCCTTGGTAAGAAGTAGGTAGTCCTGAGCGCTTAGGGATACGTTTGCAGTATTAAGCTTGTTTTGCAACGCCGTATTGAACGTTGTCATAGTAAATGTTGCCATGAGGTCTCCTAAGGTATTCTTGTATTATAGACCAACAAGGGCATAAACTAAGGCTTTATCAGCCTGTGTTTGAGCCGCTGCTGCTGCTGCCAATGCTGTTTCGTATTCAGTTCCCGATACATTTGTATTATCGATACCTGCTAGTGATACTGATATATCCGCAGAAGAGGTACGAACATAAAGTTTATCATCTGGTTGTAAAGGAAACCGGAAGGTTTCCAAAGAGTTATTTCCTGATATTGGGGAGTTATAAGCAATAGTGGCGTGGTTAGCTGGGGTTGCATCCTGGCCTGTAGGTATTACCCAAACTCTGATTGTTGCTGCATCAGAAGACTTATTTGTGGCAATTACAGATACAAGGGCAACACGAGAACCAGTGCGGGTATACAGAAGCGTATCTGTATTAGCCCCTGGATTAGATACTGCTAGACGTGAGATAGCCATTTAATCCTCCGTAAGAGTAAAGCATGTATCGCAAATAGGTGGGTCTATAAACACACCGTTTACGTATTGGCCACCCATAAAGGCCTTGTACTCAAAGTCCTCAACAAATGTTGTTGTCTTGTCCAGTCCAAGGGACAAAAAATGTTCCTTTTCATAAACAATAGTTATATAGTTAGACTCATCTAATACCGCAACTCTTACCATGTTACAAAGTACTCCATTGTTCCGCCTTGGTTTGAATAAACTGGTCCAGAATCGCTTGGATTATAACCATTTAAAAGGTCATTTGGAAAAGTTCCGCAAGGTTCATACCCCGCACCGATTGACCCGGAGACTACGCTACTCCAAGAACAGCTACCTTGTGCAGCATTATAGATGCCGTGTGCTCCGCCGCCGCCCAATATTACTTTTATACCTGTTCCACCAAAATTGTTTGTACTGCTACTTCCAGTATATCCGGGAAGATTTGTGTTAAATACTTGAGATGAATTACTAAACCTTACAATGCCATATATACCATCTGTACGCCTAACAAGAATTTTACTAAAAGGAATACTTTTATCAATTAAGTTTAGCGTTGCAGCAGACCTACTTGTGTTGGCAAATACTTTAATCCAAGCTGAACCGTCAAGATAGTTTGCCCCAGTGTAATAAGCAGAAACAGGCTCTGTCATACCCGCAGCATAAAATGAATAGGTACCTGCCGCAAGAGATTGAGCTGCCGCATTAGTCGGAGAAAACGGATTAAACCCAGCTTTTCCAACTGGGGTTAAAATTTTACCTACAGTTTCAATTAAAGGCATAGTAATAACTCTCCTTATGCAAACTTAACTTGTGCACCAAGTACTGTAAATGTTGCCGATGCAGTTTTAATGATTGTAAACGTATAGGCGTCAATTGAGTTAATATTTCCTGCCGAAGGTGCTGTTCCAGTTTGCCACTTAGGAGTAACAGCTGAACCATCTACTTGGAATACTGTTGGCTTATAAGCTGTAGAACCATTAGTTACCAAGAAAGCTACAGTAGCTGATTGACCATTAGCAAGAATTGAGTTAAGGGTTGTTGAACCATCTCCACGGAAGTTGAATGTCCAGTCAGCGGTAGCATTGGATGTGTAGTACTTAACTGCTGAGGTTGAGAGATCAACGTTAACTGTTCCAGTAGCAGCAGTTGCTGATACGGTAACTGTTTCAGTAGCTGTTGTAAGGTTTGGACGGATTAGCTGAGCTGCTGTAAGTGGGGCATAAGTAGAAGAAGCTGTTGAAGACTTTAAGTATCCCTGACCAATTACGTATGCAGTAGTTGCAATTTGTGTAGTGTTGGTATCTGTAGCAGCTGTTGGAGCCGTTGGGATTCCTGTAAGAGCTGGACCGGCTAATGGTGCGTAAGTAGTAGATGCTGTTGCAGATGCTAACTTAGTATCAATCTGTGTTTGAATAGCAGATGTAACACCATCTAGGTATTGAAGCTCTGTGTTAGAGACGTTTCCAATAGTTGCAGAGGATGCAGTAAATGCTCCCACTTGGAAGTCTCCGTAGATTAATCCTGCTTCTGAGAAGTTAACTGTAGAGGTTGGCTTTGTTGTTGCATCCTCAAATACCTTAATAATTCCGTCGGATGCATCGCGTACAATACCTGAGTATCTACGTTTTGTAGATGCAGCTGCTGATCCAGTTGCCGCTGCTGAGGTTACGTTAGCGTTAGTTTTAGCAAATGTAAAAGTTGTAGTTGTAGGCACTGACGCAACTAGGTAGGTGCCATTAAATGTGGAATCTACTCCAGACAAAACTACATAGTCTCCTACATTAAACCCGTGAGTGGTAGATGTAGTGATAGTGGCTACATTAGAGGTCAACGCTTTGTTAGAAACAACCTTAGTAATTGTTGCAAATGATGTTGAGTATTCACCAATAAAGCCTAGGTCTACCGCATCTCCTGCGTTAGCGTTACCAACAAATACTAGGGGGTCTGTTACGGCCAAGTTTGCTGTTGAAACAGATGTTCCCGCGCCACCAAATGTGATTGCGCCGTTGATATTTACATCGCCAGTAATACCAACTCCGCCAAGTACAGTAAGGGCACCAGTTGTTGGTGATGTAGAAGGCGTAGCAATATTAATGGCTACGTTGACATCTGGAGTAATAACCATTTGAGTATTGTTAGAAGAAAGCCCACCAGCAGCAAATATAATCTTATTTTGTGTTCCTGTGCTATCTGTGGCTAATACAAGGTTACCGCGGTCTTCATTTCCAGCAGATGCGCCAACCATAAAGATATAGCCATCGCCTTTACCTGTTGCAGTAAAAGCTGCATCAGCAAAGTTTGAAGATGTGATACCCATATCAATGTAACCAGAGGCATCATTACCATTATTTGAATAAAGAATTAAATCAGTAGATGCACTAACTCCAGAGTTTTTATTTCTAAAGGCTATTTGTGAAAAGTCTGCGTTATCTACTTCTACTACTAAAGTAGGGTAGGTAAGAGAGGCTGTAGATGCAAATGATTCTGCTGTAGCGCCAAGGTAAATGTTACTAGTAACGGTAATATTGTCTACACCATCAGGTGCTACGACGTGACTTACCGCCTCAAGTGCCTTAGCTACATAAACTAGGTCTTGAGCGCTGTACTGTGACGCCGCAAGCCCAGAAGTAATCTCATTCTTGATTGCGGTAACCTGTGTGGACAGGCTTGAGTAATTTGGCATTCTATCTCCTAGTCAAAAATTCCCAAACCTAATTCTATCGCAATTAGGCGGTTATTTAGTGCGTTTGTTGTGGTAAGTGTGGCTAAGTTCGCAGTATCGGCTATACCGTGAACACTAGTTGTTTGCAAAAGATGGGCGTCAATAGAGGCTGATCCATCGTACACACCGTTTAATGAAAACGATACGCTTGAAGAATTAGCCCGTACTCTTACAACATCTCCCAGCTTTATTGCAAACCGGTGGGACTCTAAAGAGTTATTGGCAGGTACTGGTACATCATACAGTATATATCCGTACTCTGAGGCGGTAGTTGCACCTAGTGGGACAACCCATACCCTAGCTGTTGCAGCTGATCCGCTCTTATTTGTAACAATTACTGAAGATAAGTATGATGCGTCGGCTGTATAAACTGTTGTGTCTGTGTTTAAAGTTGGGGTAGATATACCCATTCTCACTACTGCCATGCTATGCCCCCAAGAACCATGCAGATGAAAGATCTGCTGGGTTAGATAGAGTAGAGTTAACCCCAACAACGCCAGACCAAGATCCAGAGTTATATACTAGCATAGAATTTGTTGTGGTATCAAACCACAGATCTCCGCTTTGTGCTGTAACTGGGGTGGTAGAGCTAACATTCATGTACTCATTGGCACGGCTAGTTGTGATCCAAGCCGTTCCTGTATAAACGTATACTGTGGTATCAGTAGTGTTGTAATACAACTCTCCTGCACGAACCCCGGTAGGGGCTGTAGCTGAGGCTAATAGGTTTAGCGGGACCAGTTGTTTTATCGACACTGACTTCCCCCTTATTAACCTACTACTAGGACACTGTATGCATTATTAGATGGAGCTACAGCAAAGCTGACGGTTACGGTATTGGCAGTTGCGTTTGTTACATCTGCGTATACAGTCTCATATGTTGAAGAATCAAAAAGAGTAACATTTACAAAACGAGTGTTTAGGTTGTGTGTGACTGTAAATGTTGTAGCTGAAGCATTTCCAATTAAAGTTGTATACTTGCGAGCTACTACGTTTGTGTTAATTGCTACTTGGTTAGTTGTAGCTGCACCTGCATCACCAGCAGCAGTAGTTGTAATACCAAGGCCAGCTGTTACTGTTAAGCCACTGCTTGAAGTAGCAAGACCTGAGTTAGTTGCTAGAAGAATGTATGAACCAGAAGCAGATGTTGTCAAACCACCTGTGCTAGTTGGGTTAAGAGCAAGACCTGCAGAGTCTGTCTTTAAACCTGATGTAGAAGGAAGAAGTACTGCGCCACCACCAGAACCAGTTGTCAAACCACCAGTTGTTGAAGGGGCAAATGTAAAGTTAGTTCCTGTAAGAAGAACACCATTTGATGCGCTGTATGTTCCAGTACCTGAGAACTGAGTAAATACAAGAGCTGTAGTATCTAGAGTGATTGGTTGATTAGTAGTTAATACCCAACCTGTGTCACCATTTACAGTTCCTTGTTCTACAAATGTAAACATTCCGGCAGTAATATCTGCGCTAGAGTTTGCATCCAAAGCACGAGTTGGTGCACCAGAAGCGTTAACTGTATAGATACCGTTTTCAGAACCAGTTGCTTGATTCTTAACAAGTACTCGATCACCAGTAGCAAGAGTTACTCCATCAAGAGTATCTCCATTTTCAAGACCTGTAGCTAAAGTTACTGCTGCAGTAGTTGCTACACGAACTGATGCTTTAACATCTAATCCTTGTGCAACGCTATCTACATAATACTTAGTTGCTGCATCTTGTGCGTTTGTTGGTTCAGCAAGATTTGTAAGCTTGTAAGAACCCATTGAGTAATCGCCCGCTGAAGTAGCAAGAGCGTTAAGAGTAATAGAGCCGTGATCCGCATTTGTGTGGCGGTGAACGTGATCAGCACGAGAAACTTTAAGTGATGTACCTTGAGCATTTGCAGTGCTGAGGTTTGCCATATCTGCGGTAAGTCCGTAAGGAAGGACAGGTACCCAGTCAGCAGAACTTGCAGTTCCTTTAGCAACGTAAAGAACAAGATTTGTTAAGTCTAGATAAAGACCACCAGAAGAAGTAGGTGTAGTTGATGGTGCACCTGAACCTGTTGATACGCTACCTACAGGAGTCCAGCCACTGCCATTATAAACTTTGAGTGTGTTTAGTACGTTATCGTATGCAACCTGACCAGAGACTGGTGAACCAATAGCATTGATCTGTGTGGTCGACAGATTCTGCACTCGGGCGTTTTGAAGCTCAAGTTGGTTTAGGTTAATTGGTACTAGAAAACTACGTGCCATTATCTATCTCCTTATGAAAGATACGCGTACCCGCTGAAAGCTGATGAGAATACAACCACCAATTGATTTGGGTTTGTATACCTTACTTCGCCTTCAACATTGGTACCTGCTGAGTCTACAACAGTTACGTTTGGATTAAAGTTCAAATTGTGGAGAATTGTCCACGAAGAGCTTGGGGTTTGTTGAGTATGGGCAAAAGCCACTGCCGGAAACTCAATATCCCGGATTACTATGTCAGCAGGTTCTACTACCGTAGTAATGTCTGGAATCTCTATTCCGTAGGCTGGTTGAGCCTCCCAAATTGGACTCATAGGGTTACCTGCTTTTCTGTAAAGACTTTACCGGTCAAGTAAGTCTTAACGGTTCCAGTAGATGAGGTCATTTGAATATCATAATAGGCTGTTCTAGGTAAGTTCTTTGTTACTGAACCCGGTAGTGTCACTCTTAAGCTATCTACAATAGTGTTGTTACTGTAAGAGTACTTTGTAAAGGTAAAGGTTCCCAAAATAACAAGTCCAACTTGAGCATAGTCTTGAGAGCTGTATAGGGTGATCTGTCCCTTTGGTGTATAGGTGGTAAGGTCAAATGCAAACTGGAAGTCCATCTCAAAGTCATCACCAGCGTACATAGAGATATCTCTACTGACCACTGCCCCAGGAGGAGTAATGTCTCCATAATCTGGCATATTTAAACGAACACGTTGTGCTATAGACTTATCATCAATCTCTTGAGGACGGTATACAGGTATCAACCTATTTGTAAGGCGGCTAATACGACGCAGGGTCATTACTTCAATTCTAAATAGACCAACACCAAGCATAGCGCAAAGTTCTTTGTACTGTTCTTTACGAATTTGAATCATCTCGTTTACTTGGCGAAAACGTTCTGAACGTGGAATAGAAACTCCATCTGGAGAAATGATATCAATATCAAAAGCACTATCGGTTGCTAGGGTATAAAGAGCCATAGTAGAAGCTAAAAGGACTAGCGGATATTCCTCAATAGGCGGGAGCAAAGCAACTTGGGTTACACGGCTACCGTTACTGTCCGTGGTGTGAGAAGCATGCTCAAGAAAAGCAACGTTAATATAATAAGAAATCTCAGAGTCTGTAAAGTAACGGTAGGCCTGACCCATAACAGTGATTGTTGAGTTGTTGATAGGTACGGCCGCCGTTTGTATAGTTATAACGCCAAGACCTTCTTCAATTGTTACGGCCGAAGAAATGTCTGTTGTAACCGATGGGACTAGGGCAGTTGCCGTAGCGCCGGTAACGGCAGTACCTGTTGCATTGTTAGTAATTCTAAAAAGTGTGGGGGTAGCAACTGTGATGGTTGCTCCGGTAATATTAAAGTTAGATGTAGAAAGGCCAGCAATTGTTACTACTTGGCCTACTGAAAATGAGTTAACCGCAGTGTATGTGACAACTCCTGAAGCCGCTGAAGCCGCTGTAACAGTGGCTGTTAAGGTTGGGGTAGTAGACTTAACGGATAAGGTATATCCCTGAACCGGAGCTTGGGAAAGTTGATAGCGAGTATCCACACCGTCACTGGTAAAGGTGTCAGTAAAGGATCTGGCGATGTCGCCAATCTCTGCTCTTAATCTATCCGAGAGCTGCTTTATAGAAGCCACAAATCCTCCGATTGCTGTATACGCTAATCATCCTGCATAATCGTAAATAAATCTATATAAAAAAGGCCCCGCTCCTACAGGAGGGCGGTTGTAGGAGCGGGACGATTAGAACTCGTACGAATTACAAACGGTCGTACAAGTAACCTTTTTCTTTGAGGTGATTTGCTACAACCTGCGAAACTTTGTACTTTTTGCCCGCTTGGAAAGAGTAGTGGTTGCCTGCTCCTATTGTCATCATTTCAAGGTCTTCCGCAACACGGATGACGACTGCGTCGTCTGCAAGGCTTACGCCGAGATCTTCGACCTCATCGATTACGGTTGGTACAGATGCTGTAAGATCTACAATTTCTGTAGCGTCACGGTAATCTTTTGCCGCTGTTGCCATAGATATTTCGTTTGCACGAGCTGCTAGAGCTTCTGCACTGGCCTTGATTTGTTCTTCTCTTTGACGTCCTGTAACGTCAGTAACTTTTGCTTTTGCCACGATGTGTATTCTCCTGTTAGTTAGTTGTTAGTGTGGGGGCGGGTTTTACCCCGCCCCCTATTAAATTAGTTGGTTTCTGCGATAACTACAGATTGATCAGTGATTAGACCAAGACCGTAGATTGCGTACCATGCAAGAGCGTGCTCACGACCGAAGTCAAGAATACCGCCGTCACGAAGTTCCACTGGAAGTGAAATAGCGTGACCGAATGCGTTGTCTCCAATAAAGATTGCTGAATAGCGGTCTGAACCACCATTACCTGTCTTTGTTGCTGGAGTTGTGTATCCGCCACCAGTTGGGTATGAGATAGAAGCTGGATCAACAGCTGTATCTGTGGTGTATGAAGTACCAGCACCACCAACGACCTTCTGGATCTGAGTTGTTTCGATGAATACTGTGTCATATAGACGACCGATTTCACCTAGCATGAAGTTACCTGGAGCTGCGTACTTTGTTACTTCGATGAACTCTGGGTTGTCACGAAGCTTACGGCTCTGGTGTGGGTGCACGAATGCAACATATGTCTCACCAAGGCGAGGGATGTTCTTTGTAGCAAGTGTCTCTACTGCATCCTTGACTGTCTTTGGTGTTAGGTTGAATGCGCCGGTCATTGAAGCACGTGTTGTGCCCTTTGTACCATCTGCGTACCATGCGTTAATAGCTGTCTGGTTTGAACGATCTTCACCGTAAATGACTGAAGATGCAGCCATAAGTGTGTCACGAGCCTGGCCATCAAGGTAGAGAGCCATGTTACGTCCAAGAAGACGTGATGCTGATGCCATAACGTCATCGAATGATGCGTTAAGTAGGAGCTCTGATACTGCGATTGCGTATCCGTGCTCAGCAACAGTGATTGAGAATTGCTGTGCTGTCAACGCGTTTGTTGACATACGTACGCCTTCAACCAATGGAGCTGCGAAGCCTAGGTTGTTGTAGCGCATGAAGTTGATCTGGAGACCAGGTGCGACGCCTAGTTCTGTCTTCTTAACAGCGAACTGTTCGAAGCGAAGGATAGGCATTGACTGGAAAAGAATTTCCTTAGACCAGATGGTCTGAATTGCTTGTGTAAGCTGGCTATTGGAGCCAGAGTACGCTGTAGGTGCTGCGGCTAAATTGCCGGTACCTGTTACGGCTGATGCCATGTCGGTGTTACTCCTTATTCATATATGTTAGGTTGATTTTAAAAGGTAATTGCTTACCCGAAGAGTCCCTTGTTTTGATTGTTTGCTCCTGGGAACAAACGATCTCTGTGCTTTGCGTATTCAGTAACCGACATTGCGGCAATTTGATCCGCGGTGAACTGTTGTTGTCCCGAGTTGTTTTCCATTGTTGGGGGCAAAGTAGTACTTGTGCCCTTCATATCACGACGAGCAGTCTGCATAGCCTGCTGCGCCGATTCCAGGATCTTAGCCGAACGTTCTCTAAGTCCAGTAATACTATTTTCTATCTCGTCTGCACTATTTCCTGAGATTAGATCTACAAGCTCAGGCATAATATTGTCTTGCTCTTCAGCAAGGCGACGATTACGGTAAGCGGTAAGTTCTGCATACTGACGCTCACGCTCTAGAAGTGCATCTTTACGAGCACCTTCTTGACGAATTTCTTCGAGTTGAGCTGCCCATTCTTGTTCCTTCTTTTCAAGAAGTGAACGGACATCCATTTCAGATTCAGCTAACTTACGTGCTGCTTCTTCTTTCTCTTTCGCAATAGCTGCGGCTTCTGCAAGCTGCGCTTCACGATCTTTCTTAAGTAGATTAATTTCTTCTTTGAGTGAATCAATCTGTGGGTACAGCTTTGACTTCTCTTGTTCCCGAACTCTTTTAAGATCTACTTCTGTGTATCCTGTCTTTGAATCTGTAACAGGAGCTTCTACTTCTTGCTGTGCTGCTGCTGCGGTGCCTGTAACTTCAGAAGCAAATGCTTCTTGAGCTAGTGCACTGTCAACAACGTTTGATGTTGTTTCTGACATGCGTATTCCTTTAGGTTAAGAGGTCGTTGTCCGATTTAATGCCACGATGACCTGCGGGTTTGTTTGGTACATAGCCTGACAAACTTTTTACGATTTGTCAGCCTAAATCACTGGTTTTGTTCAGAATTAGGTGTATCAGTTTGTGTACTCGCACTCTGTCGAGGAGTTTGACTACCGTATGCTTTTACAACAATTTCTTGTTGAAGTTCACCAATTGTTTGTTCTTCAAATGGGGTGATAATTCCTGGCTGTCCTAGTGGACCAGGGCCAGTTCCATCTCCAGGAGCTGCTCCAGGAGGAAGAGTTCCATCAGGCATCATACCAGTAAGCGATGTGATTGCTGAATTTATCTGTTGCTTGACAAGAGCAATAGCTCCGTCAGCCTTAGCGTCGGCAATAAGTTCTGCACGAATTTCTTCAAGCTTCTGATCTGGGAATTCTTCGCCAAGCTGACGAAGAGCACCTTCACGGCTTTCCAGATTCATATTCATCTTCTGCTGGATTTCGTTGAGTACAATCAACTTATCTAGTGGAAGTGGAGGAGGCATGTGGATAACTGACTCGTAAGTAATTGGGTCTGCAAAATCAAGTTTAGTAAGTTGTCCTGGCTTGATTGGACCGTTAACAGCTGGGTTGTAAGTAAATAGTTCTGGCTCTTTAAATGCAAGAGTTAATAACACTAGCTCATTAATACGTTCTAAGCCCTCTTCGTATTGTACAAGCTTCTGGTGGTAACGATTCATCAGAGGCTGATACTGGATAGCAAGAGCAACACCTGAGGTGTTAGAGATAGGCTGTACCTGACCAAGTGCGGTCTCAGGGACACCCACCATTTCATGCATAGCTGTCTTAACGATTTTAAGGTACTCCATAGCCCCTACGAGGCCTTGCCCACCACCATCTAGGTTAAACACCTGTGCTTCCTTAGGAAGGCCTGCCCAGACCTTCTTAGGGCCCTTTTCTAGGGCTGATGCCTTAGCTCCAGTGATAACTGTAACTGGGGCAGCGTGGTAATTAATGATGTCTGCAATATCTGTAGCAACTTCATTGTAGTTGCGGTTAAGCGTAATAACATCGTGGCAATCACTAAGACCCCAAGGGGATCCTGAAACACGGACGTTAGGAATATGAATGACTGGAACTACGCCAATTGGGTTAGGACGAGAGTCAATAAGCTCGTCGTTAATGTATTCTTCGATACGATCATCAGTCAAGATTTCGGTGTAAGTGTATACCTGGCGTGTTCCCTCAACTGAAGTTCCCCAAAAGCGGTACTTTAGTTTAAAACGAATTAGGCGAGAACGGTCATGCGGGTGGAATTCTGGAAATGCAAAAGAAGAGTTAAGGGGAAGGATACGTACACGCCCTGGGTGAGGACGGCCGGTAGAGTCTTCGTAGGCTTCTTCATAAGCAACTTTAACAAAACAGTCACCTGATACTCCGCCTTGCTGACCCATTTCCCACAAGATGCCATGCTTGTCGTTATCTATCTCCCACACACGCTTTAGAATGTCTGGAACAATTGCCTCAGTCTGTTGTGGACTGCGGAACATAACGCCACGGCTAAAAGTAAAGTTAATAATAAAATCTGTAAAGGCACGGTAATAATTATATACCATCTGTGATTCGCCAATTTCACGGCGATAAGACCAGTGATGGCCTAGATACATGGCCCAGTTAAGTGAGTACCGGTTTAGACGTGGACCGTGTACTTCAAACTCTTCATCAGCCAGTTCCACAAGACCTAGTGGAGAAATGGAGATGGTTAGGTCAGATGACGCCGCCCGATAACTCGGAGGTGAAAAATCCATACCACCGCTCATTGATTACATCCTGACTTCATAGTTGCCCCCAACTTAAACGACGAAACCTGATTGTTTCTTCTTCTTTTTTTCTAATGCTTCTTTACGTTTTTCTTTCTCAATATCTTCTTGCTTAAAGTCACGTAACTTTGGGTCTACTTCTTTAATAGAATCAACAAAGCCGCCACCTTGTCTTGCGTATTCATTACCGAACCATTTAGCAGCTGGAAAACTCAAACCATTTGGTTTGTGCGAAGGATACTTTGCTTTAGCTTGCGCTAGCAACATGTTGTACAACTTCGGATTATTCGGTTGTGCCATGGTCTCCTCCTATATAGGTCTCCAGCTCCGGAGAAAGGGGTACAGAGCTGGAGACCAGTATAGTCTATCGTATGTTTTAGTCTAAGACTGAAGCTGGGTTCATACGTTCCTGGCGTGAGCCATTGCGTACAACCTCTTCGATAACGACGGTTGAGTGATCTCCAAAGTTACCTTGAGCGAATTCGCCTAGGTATGTTGGAGCTTCGACCCATGCAGCTGATCCAACGTGAGCACGCTCACGCATTGTCTCTTCTGCATACTTTTCCATGACGTTCATGTTGTGGTTAGGACGTCCTTCTGGAGTGTCATAACCTTGATCCAAACCAAGTTGGAAGTCATTTGGTACATCTGTATCTGTTGCAATACCTTCTTCAAAACGAAGTGGGCCACGAAGGCCTGGTGTTGCAGGTGAAAACTTACGTTCGTAAGTTGCGCCGACTTTCTCAGGGAACTGAGGTGTTGGGGCGATATTTTCTACTGCCATTTTATATTCTCCTATAGGATTGGGATTGAGGTCCTCATGCATATTCTCGCTTCTATTTAGGCATTAGTCAGCCTAAAGAGGTACTTTTTAGAAGAAAGGACTTGCTGAAACTTCAATTGTTGGCATAACTAGTTCTTGAGTAAGGGAACAAGCCAACGCCAACGAATCTACAAAGTCATCGTGGGCATGGACTTCATCTGGTGCAGCTACCAAAAAGTTAGGTCCTTTGTACTGAACTTCGGCATCCGTCATCTGTTGGTAGAACTTTTTCCAAATACGTAGGCGACGGGTCTTGGCATGGGAAGGCCAAGAAACCATCTGACGTTGAATTAACGCTTGAAGGTGCTTCCAACGTTTTGATTGCTCTGTAGGGCTAGAGGTAACAGGAATTACTTCAGCCCGTGGCATTAAAATCTTTAATCTTCCAGCCACTGCATCACCAACACCATTAGCGTCGATTCCTATTGCAAGCACATCATAAGATGATAAGAACTGTTGGATCTGGAAATATTGTTCTTCCCAGTCATCCCCCTGCATTTCAAGCCAATTTAATACTCTATGATCATAGTAACCGTACTCATCAGGACGATCCCAGTCTACCCACACAACTGTTACAACCGTTGAGTCCATTTTGCGTGCCGGGTCAATTCCTACGACTACCGGTGACCTATGCCAGCTTTTAACAATTTCCTGTGATGTATCACCAAGGTCGTCCATGATTGAGGATGTGACGAACATTCCTCTCTCCAACAACCATTTGCAGTTGTAGGAAAGCTGGAACTCATCAGAGTCCTCACTGATGCGAAGCATTTCTTTCTTAATAAACTTTTCATAGTTAGGGTTTACTTTCGCTACATCTTTCCAATCCCATTGGAAATGATTCTGTTTTGCGTTGCGGCTAGTCTGTCTACGTCGGTTAAATTGAATGGCTTTATAAAAGTTATTCTTATGGGTTGTTGGGGTTCCTGTTTTAACCATAGTAGCGTTGTAGTACGCACCCATAGGAGAAATAGACTTAGCTACTACGAAATCGTCAGCTTCTTGGCATTCGTCAATAATAATAAGATGGAAAGACTTAGATTCAATCTTAGCTCTTGGGTTAGCTGTCATCATCATAAGGCTACTGCCTGAGTTCTTAAGACGGATGTTCCTTACTACACCTGGAGTTTTAGCAACCATATCGTCAATCTCAGGATCACCAAGAACATCTAAGGCTGCTTCACTTGTTAGGCGAGATACTGTACGCCCGTATAGGGTTTCTACCTGTGATTGAACAGGTGCAAACATACCGACCATGATGCCATCCCCAAACTTACCAAGAAGCTCTGGGTACATCTTAGCTAGGCGTGGAAGGATAACCATAAGGGTAGCCACTGTGTTAGCAATAGTTTCAGACTTACCACTCTGACGAGAAGCAAGTGCGGTGATTTCTTCACCATCATTGATAATAACTGACTCTATCAATCTACGAGCTAGAGGAGCCTGATATTGGTGAAGTTCATGACCTACCAAAACTTTCATGAAATCCATGATCTTCTCTACCAAAACTTTTACAAACTCTTTAGAAAGCTCATCTAAGCCGTCGTCTTCAACTTCTTCTGGCAGAATATTACCAAACTCGTCAAAGTCTTCCGGCTCTAGTTCATCAAACTCAACGGTACTCACAGAGTGTGTCTTTCACTTAATGTGTCCAAGATAGCGCTTAAAGACTCAGCACCTAAACGTGCCTCTTCTAAATTGTCTTTGTACTGTGTTTTCTGCCAAGCAGATAAGTTGCGGCCAACAGAGTACATAATTTGATCCGTCCAATTAAGAAGCTCTGGCGTAGGAAGAGATTTCACCCTACGTTGAATTTTATTTAATTCTTTTACTGTTTTACTTTTTCTTTTAAAGATCTTCATAAGGCGCCCCAAATCTAATTACATCCCAATCAACTTCGTCTTGTTTCATGCTACGACCGTTGACAGCTATAGTTAATGCTTGACTTTCAGTATAACTTTTAATCCACATACCTACAACAAGTGACCTTCTTGTAAAAGGTAATCTTATACACCAACCTTTACCAAAACGATATGGCTCGTCAATCTCTTGCGTTTCTGCTCGTTCTATCACTACTGGAGGTTTTACTGGGTAGGTCATTGGGTGCCAATAAAACTTCCCAACGTCATGAGTCTTCGCCATTAATTTCGCCCGTTTCCTCGCACCAGTGATCTGGTACTTCATGCTCTAATACTATCACGGCACACTCTTTACAACGAAAAAGCTTAGGTGATTTAAAATCAGTTTGCGCTGTAGCGCCACGCTCATGTTCTTCATCAAATGGAACATAATCTGTAATTATTTCTGGATCTATAAATAACTCTGCTGGAAATGGTCCACGTGGTGCATGAGAGCTAGATGGTACTGCATGACCTTGTTTTGTAATAATTCTTTGTACGATTCGCATTTTTACCCCTTTTTTAGCATTCTGTGATCTATCTTACACTATATTTCCGTTTGGCGGTTGCACCAACCCTGTATTTACTGCTAGGATAGATATAGGGACAGGAAACTGCCCCAACACTAACAACGAAACAAAAGGGTTGCAACTAGCTTGGCAGACAGACGCTGAGCTATTTTTTATCTAGTGACAGTAGATAAGAGATTCGGGTTGGCCTTCTAGCCTAGGAGATAGTGTGAAATTTAATGAAGAGACTATATTAAAAGCAAAAGCAACCTTAATGGTAGTTATGTTAACTATAGTTACCACGAACCAAGCTTATGCGGCCTATAACCGGGTTGATACGCCCACTGTGATCACGGCCCCTGTGGTAGTTGATCCTCTTGATAAGTATCGGGAGATAACCAAGTTCACCCCCACAGAACTGGCAGACATGCTTGAACTCGTTGGCTTCAAGGGATATTCCCTAAAGCTGGCTTGGGCAGTAGTTATGCGAGAATCTCGGGGGCACTCCGTATCCCACAATAAAACGTCCTCAACAGGAGATAACTCTTACGGCTTATTTCAGATAAACATGCTGGGAAGCCTAGGGGAAATCCGAAGAGAAAAATTTGGTATTAAATCTAATGCTGAACTCTTAGACCCAGTAACAAACGCCCAAGCAGCCTTTTACATGACAGATCATGGAACAGACTTTGGGTCCTGGGGCTTAGGACCAAACGCATACGATGGTAGCTCATCAGAACCAGCTGTAACAATCTGGTTAGATGACTTTCCTAAGTAAATAGAAAAGGCCCCGTAATTGGGGCCTTTTTTATTTGCGATTTCTTACTAAAGCGCCCATGCCATCTTCTGGCGGTTTCTTTTTAATATCTTTAGCCGGTTCTTTTTTATTACTGTTATCTTTGGGTGGTTTATTTGGAGGAGTAGGTGATGCAGGAGAGGCTGCAGTTTTAGGTTTTGGTTTATTCTCAACTCTTTTAAACGTGCTTGACCGATTCTTAGGGGAAGTTAATCCAATCTTACCTACGGGTTGTAAACCCATGCTATCAAATTGACCCATTATTTCTTTCCTGCTCTACGCTTGTTTTCTTTAGCGGTGTTCTTACCATGCTTTAATGGTCTAAGGTTACTAGAACTATCGTTGTCATGATTATTATCTTTGTGATCAACGTCTGTGCCTTTAGGTAACTTACCGTGCTTCTTCTCGTACTTAGCTTTAGCAGCATTTTTAGAAGTGGTATGCCAAACGCCGTCTTTTTTATAGTGCTCAACAATAATTTTACGACCGCCATTAGCAGCAGAACCTTTATATTCTTTACCGCCAGCTACTGTTTTTTTCTTAATAGCCATTATTTTTTAGATTTCTTAGTTGGTTTTTTAACTTTTTCTTTGCCAGAGCCTTCTGGTACACAATTAGGGACTTTCTTGCCGCCCTTCATTTTCATACCTACTTGTACGTAACCATCCCAACAAGGATTACTATCTTTAGCCATTAACAATCCCACTTTCTAAGTGCTAAAGCCTTACGTGTAGGCTTACCATTTTTTTCCATTGCTCCGGGCATACCGCCCATACGAGCACAAAACGACTTACGACGTGCTGCAGACTTAGGTGATTTCTTTGCTTGAGCTGAAGATACTGGCGGCTTAAGATTATGACCTTCTGCTTTAGCAGATGCACGACCCTTTGCGTTAAGACCACCTTCAGGATTTTGTCCTTCTTTGCGTGTCCACGCTGCCGACTTATGATGTGTTTTTTTCTTGGTTGTCATGACCACTCCTCTGTGCATCCACATTCTTTATTAAACTTACCACATTGTACACAAGTCATACGCTCACTAGGCTTTAGACTTCCCGCAGATTCTAACTTATCCTCGTGAGACGCTACGTCCTTGTAGCTAGCTAAGTTTACACCATATGCCGCTGAAGCCTCAACTACCTGTGGATGATTCCATGGGCGTGCAGATTTAGAGGTTCTATCTGAAACAGAGAGTCTGATACGAGGTGCTCCAGTACCGCTTCTGGAACCCCAATAAAGTTCTTTACGAGTGCGTCCCATTAGTTACTTGCCCTTCATATTTGGCATAATGTGGTGCAAGACTTGTTTTTGCTTATATCCGCCTGTTCCAGACCAAACATTATTCCAATTTTTTTGAAATTTAGTTTTAGTACTTTGGTCAACTTCTTCCCATTTACTCCAAGCATCACCATTCATGGGAGTTACCATTGATACGGTTCCTTCTTCATCACCTATAGTTTGCCCATTTAAATTTGTTCTTGCTCCAGAAGGGGTTTTAACAAATTTAAATGCTTTACCGTAGTTTCTATCCCAATCAGGGGCTGGAGAACCAGTACCCTTCATGGTTAGGAGAGACGCCTTCATGTCTGAACTGAGATGCGATAAACTAGCGCTGCTAAAATCAGATACTCGTCCCATTAGTTACTCGATTCACCACTAGCACCACGACCATAACGTTGGCGGGTGATAACATGTGAGTCATCAGCTTGATCAGGCTTAAGGCCTGTTAGATACTCTGCAGCCTCTCGTGCATTGTGGCGTAGGTTCTTAGGAACCTGAACCTCACGAGGTTTAGAAGAAAAAACCTCTGAGCGAGACATTAGGAGTCTTTTTCTTCTTTAAGAACTTTATTAGGGCTTGTTTCTCCTGGACGAAGACCCTGTAGGTCTATGACACGAGGTCTCTTTGAATCATCTGGTCCAGGAACATTTTTTCTATTACGTTTTTCCTGTGGGCTAAATTCACGGACCACAGCTTCTTCAGGAGCTTGACCAACACGACGAACAGCAACACGTTCAGTTCCTGCTAGAGGAGCAGTAGGAGTTGCAGCTACAGAACCACGAGCAATTTTAGGTGCTGCCTCAGCTTGAGCAGTAATCTTAGTAGCTTTATCTGCTATAACATTGCGATTTTCACTAGAACCTGCTGCAAGAGCAACATTCTGGCCGTTAACAAGAACTTCGCTTGAATCGTTTTTAACCTCACGAAACGTTTTTTGTGGGCTTGAACCAGCTTGTACCATTCCACGTAGAAGAGCAAACTCCCCGGCAATCTTTTCAGGATTTCCACGACGATTACGATCTACAATTTTATACGCGGCAGCTAAACGAGAAGCTGCTTCTAATGGACGTCCACCTAGATATCTACCTAGGTGTCCTTCATCAGGATCTGCCAAAGTATGGTGAACACCAAGAGCATGCGCAACAGTTGCTTTTTGAACAGCTGGGTGAGATAAGAACGCAGTGCTATTCATGTAATCTTCATCAAGGTTATAACGCTCTGTTTTTCCAAGACCCTTTGCAGTAGCCATAACTTCTGGGGCAACAGTAGTCATTTTTTTAGGTTTGCCTTCAGGAGTTTTTTGACCTGCAAGTTCTCTTGCACGTGTTTCACGCATTCCGGCTAGAACTATTTGACGCTCTGGAGTTTGACCACGAGCAGGTCTAGAAGCTCTTACATTTGGATCAAATACAGTAGTAGTTACCGGAGTACCGCGTCTTGCACGAAGACGTTTATTTTCTGCTTCCGCTTGTTTGCGATCTGTAGGTTGTGCCCCAAAAGTATCAATAGCTAGTGGGGGAATTACATTTCCGGCTCTATTAACTGTTGGTTTTTCATATGGTGCAGCATCACGTGGTGAACGAACTGGAACGTGTACAAGTGGTTTTCCAGGAAGTTTTTCATGACGTACTGGTTTTCTAGGACCTTCTGCAGGAACTTCACGCATAGTTGTGCTACGAAGATCATTTGGGTCATCATATCCAGCAGCTACATTTGGACCTTCAATACTATATCCTGGGCGTTTAGGATCTGGAATTTGCTCATAAGCTGCTCCCGCAATATCGCCCTCTACAACAGCTCTAGCAGATTCAGTAACAAGTTTGCGTTTTGTTGGTTTTGCAAGAGGTTCTGTGTAACGGCTTTTCTTATTTGCTTCAGAACGAGTCTGTCCTGTAGCAGCAGATGATTGATCTGAATCTGGATGTTCTGTTTCAAAATCGCGTACAACTTTATCGCTATGTACAGTGCCGCCTCTACGAGCTTTAATTACATCTACTTTTTCAAACTGTGGAGATACGTGGCGAACTCCAGTCTCTACTGCTTCGCCTTTTTTGTCATCCCAAGATAAAGTAGTACTGTTAATGTTATTAGGGTCGTTAAACTCAGCCTTTACTTCTCCAGTAGTTAGGTTATAAGGTTGATTTGTAGGAGCAGGCGTATCAACTTTAGGTGTTGAAGTTGTTTCTTTTATTGTTGCATCAAATTTAGGGGTTTCGCCCTTTGGTTTGTAATTAGCTCTTGCACGGTCAGCATCTTCAGCAGAAATTGGGTTAGTAATTTCTTCCCAATCAGCTGGCTTGGCGCTAGTATTAGGCTTAACAAATCCTTTAGATAATAGGTTTGATACTGGATTAGCTTTAGGGGGGATAACTTCTGAGCTATCGTAAGCCTCACCAGTTTTTTCGTCAAGACGCATGGTTGTAGTACTAAGTCCAGCAATTTGACGCTTACGTGAATTTCTATTGTAATGCTTACGAACCATACTTGCATCAGCTTCTTTTTTGCTTGCTGCATTAGCCGCAGCTTGTTTTGGAGCATTAGCTGGTAATGAACGGTTTTTATTATCTTCAGTATTTTCTGGGGCGTTAGTCTCTATAGGTGCAACTATGTCTGGGTTACCAGGGGCACCTTTAAAACGATCTGGACGTGAGCCGGTTCCAAGAATTTTTACATACTTATCAAATTGACCAGCCATTAGTTACTTCCGCCTTTGCCATCATTAATACCATCATTAAGACCGTTTGTTCTTGGTCGTTCTTTTTCTAAATCTGCTTTTTGCTGTGGGGTAAAGGTTTGGTTACTTGGACGAGTAGACTCATCAACTTCACGCATACTTGCAGGAGGACGTTGAGAAAGTTTTTCTCCATACTCTATGTCGTCTAAATTAAGTTTTTCACGGGTCATATTACCGGACTTGTCAAAACGAGCAACAGTACCTGAGTAATCATTATCAGCACCTTGGTTTGTTACTTCGTCTTGATTACGACGCTTAGTACGTTCTTGTTCTTGAAGAACACCCTTAGGAGGTTGACCAGGAAGAATGCCGTGCTTACTTGTTTGAATACCAAAATTATTTACAAAACCGGCAAATTGAGGACGAACATAGTCTCCAGATTGGTATGGGCGACCTTCATCTGGGTTATGAACTTTATTGACTACATTAGGGTGGTTCTCATCATATCGTTCATTAGCAACATCAAAGTAGTTTCCAACAACTTGTGGGGACATAACACCCTCAAGAAGATTTGCTTTTACTCTGGAATTCTGTTGTGCTTCATTAACTCTGATACGAGACTCTTCATCTTTTTCACGATGGTAATCACGTTCTGCACGGCGCATCTTAGTACCAAGATATTGTCCTAAAATATTTCCGGCTGCACCCTTAAATACGCTAGGGTTGCTGTTACCGGCCTGAACAATGTTTTGTCCGCCTTTGCCAAAATTCATTTGATTTCCGATCCTAGTCTTCCGTTACAGACAAAAGTTTAGCAATTCCGCCCTGGTCTGTAAGCGCTTGAGCGTGTTGATTATAGTGGTGCATGCAGAAAGACAGTTCGCCATACGGCAAAATTGAGACAATCATTGCTCTGGCAGAGCAAGAATCACACTGAACCAGCCCCGTCGCCTGAACTTCCAGCTGCGTCTCCAGTTGCTGTTGCTGCTCCGCTATCTGTGCCATCATTACCCGTTTCTTGATTTGATGTTTGGTCTGTATTAGATCCGCCATAATTTCCTACACCGGTAAAGCCTACACCATAAAGACCTCGATACCAGTCTAATGCCCCGTACACAGGATACCCACCACCTAAACGACCCACCACAGCCACATCTTTAGTTTTATGATGCTTGTGGTGTTTATGGTGCTGGTGTTTCTTTAGGTGGGTCATGGGATTAGTATCCCACTAAAGCAAAAAGCCGGGAGCGTGAACTCCCGGCTCTTTTATTTGCTTTAAGCTTATGCAAACGGTGTAATTGTGATTGTAGCTGTTGTTGCGACTGAAGCTGCATTTGCAGCAACTGACTGAGTCTTGATTGTTCCAGAAACACCTGTAAGTCCAGCAACAGAAAGACCTGTTGTTGAAAGAGTACCTGATGTTGTGGTTGTGAAAGAAACAGTGTTTGTAGCAACTGCTGTAACTGTCCATGTACCGTTTAGTGCGGTATCTGGAGATACAAGTGATGCAACAGTAATCTTTGTTCCAACTGGATACTTTGCACCAGCACCTGAAGAGGTGATTGTTGCTGCTGTACCTGTGCGTGAAACTGCTGTGATAGTTGAAGCTGCGTTTGTAGCTGCAGATGCAGTTGTAATATTAGCTGCTTCGTAACCAGCATCCTTAAGAGCATCAAGGGCAAGAGCTGTTGTCTTACCAACAACTGAAGGTACGTTGATGTAAGCAATTCCTGCGCCATCAGCTGCTGTAATAGCAGTTGTTGACTGAACCTTACCAAGTTGACCGGTGATAGTTCCAGCGTTTGCTGCGTTAGTAACTTGGAATGAAGTTTTCTGTGGGTTTACAACTGTTGCTGATGAAAGGTTGTAAGCTGAAGCTGTAAGACCAGTAATGTTTACAGTCTCTCCACCAGTGAAGTAATTCTGACATGTGTATGTAACTGTTGTTCCATCACCTGATACTGCTGAAACCATGTAGTTAGGTTCAGCTGCAATAAATGAAGGATAGTTAGCCCACTCTGCTTCTGCGATAGCGTGGCTATCGTATGAAGCGTTTAGACGAGCACTTGGATAGACTGAGTATCCGGTCCAGCTTTTGTTTTCAGATGCATTAGATGCAACTACTTCAACTGCTGTTCCGTCTGTGCGATCATCGTTTGGTTGCATAGGGAAGTTTCCCCATACGAAATCTACTGCAACGTTGCCTGAGGTATCAAGCAAATTGCCATTGTTATTTACGGCCATTATTTTACCTTTTTCTATATAGAGGGTTTATCGTCTCGGTGCACTTAGAGACAGGAACAATAGTATTAAGGATTAAGACTTTTGTATGTGTGTAATGATCTTCCCACCGGAATATATATCATGCTTACAGGCAATCTCTACTGCTTTGCGAAGAACTTTTTCGGCAGCCTCTGGGGTTTTGGCCTTATGGTACTCTAAAGCCTCAAGAGCTCCAAGAGCTACATCTCCGCCTGAACCACCGTAGTAGACATTGCGGGCTTCACGATCCCAAGAGTAGTCACTAAAGATTGGGTATAGGACGCCACGAATAGAAACGATAAGGTTAGAGTCATGAGCTGCTGCATCGCCATCATCTTTGGCATCATAACCCGCTTTGATAAAAGCTTCACGCATAGATGGGATAAATCTTTTTGTTACAAATAAATCTAAATTTTCAGAGGCACGAGGTTTTGGTGGCTTCCAACCAAATTGAGTAATGTTTCCACCGCGGGATGCACCAGAGACAGCAATCAGTACACCATTGTTATCAACAACTTTAGGTGTTGCTAAATCCATAAAACGACCATCTTCATCAGATGCACGACTATCACATCCAATAACAGACCAGCCGTCACCCTGTATAGCTACTAACGTTGTCATCATACCCTCTCGTAGAGACTTAGTGTATTACAAGTATTCTTGAAAACCCATTTCAAATGTCTCAGAACGAGTTCGCGGCAATTGTCCAAAAGATGTTGTTAACCAAGGCCAACCATTTAAGGCTTGCGTAACAAATTCATTTGTAGATGAGCCGGACTTCAGTTCTTGCCACATCTCTGGGATAACCATATCATACTGGATCCAGGTGTAACTCGGTCTACCACCGACGCCGGGGTCTGTCATTACAATGACTAGAGTCTCTGTAGCGGGGTTGTAGCAGCACTTCTGGGCTCTAGGCCTTAAAGGGTCAGATTGAGGGGCGTAAATCTCTTCATAGCCTGGGCCACATAATCTACTGGCCTCACGGTCATGTCTTAGGGCAGCTGCAATGGCAGCATAGTTATCGGGATCAACGGAAGGTTTAAACCTTTTAGCCCGATATCTATCTGACATTATTTATCCCAATCTTTATTTTGTATGTATGAGACAAACCATCCAATAGCAAATGCTACTAACATCCAAAGAGGGTTCATGAACCTCCCCATCCTCCACCACGAAATATAGCAGGGGTAGCAGACCATAAACGACTCATACTCTCTTGACAACAAGTAGGTTCGTAATCTTCACCGAACTCGCGGGTAATCTCTTGTGTCATTCCACATTTATTACACTTGTAGTCATATTTAGGCATTAGTCTGAACACTCCGGGCATTTAGTAGTCGGGCTATTAGTTCCAACAGGAACTTGGTACATTACTCCACATCTATAGCAGAGCACATCTAATTTTAAATCTTCCATAATTTCCAAACTTTTCGGCGGGGAGTTACTGGTGTAACTACACGAGCTGACCTTCCTGGGATCGAACCAGGGACCTAGGCATTAACAGTGCCCCGCTCTGCCGCTGAGCTAAAGATCAAAGATGCCTGACTTTGTATGGCGACCTAGTCAGGCTTAGGTGTTGTTCCTACATAGCCATTTGATCGGTACTTACGTACTACAGGGATGGTTCTATCGCCACTATATTAATTATAGCAGGTTATTTGATCTTAATGATCTTTGGTTGTAACTCCTCTGGGAGTTCCTGCTGCAGAGTGATTCGTAACAATCCATCCTTAAGTTCTGCACCCTTGACAACTACATACTCCGCTAATACGAAGTCTTGCTTGAAGTCTCTGGTTGCAATTCCCTTATGGATAGGTTCAGTCTCAGATGCCTCTAATTCGCCTTGTACGGTCAGCTGAAGCTCTTTGACACTGATTGTGATATCTTCCTTAGCAAAGCCTGCTACAGCGAGTTCTAAGACATATGTGTCCTTATCGCGGTAGATGTTATAAGGTGGGTAACCAGCAGTTTTAGATTGCGCTGCTACTTGCTTGAATACATCAAGCATAGGATCAAAGCCAATAGCCCAGCGATTAAACTGAGGAAAGAGGGTTTGAATAGTTACTTGCTGTGGAAGTGTTACTTGTTTCTTTGTGTGTTCCCATGTATCTGTGTAGCGATCATGTGGGGAACCCATTGGGTAGCCTGAAGCCATAATATATCTCCTTAGACGATATAAGTTAGTTGAGACCCATTCGGCGTCTCTATTTTAATTATAGTGTATAAAACTCTAATTAGGGACTTTTAAACCCTGTAAATATTCTTCTGTAAGGTTATCTATCTCACCTGGTCTTGTACGGTAATAATTATGGTTTTCCACACCAGAGAACTTTAGCCACTCTCCAGTAGAGTGATAGCCTTTTAGCTCTTCCCACATCTCTAGGTCTACATCAGCATAGCGCACCCAAGGCTCAATGTCACCCGCCCTGATTTGACTTTTTGGACTAGATTTTTTTCTAGGTTCATATGTAAATACAACAAGTAACATTTGCATACCACGATGGTAGCCAATCCACTTAGCTCTCCGCCTTCTACCAGTTGATGGAGCAGGCACTTGTTCCCACCCGTCACCAAACATCTCAGAGGTGTAACCCTCCGACGGATCTTCCTTCTTCTCCCCCTGGAATGCAGGATCAGCAAAGCCATACATGGCTGCAGCAAGGTTAAGTTTCTTATTGGCCTCATCAGGACCTATGTTATGTCCTATGAACTCTTCTCTAGGCACTTGATCTCACAATCCCTCGCTAATCCCGAAACAACATAACGTTTACCACAGAAGCAACATGTCCACTGCTTTAGACGCTCTTTGTCATCCATAATCTGATTGTACAGCTCCCCGCCGATTTTCGCTCCAGTAAAACTATGATCATAGATAGCTCAAGCCACTGCCTCAACTCTCACAGGTGTGATCGATATCACGGCCACTGTCTACCCCACATATAGCTCACTAGTTCGTATCGCCTCGTCAATCGGTGGGTGCGAAGTTTTTTAAGGGTGGGGTGGGTCTTATGGATTCACACAAGGTTGTAACCCATCAGGGGCAAAGTCGGGAAGGTGAGTCGCCCCTTCTCGATAGGCGAAAGGACTCCTTCTCCTGCACCCGCTCCTGCTATCTAGTCGCAAGGCTAGATAGTAGGGTCGGGCGGCAGGAGATACTTGTCCACCCGAGAAAGCACTGCTATGTCACTCGCAAAGTTGACAGATAGCACACAGGCACGCATCAACGCTCTGTGTGACCGCTTTAATGACAAGAAGGGCTGGCACATCTCAGAGATAGTATCTGAGTATGTTGCTGACCCTGCTGTCACCCCTGAGCACCTACTCGTAGGTCTCAAGGGCAAGCAAAATGTAGGCACAGCCTACGCTGCGTGGTATGTCCATAAGTCTGGTGTAGATGCCAAGTCTATGAACATCACCTTCATTGCGAACAACTACTCATCTATTCAGGTGCAAACAACACCCGAGAAGATGAATGCTGAACTCAGCCGTGTATCCGCACTAGCCATTGACGAGAAGAAGTCATTGGCTATGGCAGACGCATTGGCAGGCACAGCCATTGTTGCTCAACTCGAAGCACTTAGCGACCAGTTCGACAAGGTTGCTAAGACCATTATGGTTCCAAGCCAAGCGTCTGACGCATTGGTTATGACCCTGAAGGTCAAGTTCGAGAAGTTGCTCAGCCAGTATCAGAGCAACAAGGTTCAGGAGAAGGAGACTATCAACGCTTAGTTGATAGTTCCAATAGTCGCAGGGGGCACTTCGGTGCTCCCTGCCTCTATCTATGTCCATAGTTATGCTGTGGGCATAGATGGGGGCAGTAATTGCCACGACACCTACTCAGCGAAGTAGCATTGTGGTATGCCACGCAGAGAAGGAGTCTGAGTAGCCGCTATGTCCTGATAGGCCACTGGCCTCACAGCCGTAATGCTTACCTGTTGGTAAGACCAGGTTGTGGGGCTGGTGGCTTATCTATTATCAGGTAGTTGGTGAGGGGCACACAGGAGATACCTGTGTGCTCGTCACTCTCTATCTGGAGAGTGGAAAGGAGGAGCATTATGTTTACACTATCTGTAAAGATAGGTTTCACCCGTAAACCCCGCAAGCAAAAAGAGCTGACCAGTGTTTCTTGTCATCACTGTGGCAAGACCTACACAATGCACATAAAGAACATCAGAGCAACTAACTATTGCTCTACTTGCAAGTAATGTGCCCAGATTGTAAGAACCCTATCCCCACAGGTAAGGCTGTCTATGATGATGGCTACATCTCTTGTTGGGATTGCTACGTTAAACACTTAGCCTCTAGGGGCTATGTTGTAATGATAGATGAGCACATTCCTTATGTGCCTACACCACTATACAAGAAGGGATAGTTATGGAATGTATCAACTGCGGACAGCCTGTATCTCAGGCTAGATGGGACATAGGTAGGCACACCTGTCTATCTTGTGGCAGTGCAGAGGCTAGGCAAACTATACAAGATGAGTTCCGTCTTATCCTTATGCCTAAGCAAGGCTTTGCCTTTGTTCTCTCTGATAGTGATGACCTTAAGAATGGTAAGAGTTCAGGTCGCCAGTAATCCCCAAAAAATTTTGCCCTTTTTTTATTTATCCACAGGTTGTGGAAGATACATAGGACGACAGACTGAGGCTCGTAAGGCGTTCATTTGCCTGTGTAGCGTGTATGTCGGCTTTCCCTATGTATCTCTCACTCCTTATGGAGTAGAAAGCAGGTAAGAAATGGATGAAGAAGAACTAGATGAGACCCTCAAGTCTTTGCTGATGAAAGGTCTTATCTCTGTTTCCTATAATGAAAACCTAGAGGCTATCTTTACACCTACGCCTTTGGGTATTGCTGTGGCTGAGGCACACAAATGATTGACACAGCCACATACGAACGAAGCACGATCAAGATAACTACATCATGTAATGGTCAAGTCTTTACCTTCTCCTCTACACACTATGTAAAGCGTGTAGTTACAAAGTTGACCCGCGAAAAATCCCCCGAAAGATTGGCAGTTGAATTGCTGAGAGAGGGGGAGATGTGTTCATTGTAATGGCAGTAGGTGTAGTTCTAATAGCAACAGGCGTGTTCGTCCTGTTAGTTAATACGCAATACAAGATTGACCAACAAGATCCAGAATGGAGGCAGTAAATGTTTGAAATGAATGGTGAACAGTTGTGTGCTCATACTGACAGGGAGATATTCTTCCCTGTTGGTAAGGCTGATCCAAATAAGAAGCTAGCCTTTGCTATGTGCAAGGCTTGCCCATTGCTTTCAGCGTGTCGTACATACGCTGAGACCACACCGGGGCTGTATGGCATCTGGGGTGGCAAGGAATACTATGGCATAGGCTTTGTATCCGCTATGTCACATCAAGCAGAAAGGAAACTAAGTGCCTAAAGACATGGAGAAAGAACTGGAAGCATTACGAGCATCAATAGATGCATTGCGCCCAGTTATTATTCAGTTACAGATAGATGTATACACACTCAAGTCTCAGCAACTTCTAAGAGATAGGGTTATCAATGGCAAGTAATCATTTGTATGACCCAGATGATGGTGGTACAGACATGGAGATTGTCATCAGCCCCGATACTTGGTGGTATGCAGTATGTGACAATAAAATCAAATTGAGTAACTTCGACTATGAAAGTGCAAGGCCAACAGGAGAGACCTGCAAAGCCTGCATTACTAAAGCAAAGGAGCAAGATCCACATGGCATCATCTGGAATCTCTAGCACTACTATCGTTGAATGTTACAGGTGTCAAGACCCTCAAGTCTTTAGGCACATACCTAATTCTATGGACTCAGATATACCTGTGGCCTTAGAACTATCCCTAGATGGTGGCTACATGATGTTCGTAGACAACATCTATGCTGTGGGTGCGGATAACCCGCTCTCATTTATGCTGTGTCATACCTGTGCTCATGAGTTTACCAAGTTCATGCGTATACCAGAGGCAACAGTAACCAAGTGGCATCCCAAGACAGAAGCGGAGTATTGCAATGGCTGGTCGTTCAGATAAACAAGACAAGAAAGACCTGCGTGCTCATGGATACATGACACCGGGTGAGTTTGTAGATAAGTTAGTGCCGGGACTCAAAGAGTATCTCAAGCACAACTGGGGGTGTAAGCCTGATGAGTTGTATCACCCCGAAGATTTATTTTCTAACGCAGAAATATATTTAGAGGTAGCACGCCATGTAGTTGGTACTTTTGGCGTACAACCTAGCGAGAAAGCCTAGCCCGTTCGCTAGGCAAGGGGCCGGAGTTGAGAGTGTGAGGGTACTCTCCTCCGGTCCTTTATCTTTCTATACGATGCAGTATGGGCAGGATGGTCCTGCTCATACTGGATTGTATAGACAATCCAAGGAACACCATCGGACATTCAGATCTGATTAGGGATGGAGTGTGCTAAGACTTCGAACGCAATGGCTGACTGCCTACGCAATTAGATGCAATCGACCCCACTGGCCGGACCCTTTATCCTCGATACAACTTCGTGGGTGTATCACGATACTGGTCTATATCTGCTTACCGAAAAAAATATATGGTGCCAGTCAAAAGACACAGAGCATGTGGTCTCTAAAACATGCACCAACACAAACAAACACATACCCCCAGCCGGAGGTGTGTCCACGTACAAGAGAAGGGACTGACGTGAGTACATCAACTACCGCATCAGTTACATACAACACCAAATCTCTTATCAAGCAGTTAGAGGCAACTCGTGACCGCATGAATAAAGAGATAGCAGAGTGGGAAGATGCAGCAAGCAAACTCCCCGCAAAGCAAAAAGCATGGGATAAAAAAGCCCGTGCTTGGTTCAAAAAGAACGCAGCGTCATTGATTGATGATGATACTGATGTTCATAACCGCAATTATCACAGAGATACTACCCATATTCAAATTGAAGTGGATACATCTGTTATGACTGAGGCTATTGGACCATCACCTGAAGGCACAAGAGAAACACGTCCTGATTACGACCAGACTAATTACAACCAAAAGGTTAAACCTCTGGAAGAAATTGAGAACGCTATCGCTATGTTCAAGGGCTGCACAGATACAGACATCAAGGTATCAATGAAGAGTGCTTTCTTTAGATACCTTCGATAACAATTTAATAACGGGTAATGCCGGTTGGTTTCTAAAGTTCTTCCTGAGGTAAAAGAACTCCTGTCCTGAGCATGACAAGGCTAAACTGCTCATTTTTCATACCCTGAAAGGAACAACATGGACACAGCAACAGGTATTGACAAGCGCACCAAACAATTACTATTCTTACTTGAAGCCCAGTTATTTCATGGGTTGACTCGTAAGGAGGCGGTCATGCTATGGAATGATGGCATTGATACGCTACACAGCGTAGTAGAAAATATCTACTTCGATTAATCTATGCCGGAAGGATAGATAAATGGCAATAAAGAAATCAAGCGGGAGTAATGATGCCCGTAAAAATGGCAAGGCATGGAAGAAGAACCCAGGCCCTGCTCAACCACCTAAAACCAACTTCACACACGTCAATGGACGCAGTCCAGAGAACGATGCTAAGCGTGAGGCTTGGAAGAAAGCAGGAGGACGTTGGAACCACAAGTCAATTCCACATTGGAAGACTGGCAAGGTTTACCAAGCATCCAACATCGCACCTGCATTTGATCCTGAAAAGTTACAGGAGTTAATCAATGCGTAAGAAAAAAGTAATAGCTGCTATTGAACAGCAGATACTCGAAGAGCATGCTGAACTCCACGGAGTTGAACAACAGAATGCTCGCGCTTATTACAGTGGGTTGATGGATGGCTTGGGGTTTGCCCTCAAGATGCTGAAGCCTACCTCAACTGTGATATCTCTCACATCTGTATGGTATACAGATGATGACCCAACACAAACACTCGAACGAGACCGCGAACGTGTCATAGAACTTCAATATGTTGACATGGAGGACCCAAAGGATGTAGCTTGTTATGCAGGCTTATTCGAAACAGCGGAGGCAACCTAATGTATTACTACGCAGATAAGACGTATGCTGATTGGCAAGATTACTTAGCCAATGGCCGTAAAAAGTATGAACGTACTCTTTATGACCGTGGTTATCGTATTCGATACGCCAACAAATTCAACAAGTCTAGCGATATACAGATAGTAATGCCGTGGATGAACAACCACCCATTAATAACTATACATCCAGACAATA